AAATAATCCACTATCTGGGGATGTAACTCCAGCATTATGCATTATATTCATTTTATGATAATCTTCTTGAGATGATGTAGCCCAACTAAAATTAAAGTTGGAATGAGTACAAGTCTTATATCCTAATCTCCATCCGCCCCATAATACTGCCCACATATCAGCACACCATATTTGTAATGGGTGATAAGGTTTTCTTGATTCTTCCTCAGACATTGTATGTCTATCTAATTGAATTTTTTCATTATTTAAATCAGTTATTTCTTTGAATAATCTTTCAGAATCACTTTCTACTCTATTCCAAAATTCATAAGTTAATCCCTTCATTAGATATTGTGCTCCAATACAATTTAATTCATTTGCTTCAATAATGTTTTCATCTATTTCCATTATCTCACACATCTTATTTATTATATCATCTCCTTTTGATTTAATATAAGAATGAGCAATATACCAACGAGTATCACTACCATACCATATATTATCATTAATCATTTCATCTGTAATCCATTCTGAGGTTGGTTTGCTAAAAATAATATCTGAATCGAAATATAATATTGTATCATTTTCTAACTCAGGATATTTTAACCAATGTTGTTTTAGGATATTTGGTCGGATTGAGCTAATATAATGACGAGTTTCTCGTATATCGTCATAGAAGAAGAAACGAGCAGCATAATTATTAGCTAGTTTATTCCACTCATCAGGGATTATGTTATTTTGTTTGTAGCAAACAATATCTATGTAGTTTGGGTTTATACCCATTTCTATAAAATTGTTTAACATTACTTCAACCTGCCACGCATAATATAGAGTAGAAGGTTGAGCACATATAAATCTTAATTGTTTCATAACTTTTATTTGTATATAATTATAGTATTTTTATTTTATTAAGTTATTTATAATCCTCCACCACCTCCACTATATCCACCACATATTCCACAATCTACTCCAGTACTATATGAACCTGCTGTTGAATTCATAGCAACTGTTATATCTGGTGGTTCTGATTGGTCATAGTAATATAGGAATGGACTAGGTGTTAAAACACACCAACAAAATGCATCAGGATATGTTCCAGCAATAGTATAACTAATAGTAGTCAATACAGTAGGATCAGCACAATTATAATAATTTACATATATAACTTTCTCATCTTCTTTTGCCAGATCTAAATCATCTTGTGAAATAAATAAAGTGTATAATTCACAATTTTGTTCAGGTGGAGGTGCAGCAGTTGTAGTTGTAGTTGTAGTTGTAGGTGCCTCTGTAGTTGTAGTTGTAGTTGTAGGTGCCTCTGTAGTTGTAGTTGTAGTTGTAGGTGCCTCTGTAGTTGTAGTTGTAGTTGGTGTAGCAGTTGTGGTTGTAGTTGTAGGTGCTTCTGTAGTGGTGGTTGTTGTTATAATTGGTGCAGCGGTAGTTGTTGTTGTAGTTGGTGCAGCAGTTGTGGTTGTAGTTGTTGGTGTAGCAGTTGTTGTTGTGGTAGTAGGTGCAGCGGTAGTTGTTGTTGTAGTACTTGTAGTTGATGTTGTAGTAGGTGCAGCGGTAGTTGTTGTTGTAGTACTTGTAGTTGATGTTGTAGTAGTTGATGTTGTAGTAGTTGTTGAGGTAGTAGTACTTGTGGTGGTTGTTGTTGGTACAAATACGGCAGTAAATGCAAAATTACAATCAGGATCTGTAATATCAACTACTATTTTTGCTTTATTACTAATTAAATTATCACATCCATTATTTAAATTAGCTTCAACAGTATAATATACTTCATAAGTACCAACAGCACTAGCTGTTACACTACCTGTTCCATTTAAATTTATATTAAAATATGAAGATTTGAATGGAGGATTAAAACCCAATATATTTGTAGTACCTGATGCTTGACTACCTGATAATATTATTGAGGAGGTAATTAAATTACCACTTCTAGCTATATCATTAGATAATGGGGTAATCAGTTTATTAATATCACTTAATTTATAAATATAATAATCATTAACAGCTAATGGAGGTAAAGGGAACATTAACTGATAATCAGGATTTGTAATTACTGATATACCTTGTGGGTAAAAAATATTTCCTATGTGAACTGATCCAGATGCTATGTCATATAAATTTCCATTACCATCGTCTTTAATATAATATGCTGATGAAGATAGTTTAAAATTATAGGGTAATATTTGAGAACCATATATATCTTGATTTATAGCTAATACACGAATACCAGCATTAGCACCTGAAGGATAATTTGTTATAAAAGCAGGATTTTCATTATATACAAAATATGAATTTGTAGGTCTTTGTTCAGAAGATGATTCATAAAATAATGAAACAGATAGAGATTGGGTATTTAATGTATCTCCATTATATGATTGATAAAATAAATGATTTATTGAATCATATACTAATCTTTCATATTGTTCTTCAGTTACGGGATCTGTAAATGAATTAAAACTACTTGTTAAATTAGTCCCTTTATATATAGTAAAATAAGAACCACTTGAAGGATAACACTGGTTTACAGACCACTGTTTATTAGCAATATACGGTGATAACGTAACATCAGATGATTTTAATTTTTTGAATGAAGACATACATATTAATAATCTAACTTAACGCGAATAAGTGCTTCTTTAGTAAAATCCTTTACTAATGGTTTTGATAATTTGGCTACTGCTAATAATTCATTAGAATCATTATACATACCTACTGTAGTGATAAATGTTTGTGGATTATTAATTAAAGTTGTATATAATATATTACCATTGTCATCTATAATTGAAGGATTAGTAGTATAATTAAAATCACTATTTTTTACTCTTGTAAAAAAATAACGAGATGATACAGTTTCTGAAGATTGTAATGTAAAACTACCAGATGCTGAACCAGAAACTATTGATGTAAATAATTTTAAATGATTATTAACTGAAGATGTAGTTTGGGTTGGGGTAGCAATATAAGGACTTAATGTTCCACTAGCATTTAAAATTATAACACCTAAATCAGGTAATACCATACCATAATATGTGGTAGCAGCACTTGATGTAAAAGCATTACCATTACTTCCACTAATAATATTAAATATTCTATTTTCTCCGATAAAACGAGTTAAATTAGTAGTATTACTATCATCTGTTAATCTTATATAACTACTACCACTAGCTAAAACTAAATTTAAGGATCCAGGTTGTAATGATTCTTTATATCTTGCTCTAGAAATATTTACAACATATATATCTCTAGCTGTTGTAATACCTCCATCAAAACTAAAATTAGTTGTTTCGGTACCATAAACTAAATTTCTATATTGACCATAAACAATTCGTGATGGTGAATATCCATTTACTGTGGGGTTAATTGGAGCTGAACCTGAACCATTGATATTACCATATTGAATATCAAATTGAACACTTGAACCAGTAGTAGTTGGGGTGTTTTGGTATACATCTAAATAATATTCGGTATAGTTACTAGATGTAAAGAAAGAAGATAAAGAATTATTATCTCCACTCCATAAACCTCTAACTACGGTTTCGGCACTTATTACTGAATCATCAGTGTTATATCTTACAAATGACATATTTTATTTTTAATTATGTTGTTGATACTTTTTGTATATTTAATGGAATAGTTATTCTGGCTCCGCTATCTCTACCAATAAATGTTATTGTAGTAGTTAATGTAGTCAACGTTGTTCCAAATAAAGTATTAATTGTTGTACCGGTTAAAGTAAACGATGTACCTATTTGACTTAACGATAATACGGTGCCAGTAGTGGTATTTAAATCGGTAGTACCTAAAGTAGTGGTATTAATACCTGTACCTTGGAAAGATGATAATAATCTACTATCTGCTACTGTTACAATATATCCATTTGCTTCAAAAGTACTTGTAGCACCTAAATAATTTAGAGTTTGAGGAGTGATAGTTAATGAAGCACCTTGTTTTAAAATAATACTACTATATCCTACATTGATAACAGGTAATCTACTAGTACCACGTGGTAAAGTTACTAATTTATATCTCATTATTTGAGATTCATTAGGAAATGCTTCAATTATTGGCATAGCTTCGATAGCTTCACCATAAAATGCAGATCCAGATGGTTGGTTTGGATTATATAATGTATAATCTATTTCATCATCTGCTAATGAAAATTGTGTTATTTGGAAAGATCCATCATTACGTGCTAATAATTCACGTCCTTTTGTAGTAAGGATAGCGTCTACTGTTACTGTGCTTGGGTTTAATATTGCCATATTATTTTATGTATATGATATAAATATATTAGAATTAAATTTCTCCACCATCTATAGTGTTAATACTATTTACTTCTACTGTTTGTTGTTCATTTATTAATTTTTGTTTTACTTCTCTTGTAATTGTATCTATTTTAGCTAAAACTTCAGGAGACAAATTATCTGGTATTATAAATCCATAAGATGTTTTACCTGATCTTTTTTTATATATTATAGAAGCATTAGTTTCATCTTTAATTCTTGTTAATATTAAAAATTTATTTAATGTATTATTAGCTATACTTGTTTTTGTTGTTTCTGATAATGATGAATCTAAAGTCATTATTAACTCACCACTTTCAACACGTAAACTTAATACTCTATATTCTACATAAGTACCATCATTTAAATATAATAATATTATATCAAATGGTTTAATTGTGAATGGATAATCTACATCTCCATATATTGGATACAATGGATTTTGAGGTAAACCTAATGGGTTTGGGGTAAATATATAACCATTATCATGTAAATCAGTTGAACCTGAAGTTAGTTTTAATTCATTATTTATTAAAGATGATGTTGCTAAATAAGGGCAAGTTGTAGAAACATATCCTATTGAAGGAGTTAAAGATGATACTGTTAAATTACCAGTAGATATAGATGCAGTAAAATCATTAGTAGTAGAATTTAATTGTACTAATTTAAATACAATCTTTTCACCAGCATTTAAATCAAATGTTGTAGATAATGTAAAAGAGTCTGTAAATGTTTTATAAGCCATTATTTATATTTTTAAATAGGACATGATAATCCTGTTGGATTTCCTAATTTTCCATCAACTGAATTTATTTCATATATTATATTACCACCTGTTGGGTTAGCAACTACATAACTTGCGCCTGTTAATAAAGTTCCTATTGTATCTGTATAAACAATAGTTATATTAGGTTGTAATGTAGGTGTTGATAAAAATAAACCTGCTATAGTTGCGCCTGTCATAGTATCACAAACATTTAGAGGAGAACCACCACTAATATATGCTAATGTCATTGAATATACAGAATCAATTGTACTAAAAGTTTTTTGAATTGAAGTTATTAATGTATTTCTAGTTGAACCACTTGCCCAGGCTTGTAAAGCAAATGTAGTTGAATTTGTTGTATCTGAATTTAATGTTATATCAAAATTAAAAGATGATTGTATATTATGTATTCCTTTTTCTTGTATAGAATATGATGGAAAATTGTTAATTGTAGCTCCACCTGGAGAAAAATATGCTCCTCCTTGTATAACATTATTAAATAAGTTAGAAACAATATATACGGATCCAGATGGTTTTAATGGATATTGATTTGTATTACTTCCACTGATGAAAAAAGGAGAAAAAGTATTATTAGCTGTAGCTAAATAAGCTGATGGATTATCTATATTTTCAAAATATGAAACATTATTTATATTACAAGATCCAGTACCATAAAAAATAGGAGAATATGAATATCCACTATCAAATATTGGTTTATTCCCTTCAGTTAATTTTTGATTACTAAATTTTTTATTATCAAATAATGAAACATCTAAAGTATTATAAGATTTAAAGGTATTTTGAATTTCTTCCCAATGTTTATTTTGTTGGTTTAATTCAGTTAAATTACCATTCTCATCAACCAAATATTTTATTGATATATTATTTCTTAGAGGTAAATAAGAACTACTTTCTATTTGAGTAAATAAACCAATTTTTCTAACATAATGATCAATAACAGCTGTTTTTCCATATGATTTATCTCCATATATTGAAGTAAAATCATCAGAACTAGTATATGAAGAACTAGTATATGTATTATATTTTAAACTAATTAATTTAGAACCTTCATGTCTTGATGTTTGATATGATTTTAAAGATAAATATGAATCTTGAAGTTGAACAGGAGATAATATAGATGATGTAGTACCATATATTGGTTCATATAATTTTCTGTAGTCAGATATTAAACTAGAAGATACATTATTTAATAATACATTATATTCAGAATGATTAAATCTATTTAAGCTTATATGATCTTCTATTGTATTTTGAGAATTATATGAACTTGTATCTCCTAAGTATGGATTAAAATTAGCAGGGATAAAATAAGAATTATATATATCTATTTGACTACCACTTAATTCACCATTGTAATAAGCTGCCTTATCCCCAGGGAGATTATTATATAAAGTTCCATATTGAGCACTAATGGATGAAGATTGGTATTCAGCTGTATATACTTCTTGGTTTGCAAAAATAGGTTTGGCATACGATATTTTATTACGTTCTAAAACTGGTGAATCTATTGTTATACCTGTTGATAAGCTAGTTCGAGCAGGAATAAAATCCTCCATCATTTTAAATAAAGCATTATCAAAAAATTGAATTAATCTAATAAAACCATTATAATCCATATATGAACCAGTAAATGGAGCAAAATATATATTACGTTGTTTTATTAAATCAGGATATGTTGTATCATATTGTTGTCTAGGATCTCCAATATAATCATCTAAAACAAATGTTGGGTTTGCAATTGATATTGAAGTAGATACATAAGTATCTATTTGTGATTGAGGTGAAAAAGATACATCTAAATAATGCAAATCATCATCTATAAATTGTGTAGATGAAGTAGGGAATGTTTGTAATGATATAAAAGGTGATAATACACTCCCTGTTATTCCATTATCTATTACTCTTACTTTATCATTATTATATCCTTTAAGTAATTGGGATTTTGTACCCCCACCATATTCTTTAGAATTTAATATGCTACCAGTAATACCAAATACATTAATTAATCCTTCAACACCCTTAATAGTACCTTTATTTTTTACTAAATATGGTAAATTATGGTAAATTCTTTTATATATTTCAGATAATAAATCTTTACGAGGAATATTATTTAAATAACTTCCTGTTGGTGAAAAATTATTATCAAAATTTGCAGATCCTGAATCATATCCTATTAAAAATTGATTTAAATCTTCTCCACCTTGAGAATTATATAATTTAACACCATATGATTTTAAAACATAATATACTAAGTCTTTAGATACACCTTGTTCTAAATTATTATTAGCTAAATTAATGTCTGTAACTGCTTTTAAAAAAATCCAAATATTATCAAAATATTGACCTATCATATTTAAGAAGATCAAATATTCATTATTATCATGATCATCAATAATGAAAGATGGTACAGAATTTTGTAAATTATTTACATTATTTTCATCATATGTTGTTGCTACATTAATATAATTATTATACCATGTAGCAGATGATGAAGTAGTTGCTAAAATATATGGTAATGTAGATGTTGTTTTAGGCCATGTATATGAACTAGATTCAAAATACAAATAATATTCAAAACCATCAAATTGAGAAATTATACTGTTTATATTATTAACAGATGATGTAATTTCTAAAGATAAACTACTAGTAGTAGTAACATATGGAGTATACGATGATATAATAGTATTATAATCTTCTATTTGTTTTGCTTTAGTATAAAAATTTTGTAATCTTTGTTTTACAGAACCAAAGAATGAAAAATCTGAAAAGTTAGTATAATCCACATTAATATCAATACTTTGAGTATTTAATAAGTTTAATATCTTACTATATGAAGAACTTTGTATTGATTTTAAATTATTTAATAATTGATCTTGATTTTGATATGTTGTTGATATTGTTCCTTGTTGATTTAAAGTAATATTAAAATTAGGTCCTCTTAATTGTGAACCTGTTGGAGGTGTAATTAAAGTATCTAAATTAATATTAAAAACATAGGGATCTACTTTTTCATCAACAACCCACAATTGAGTTTTTTCAGTAATTTCATTAGAAAGTGGTTCATATAATTTAAATAATATTTCGTATCCAGTATCTAACTTATTTAAAGCAACATTAACAGATAATACTTGTTGATTATTACCAAAATTTAATAAATAATCTACAAAATATACAGAACCACTAATTTCTGATATTAAAGAATTAAATCCTTCTTCTATTTCATTATTAGTTAATGTAGTAGATATTACACTTATTTCAGTTCTGTTAGAAGATATTTCTTTAATAAATAATTCTGCTGCAGGAGATGAAATTTTATTATTAAAAAAATTATATTGAACAACAAACTCCCCAGAAGTATAACCATAATTTTCTAAATCTTTAATAGGATCTATTTCAATTATTGGATATAAAGAACCTGTTTGAGTATTAGTATTTGAAACCATACCAACATCAGATGATGGTATAGAGTTATTAGTATTTGGAGGGGTTGAAACTCCAGGTGTTAATCCTGATGAAGGTGGAAGTTTATAATCTTGATAATTATAATTTATATTTAATAAATTTCTACCAGCATCATATACATAATATTCTATATAGTCGTTAGTATCTCCAAAATTTTCTTGCACCTGAAATGATGTAAGAAGATTAGTATCTTGATTAGAATAACGAGAAATAGTTGAACTATTTAATATATTACCTACTATTTGAATATTATTGGCCATTAGTAGTAGTTGTTAATTCATTTATAATTGTTTGTGAATCTAATACTTCTTGTCTTAATGAAGTAATTTCATCTAATAATGATTGAACATCATCTTTATCAATTTGTACACCTAAATAATCTGCTTCTTTTTGTAAAATATATTGATGCGAATTAATATCCCCTTCTTTAGGAATTTGATCAAATAAATCTTCATATAATTGAAAAAAATCATTTAAAGTAAAGGATGGTGTTTCTTCTACTGATTGATTATTAATTAATTGACTAAATTGGGTATCAACTACTTTAGTAAAATTATTTTTATTAAATACTGTTCTTTGAATAGGAATTTGTGACATTTATCTTATAACTTTAAAATAATAATTATTATCTAATATTATTGTTTCTCCATTTGTAAATATAGATTTTATTAATATTTGATAATATCTTTCAGGTTCTAATCCATTTACATAAATTTTAAAATAATTACCTATAGAATCAGCACTTATTTTTGTATAAATTGTATCATAATCTATAATAATTTCTTTAGTATCTAAATCTACTATTGAATAATATGATTGTACTGGTAGTAATTTATTAATTAAATATACGGAAGAAGTACTGAAAGACCTAGTAGGATATTGGTCTCTTACATTAATTCTAAATTTTTGTACTGAATCTTGTTGATATTCGTTTTTATTATTATCTAATGTAGCTACAATTTTATCATTACTAGCTATACTTAATGAAGATGAAAAATTATAGTCATTCCATTTTATTTCTAAACATGGAGGATATATAGTATGAGTATTATTTGAAAAATATTTAGTTTCAAAATATGATTGAGATGTAAATTCTAATGAGGGAGAATGTTTTATAATGAATCCTTCATTATTTATTGAAGAAGTAAACCAAGCTTTTACAGTATTACTTACTTTTAATTCAATATCTTTAGTTAATGCAGGAGTAAAAGATTGAGTTGATTCATAAGAAGAAGCAGTATACCATAATCCACCTCCAGTATTATTTCCACTATACGAACCAGTAGTATTTGCTGGAAATGAAACACCAAACCAAGGAGAACCACTATCATAATTTCTAAAATCCCAACTAGCTCCATCTGTTGTTTCAGGAACATTTCCTAATCTTCCTGTTCCTTTTTCCCAACTTCCAGATATGGGGTGACTATATATAGTATAATTTACTGGTATAGATGAAGCGTTAGCTAAATATAACTTAATATATGCGTCGTAGTTTGAACCACTAACAAGATTAGTTATTATATCGGTGATTTGGTCAGATGGAAATTTAATTAATATTCTAGATACTTCGTTAGTATTATTTATAGATAAAAAAGTACTAAGTTCTAATATTTCATCTAATCCTGTATTTTTTATAGGAGTAAATGAATATAATGTAGTACTCTTTTCAGGAAAAATTTTATATACAGCCATTTATTATATTTTATATATGATTATAAATATAGAAAGCTTCAATCTTTATAATTGAAGCTCCTAAATATTATTTAAATTAAAATTAATATGTTACTACTCTTCCTTGAATATCAGTATTTGGATATCTTATTTCAAAAATTGATGGATCTAAAGAAGGATATATATTATTATTTCGTGTTGCACCTGGAATATCATATCCATATGGAGAATAAGTATTTCCTGTATTATCTTGTTTATTTATTATTTCTACCTTAATTACAGATTGTACTCCTTTAACAGTTAGTAAAGTAGAATATATTTCAGATATAACAATAGGTTGATTAATTTGCCATTTTTCAATATTAAAATAATTTTGTAAAGAAGTTATACAATTTGTTATAATATCTTGATTATTATATCCTGATAGTATAGTTATATCAAAATTAATTCCTATATTAATATAAAAAGCATCTTTAATATTAATAGCATCTGTAATCATTCTATATTGATTTAGATATGTTATTAAATTATTTTTTAAAGTATCGCTTGATGTAACTAATTGTTTATTTGAATTATATGCTAATATATATAAATCTAAAGCTAATGGATTCTTAGTTGAACTAACTGTTTCTAAAACATTAGAACGTTCAAAATCTTGAGTAATATAAACCTTTGATATACTACCATAATCTGATGGTAATGATAGTGCTCTTACAATATAATCATCTTTAGTTACAGCTCTATTTTGTGTTGAATACGAATATAAAGCATTATTTCTAATCTCTTCAATTTCATCTCCTCCTCTACCTCCTGAAGAAGGATTTGGGTTTGTTGAAACAACACTATTTAATACTGATCCAGATAAAGGACCTGATGGATTTTTAAAGTAAATTCCTGAAGTATCTATTATAGTAATATCATTAGAAGGAACATTTGATGTAATACCACCACCAACTAAATATCTAACTTGTAATGTTGTATTAGAAGGTGCTAAACCATATTGTCTTGTAAAAAATACTGAGGCTTTATTATAATTATCACTTAAATCAGATATTCCAGGAACTAATCCTAATTGAATATTATCTGGAGTAGGTATAATAACATTATCTGCATAATTTGTCATTCCTGCTCCAAATTCTAATTGTAAAGTATTATCAGATATTATTCTAGATACAAATCTTCTTGGAACTTGTTGAAGAGTTAATAAATACGGAACTTGATCTGTATTATATGAAGGATTAGTAACTGGATTAAAAATAGAAGATTGAGCTAAATATGGTACTTCATACCATTTATTACTATCACTTCCAGAAACATCTAATATTTGTAATATATTATCATCAGTAATTGATATATTTTGATATTTTTGAGGTGAAGTAAATGTAAAACTAGTAGTTTTTATTTCAGCAGAAATTGCAGGAACTGATTTTTTAAATAGATAAAAATTTTCATCTATAAATGTTATTTCTGTAGAACCAGTATCTGTAAAATCAAGTTTTTCAGTAGTTATAAATTTAGTACCAGTACTATTAGAAGTTAATGAAGTATTAATAGGAATAATTAACCCATAAGTATTAAAATCAGGACTAGTATTACTACCACTAATTATAGAAGGAACTAATTGATATATATCTATATTTGTTGATGATGCATATGATGCTTTAGGTCTATATCCAAAAGCATATGATAATGCATATAAATTTTCTTTTTCTTTAGCGTATATTAAAAAATTTTCTTGTGTTTGAGTATCCAGATAAAAAGACATTACATCTCCAACATATGATGCCATTTCAATAAACATATTCCCAGGAGATGCTTCAGAAAAGTCATTATAAGTAGTAGGAAAATAAGTTTTAGCATAATTTACAAGATTAGACTTGAAATCACTAAATGTTTTATTTAAATATGATACATTATTATTATCTGACATCTTTTATATTATTGGAATGATATTGTTATTTGTTCAGCTGTTCCTGATATCCTTAATATATAATCAATAGTAATATTAATAGTATTACTATCATATTCATTATTTAAAATAATATTAACAACTTGTATTTCTGGTAGATAAATATTAGCAGATGAAATTATTGCATCTTTTATATTTTCTTCAGTTATTGGGGTGATATTTTCAAATAATAATTGTTTTAAACTAGATCCAAATTCAGGATTTAATATTCTTTCTCCTTTATTAGTTAATAATAAATTAATAAAGTTTGATTTTATTTGATCTTTTGTATTATATGTTTTATTAAATAATTGATTAGTACCTAATCTACCAAAAGGTAGTGAAATCCCAATTGCAATATTTTTTTGTAAATCTAGTGGGTTAACACGTGTTACTTGAGGTATTGGCATCTTATCCTAAGTTTTTTAGACCTGCTCTTTCTTGAGGGGTCATATTATTAGCAGCATCAGCAATAAAAGATAAATATGGATTTTCAGAATTAACATCTACTTTTAATGTAGATGATTGAGGTTGAGATTCTTCAAATCCAAACATACTACCCATTTTTTCTCTTAAATTAGTACGAACAGACATTACGTCATTGCTCGTAAAGTTTAATGTTTTATTTTCTTTAATTTGATTTATTTTAGGAGATGATTGTTGCTCAAAAATATGAGTTAATTCTTCTCTAACTGCTTCTGCAACTGCTTCTTTAATTAATTTTTTAAATAAGTCTACTTTCATACATATAAATATTTTAAGCTTGTAAATTATTATTATCTATTATTAATTTTAATTGTTCTATTAAATCTACTGGATCTAAAGTAAAAGAAAAATCACTCTTTAAAACTGGTACACCATCTTTATCTAAAGCTACAGCATATTTACGTTTTATATTATTTCTTACTACTACTGCTTGTTGAGCTCCTAATGTTTCTTCTTCTCTTATTTCTAATTTAAATCCTTTATATTCTGCAAATTTACTTTGTAAATTTCTTTGTTCATTAATAAATGATTGTAATTGTTCATTAGATAAATTATTTATTAATGTATTATCTAATATATTATTTAGTTGATTTAATTGAGATTTTAAATCATTTAGTTCATTTAGTTTACTATCTAATATACCTCTAATTATTGATATTAATATATTTAAAGCAACTACTAAATCTTGAAATTTTTTAACTTTATTAGCTATAGGAGTAGGCATTGTAGGACCTAATCCAAAAGGTTTAGGAATTGTAAATAATAATATTATAGCTGTTAATGATATATTTAATATAGTTACAACTCTATTAGCATTATCTACTATTTTATTTAATGAATCTAATTTTCTTTCATTATTAATTATTATAGCTAATGTAGAATTTCTAATTACTCTAGCATTATTAATAGCCTCTTGTGTAGTAGCACTATCTATTATATTATTTGTATCATCTATTAACTCTTGAAGTTTTTTATTATTAAATACTATACTAAATAAAAGTTTAGTTGCTTGTAATGAAACTAAAGAAGCAATTGTTTTAGATAAATTTTGTAATACTTTTTTAGATAATATTTTTTTTTCTTTATTTTCTTTATTTTTAGCTCTTTGTATTTTTCTATTATTTCTTATTTCTCTTCTTTTAGTACTATTTTTTATATTTTTATATGGATCATTTGATATATCCTTAATTTGTTTATCTATTTCATTTTTTTGAAGTTTGATTTCATTAATTCTCTTAGTATATAATACTTCAGCTTCTTTTTTCTTTAGTTCGTATTGTTCAAATGTTAATGTAGCTTTTGTTGGTGGTGGTGGTTGAAATTGATTAAATAAATCATTTAATGTTTTTGCATATTTTACGTTTTCTTCAATTTCATCAGATACTAATTTATCAAAATCAAATTGTAATTGTTGTTTTTTACCTAAAGAAGAATTTATTATTTTTTCACTATTATTAGATATTTGATCACCAAATGATTTAGGTGCATTTACACTAGATAATGTATTTAAAGTATTAGTATTAACTAATGATGATATGTTTCTATTATCCGCCATTATGATGTATAATTTTGTTTAGAAATTATTTTATTCAATTTTCCCATTAAATTATTAATAGTATTTGAAAGTTTATTCCCAGATGCGTTTAAATCCATTAATGGTGATCCAGCTGGAGCAGATATAACAGATGATACTTCACTACCAAAATTAGAAACTGCTTCTAAAATATCAGTTAATAAATTTATAGTTTGAGTTCCTAATAATAAAGGTTCATCTGGAAGTGTTCCATCTGATTTAGTTCCTATAAAATTTCTAGGAGAATTTAAATGGTTTCTCTCACCAGCATTTAAATTAATTGTATTATTAGTATTGATTTCAACATTTGTTTTAGCAAATATCATTACTTCATCCTTTTTAGAATTTAATACTAATCTATCTGAATTAAATAATAATTGAGATCCTCCAAAATAACTAGATACTATTTTAGGATTAGTTATAGGATTTAAATTAACATTTCTATCAGGAATTAAGGGTATACGTTGAGTTGATGTTAAATAAATTGAGGATAATTCCTTATTTATTTCCTCTATATTAGGTGTAATTTGTTTTTGATCGGTTGTTATATAACCATTAACTAATATAGTAATAGGATCACCATTGTTTCCTGTATTACTCCATTCATTTAACATAGGAGTCATTTTAACAGTACTACCAAATCTTATACCATTACCTTTTCTACCTTGATATATTCTATCACCTTCAAAAGCAAGTAATTTTCTTATTTCCCCATTTTCATTAAATGTAGCTCCTAAACTATCATTACTTAATGAATTTTGCTGATTATTATTCCACACATTAATAATACCAGTATAATATTTTTGAGTAATATTTGGTGCTTCTTGAGAGGCAGGTGCTGGAGCATCAACTAAAGTAACTAATTCTCCTACTAATGGATAATCTTGTAAATGTGGATAATATGGTTTTGCTATAGAACAAGATGATAGGTTTACTTCATTAAGAACTGTATCTTTAGATCCAATATAATCTAAATAAAATATAGTTCCTATACCATTTGATTTTCCTTCACGTTCATATAATTCTTTTGTAGGAGTATTCTCTGTAGTAATTACAGCAAATACTTTCCCAATTTGAGGAGTCTGTAAAGGAATAGAAATATTTCTTCCTAAAGCAGCATTATAAGAAGAAAGATTTTCTTTAATTTTCATTATTCCCCTATTTGTTTCTGAATATTATTAGTTTCAGCTAATAATTTATTACTTTCTTCTTTAATAATATTTTGTTCATCTAATAAATGTTGAATTTCATCTAAATCAGGAAGAAAACTACTATCACTATTAGCAATATTTACAGAAGCAGCACGTTGGGCAATACCTGCCATTTTTATTAATTGATCATTATTTCTAACATTAACATCAATTAAATCTTTAACAGTAGGCATAATCATAACAACAGACCCAGCATTAGTAATCATAGGTTTTATAACCTCAATTAATTCATTAATTTGGGTATCTGTATCTTTATTATTTTTATGTATTTGTTTAAATAAATCTGCTAGAGATTTAGTGCCAAATAGAGTTATATCATCAAATTTAGTAGCCATAAATTATATATTTACCATAAATATTAAATTCCCGAAATATATCCGTTTTTATAGTATTCATTATATAATTTAACATATAATGTTTTAAGTTTTTTAGTAACTTTAGTAATTTGAGGAGTTGAAGCATCCGTGATTTCACGAATATAAATGTATAATGCTTTTTTATTAAATATTTCTAATGACTCACGTTTACGAAATAATTCCATTATTGCATCTGCTGTTTTTAAGTCTTGTTTTTTAGTAAATAATGTATACAAATATTTATCTATATATTTAACATATAATACCATAAAATCCGAAGAATTAATCTCATCTTTCGCATTACGTATAATATCATTTAATATAACTGGATCTTCATCAATTTCCTCAATTCCTGTTTTTTCCTTTAATTTATCATAATTTTTCTGATTATATATAATTAAATAGCGTTTAGCAATAGTACCAAAATATGAATATGCTTTTGGAGGAGTGATGGTTAATAATTCACTTTTACACTTATCACTAATATCTAACATATTAATAAAATCATTAATTTGGGATTGAGAAACTACAGGAGAATTATCTGTATATGCTAAGAATGAATCAAGGGTATATTTTTCATTATATATTCCAATAATTATTTTTCTCAATTTATCATTTATATTTTTACTATGATGATATAAATGTAATTTTTCTAATAAAAATGTAATAACTTCATGTTTCAATTCCTCAATTGTATCTGAATCAGTATAGTAGAATTTAAATGTATGTATTATGTTTTCAGATAATTTATAAAACGCATATTTAATATGATCATTATATATGCGATTACGTAATACATCATCTTCAGTAATTAAATACTTAATAATAGCATCCTCAGTATCTTGAGTAAAATATATTCTTGGTTCTTTAGGTTTACGTTTACGTAATTGACCTTTTTTGGTTAAAGGTACTTTACCTAATTCTTCATCTAGAAATCTATCCAGATCAAACTCATCGTAATAAATACTCATTATAATGAATTAATTGTTTGATTGATGCGTTTTATATTTTCAAATACTTCACTTAATTCTTCATCCCCCTCAACCCAAATTTTCTCATCAATTTTACCCATAGAATCAGTTAAATTCCCAAATAATATATTTAATGTATCAATATATTGTCTTTGTTGATTAACTGCTTGTTCTAATTTATTATTTTTACGAATAATAAAGAACACACCTAAAGCCACTAACTCAATTAAATGAATTAATAACACCCATAATGTCGTTTCCATATTAATTATCTGTTTGGAGAGAATTGTTGTTCAAAATCATCGGGTTCTATTTGGATCATCCCTCTAATTGATTCTAATTGTTCTTTCAAATCCTCAATTGTCTTAAGTGTTGTATTTTGAGACATCCCTCTACTTACTTCTAAGTTAATTCTCATTAATATTCCTTCTGCTCTAACAAGTTGATCTAAAACGTTATTTTTGTACCTCATAAATTATTTATTTTATATTTAGGTAGAAGCTACGAAAAATATCCTACTTCTCCAAATATTCTTGAATTTGTTGTTTAATTTCTTTACTAATTATTTCACTAATATTAACATCATTAATTTTAGGTGAAGACTTCAACACAGCTTTAACAATCTCAACATCTTGAGGTGTATTTAATGTAATAGAAAACGTATCGTTTATTTTATTATCTTTAATATCAAACGAATCAATTGTCATTCCCATTTTCTCTGCCTTATTGACAAAAGCAGCCTTATCCTCTAATTTAATGTTATATGTTTTTGGTAAATCCATTTTTTTATGTTTTTAGTTAATAATAAATATATGCAATTTGCCATTTACCACACCCCTCATACTTCAATACGTATATACGTACATACAACGTTTTAATCAACTAAATTTAAGTCCACAACATAATTACGCGCTATTTAATTTGAGCGTTGTTTTCAATTATTATTTGCTCAATAATATGCTCGGCTTCGTGTAGTTTTATACCAAATCCCTCTTTATTAATATTAAATGATTTTAATTTTTGATGAATAATTGTCTCAATATGTTTTGGAGATTTACAGGGAAAAGAAGAAACAATATACCACGTAGTAATAACACCTGTTCCTCTATTAATTTCTTTTACTCTATCTTGAACAGATCTATCCGTGTATCCTATTTTTAATACACCAGGAATACCTTTATTTTCTAAAATATAAATATACCCCTCATTAAATGATAGGTGAGCATCAAATCTGAATTTTTCAATCCAATAATTAATAATATTAGTAACAGAATCTAGTGGGTCTGGAGTTAATGTAAAAAATGTATCTTTATTTAATGGCATGTTTGAGGGTTTAGGCAAAAAGTTTTGTTTTGCCTCATCCAAAGATATTCGCTTTGTCATTTTTATTATAGATTTTCAATTTCATTTAAATGGAACATAACCTCATCTTCAGAAAGATGTCCTAACACATCATCAGTAACTGACGTATAATAGATTGGTGAACCGTTAATATCATCTAATACTGCGATTTCATATAATCCTTTATCGCCACCATATGAAAATTTGTGTTTTACAATGCTTGCACCAAATCCATTTTCAAATATAATGCGACAATATATTCCACTTAAGTCGGGTAATTTTTTGAATTCTAAATCTTTAAATGCTTTCATATTTTTATTTTTTAAGTTATTATATTTTTATGTCCTTCTGCATATTTAATTTCTACGGTGTGTCCTTCATCTCTTTTCCATTCAACCCATTCTTTAAGGTCTTGAAAAAACACAAAATTACATGAATATTTGTTATCTGAATTTAATATCCAAAATGCTCGTTTTCTGTAATCCTCATTACCATAATAATCTTGTTTCAATTTGTAGTGTTCTTTGTGATTGTTCATAGTTGTAAATGTGTTTGTAAATGTTTAAATTATTTTAATTTTAATAAAAAATACGAGAGAAATCTTGACCAAGCCACATTTTTCGTATATACTTGTTTTTAGACAAAAAAATCGTTCAAGAGTTTGAATTGCGGATTGCGCAAAGTGGTCCAAAAGGGGTTATTTTGAAATTTGGATTTGATTTATGGAGGTATATGCGTATATACTGTCGATGGTTGGAGGTTGTTGTTGCGTTGAGAATACACCTGGTGTTTTTTACAAACACGCGCACCATCGATGGACCGCAATTGCCATGGGAGAGGAACGCACGCGACCCATTAGCGGGCCGCTAGCGATGACTCCTTTTTTACAAATCGCACCTTTTTTGTACGATGCGCCTATTTTTGTACAGCACGCATTTGATCAGCTAATTCATCATCACTTAACACACTCACATCATCAATATAATCCTCAATCAACTTTTCATCATTCAATGTTTTTGCACATGCCCAATTATAGGCAGCCACTGAGTGTGATGATCTTCTATATTCAATACAATCATCCATATTACCTGATTCGGGGATGAAATTAACATCTATCTCACTCATATCCACCTCATAGCCTAATGATTCAGCATATTTGTAGACTAATTTGTTGATTGTTTTGTTGCGTTCTGTCTTTGTCATATCTTATTTTTCTATACCGTAAAATAAACCTTCATTTAATTCTTTTTGAATCGTTTTTAGTGTACCTTGGAGGTATCCAATTATATAAGCCTCTGATTCGGTTTTGTTTTTAAATAACTCATTAGTGTCTGCTAATGTGATTTCGATTAATTTTGAAAGTGTTTGCTTGTTCATATCTTATTTGTTTTAATTATCTATACCGTCAATGTACGATTATGATTCTGACAGGCAACTCATTTAACTTAAGTTACTTAATACCACCCCATCATATCTACCAGTAGTGGCTAGTTGGAATGCTTCCCACTCAAAGTAATCTTCATTACATTTTTCATAAAGAACATAATTATTAATCCTACACCATTCACCCACTGCTTTACATTCATCATCATAAGACATCTGAGTGTATAGTTGCTTGTCCCAATAACCAGGAAAGATGATATCCATTAATTCACAAATACTAATATTATTGATTTCGTTTTTCATATCGTTTTAATTATCTATACCGTTAATGTACGAGGTGAATTGGGGTTATTCAACCACCAACTCACAATCACTATAATTAACCTTTACCTTAACTGCTTTACCCATTACATAGGTATATAATGTAAATGACTTGGTTCCTATTGATTCTACATTACCTACATAACCCATTAAACCACCTCCAATAATATAATATTGATCTTCTTCACCTTTAAGTGTGTATTTCATTGTTTTGTACCTGAATTGTAATCCGGCTTTTAATTGTGTTTTTGTGATCATATCGTTTTTGTTTTAATTATCTAATACGTTAATGTACGATGGTGATTCTGACTATTCTAACATTGATTAACCATTATTGTTAACAAATATTGATATATTTCTTTTGCTTGGATATTTGATTTCATTAAATCAATTTCTAACGCTTCGACATCATTAATAAATTTTTTAACTAATTCAATATTAACTAAATTATTAATAATTTCATATCTATCTTCATTTAATTCACTTACATTAATTGGATTTTGTTTCATATCTTATCTAATTATCTAATACGTTAATATACTGAATGGATTGTGACATTACAAGCCACATTCCATTCTATAGATATGATCGTGATGCTCAGCCTCACTATACACGTTAGTGTTTAACCATCTACCACCAGTTAAATCGAATAGGTATTTCCAAGTTTCCTCATCATCCCATGCCTTACAGAATTCATATTCTGCTTGAGTTAATATTTCAACCGTGTTGATCAACCTCTGGTATTCCTTGTGATCTTGTTGTGCTTGGTAAATTTCTTCTTGGGTCATATTCATATCTTTTTATCTATACTGTCAATGTACGAGGGGGATTGTGATTATCCATTCATTAATTCTATAAATAAATCGCCTTCTTCATCGCTCATATTATCAACTAAGCGCTCTACCATTTTACAATTATACTCACTAGTACATCCAAATACATCAATATCAGTATTCATTTGTTTTTGTAATTCTACGGCTTGCTTTACTTTTTCTATGTTCATATCTTTTTATCTATACCGTCAATGTACGATTAGGATTCTGACTTAACGATTATCTCTAGATTATTGCCATCAAACTTTAATCCAACAACTTCACCACCTTCACTATCAGCTTCGACTTTCTCTAGAAACTTTACTAAATCAAATGCTCTAATGAATATTCCACCCTTAAATTCACCATCAACTCCATCTTTCCAAAATACTTGTTCTTCAAACATATTTATCTATTTTTTAAGATTTTAATTAATTCATCACGTTCAGATAAGTAATATTTTAAATCTATATCATCTATACAATCCATAATTAATGATCTTGTTAAATAATCTTTAAATGTAGATCTATCAATTATTTCCTCCATATCCTCACCATCAGCAAATGATAAAATATCTAATACTGTTTGTTTTTGTTGTTCTGTTAATTCCATATCTTTATTTATAATGTTTTATGTTTAGATTTACGTGTATAATGTTTTTTACTTCTATAAACATTAGGCCTTGTAGCCATTCGGATTTCATCTTGTGTAATTTGTATTGTTTTCATATCATTCATATCTTATACGTTAATGTACGAGGTGGATTGTGATTATCTATAGTTTAAGTAATTACGATCCAACATTTTTTCAATAACTAATAAATCAACTAAATCAACAATTATTTTGTTTGGATATAGTATCTTTACTTCAGATTTTAATTTGTTTGAATTTACAATTATTGAAATTGATTTTTTTGATTGCGCGATTGGGAATGTTAATAGTTTCATATCTTTGTTTGTTTTAATTATCTATACCGTCAATGTACGATGGTGATTATGACAGAACACCATTGAATAAACGGTGTTATGCGTTAAATCCAACACCAAAAGCCGCGAGAGCGGCTTAGGTGCTTTAGATAATTAAAATAAATGACTTTTCCAACCTCAAACCGGATATGAAACGGTGCATGTACTAAGTCATCGTGACTAAGGTGATATGAAGACCTTTCGTCGTTTGTAACGCGGATATGAAACGCGTTGTAGTCAGGACAGGACTCGAACCTGTAGATTGGGTTTATTCGTTTCAGTCTTATATCACCCTTTCATATGATCTTTTAGATAGCGTCTACCATTCCGCCACCTGACTAATTTGAAAGTTCCATAACTTCTGGGATGTCACTTACAACCGACCTGGTAGTCAGGACAGGACTCGAACCTGTAAAAGTCGCCTACACTTGTTCGAGGCGGAGTATTACTACTACCTTCAACATCCCTTTTTGGCTACCAATTGCGCCACCTGACTATTTTAGAAGCTAAGGATTTTCACCTCCGAACATATTTCATTGATACGTCTATCAATTAGATTGAAACGCGTATTGCGACACTTCTAATTTGCTGTAGTCAGGACAGGATTCGAACCTGTAATTCTATTAAGTGTACTCATATCTCTTTAGAATAAACTAACGTGAACCTGCGGAGTACAATCGTCCATCTTAAAGATGCCTACATTAGCGTGTCTACCAATTTCACCACCTGACTATATTGTTACTCGTCTTTCCGAGTCGCCATGTTCACTTTTGCATTTATGTATCCTGAACAACAACACATAACCCTATTTTTCTAATAATCTTAATAATTCATCCTTACCATCCAATGTATGGATTAAACTGTGACCACCCAAATGAAATAATATTTCTTCATTTTCACTTAGTGTAATATATTCTTTCCAATCATAGATTGTCACTACATTACCATCAATAGTTTCACAAACCCATTCTACATTCACTTTATCTTTACCTGTATTTTGTTGATAAGTTGGTTCACCTAATACTCTTACTAATTCACCAATTGTGGTTTTAATCATTGTGTTGTGGAATGATGTTCCGTCTGCTGATTTATTTGTTTTTTTCATATCGTTTCTTATTATACCATTAATATACGAGAGAGATTGTGACTAAGCTCTTACTTCATCAAAATAGAATGTCAAAGCTCTATTATCTCCAGTTTCAACATTAACATAAGTTTCAGCATAATCAACATTAGCACCATTTAAAATTAATGCTTTCGCTTTCTTTAATCTTCTTTCTACTAACTTATCATTAATATCATCTCTAGGTTCATCCATAAATGAAGTTGCAGTATAAGATCCTGCACAACCACATCTACAATTATGATTTTTGCCTGAATAAACTTGTGAAATTTGGCTTAATGTACTTTCTAAAAATAGTTCTCTGTTCATATCGTTTGTTTTAATTATCTATACCGTCAATGTATGATTAGGATTGTGACTATTTGTATTTCTTATTAATATGAAATGCCTTCAATTTAGTAACTTGACGAGCACCTTTACAGGCAATACATGGTACCTGTATATTAGGTTTATTGTATTCTATATCATTATATGTGCTGGATGATTCTACAGAGCGAAAGCCTGAGCCTTCGCATTTAGGACAATCTATCATTCAACCATTTTTTCACACCATCTTGAATTAACTCTGCTAATTTATATTCATCAATATAAATTTCTTCAAGTTCAATTCTTTTATCATATATATTAACTTCAAAATCATCAATACAATCCATTATTTGATTAGAAGATGGCATTAACATAAAATCTCCTATGTTATCATTATCTAACTCTTCAATTAATTGATTAATTACTAAACTTTTAGATTCATCACTAACTGTAGTTACTTCAATTAAATCTAAACTCTCAACCAATGCTATAACACTATCAAGTCCTAATGAAACTGAACCAACTAAATTCATGGTTCTTAATGTGTGTAATGTTTCTTCTTTTGTCATATCTTTATTTTTAATTATTTATTTATACGTTAATATACGAGTTGGATTTTGACTATTAAAATACAATAAAATCAATAGCCATTTCGCTGGTTATTTTTCCATTTCTGACTATTTCATAATTTGGATCCATTCCTAACTCATAATATCCTCAATTAATTCATCTAATGAATTAAATGTTTTAGTATAATATTTACAATTTAATCCCCACATAATCTATTGTTTTTTATCAAACTTCTTTATATTGAGTACATTCATGACTAAATACGTATTTATCCTTTTTAGTATTATCTTTAACAATCTTAATTAAATCATCAATAGTACCATTTGCAAATCTTTCACTAAATATGTGATGTTTGCCTTTATCAGTAGCTGCTTTAATATCAGCTAAATAAGATTCTCTTAATAATTCTAAACCTGTTACTAGATTGTAACTTTCGAAACCGTTAAATTTTTTCATATCGTTTTTTTTTTAATTATCTATACCATTAATATACGAGGTGGATTCTGACTATTGATCTCCTAATATTTCATTTAATATTAATTGAAAATATGCTTTGACATCACTTAATTCAAAACCTTCCATTTCTAAATCGTTTGTAATATTTTCTAAAGCGTTTTTAAATAAATCTAAATCTCTTAAATCTATTAAACCTTCAATCATTACTAATGTGTCGTAATCTAATTTTTTCATATCGTTTTTGTTTTAATTATCTTATACGTTAATGTACGAGTGAGATTCTGACAATTCAATCAGTTTTAGAATTTGCTTTACATCTTCTATAACTTTAAATCCTCCATTATTATGAGTTGTGACACCCACAGTTGTATGTTCTACTTCATCAACACTTCCATAACTCATTTTTTCAGGAACTCTAAACATATGTCCTATAAAGTCTGGATTAATAAATACTGGTTTTGAATCTTTAAGGCTTGTTAATCTAATAAATTTCATATCTTTGTTTTTTAATTATCTAATACGTTAATATACGATTAGGATTCTGATTAATCAATTATTTATAACATCATTCTTAAAATCCTCTACTGCTTGTAATGAATCATCCCCTGACATCCAACAATCCATTAAATAGTTTAATAAACTTTCTGGAGTTACTCCATGATTATTTTCTAATTCTTCTCTTAAATCAAATGCTTTTACTCTATTTGTTTTCATATCGTTTTATCTTATACGTTAATATACAATTAGGATTGTGCCGGAGCGAACATTTTTGCTCCCATATTCATAAATTCTATAAATTCATCTAATCCCATTGATTCAACTAATTCACGTTTTAAATTATAATAATTCTGACGTGCAATATCACGTTCGTGATAAGATTCTAGGTGGTCTGAATCCCATTTAGCATCAATTAATTTACTTAAAATTTGGCTTTGTTCGTTTGTCATATCGTTTTGTTTTAATTATCTATATCATTAATGTACTAAAGGGATTCTGACTAATAATATAAAGCATTCCAAGTATGGCTTACATTATCTTTAAATCTCATACCTATAGTATAATCTTTATCTTTAACATATTCACCTTTAGTTACTTCAAGTACACAAGTTACTTTATTCACTTTAACTAACTTTGCTCTAAGTATTGGGCTGTAGTTGTGTGACATTATTTTACCAATTGATTCTCTTAATTCTTCGATTTTTGTTTTCATATCTTTTTCCATACCATTAATATATAAAATTGATTTGGACAAAACTTATTCTACTTTCTTACGCCTTCCCCGTGGTAGACCATTTGCGACATAAGGTTTATTCTTACGTAATGCTGGATCAACTGATGGCCTACCACGTTTTCCTGTTCCACCTACTTTAGGGAATTTTGGTTCCCCACCTTTGCGCCCGCGCTTCAAGCCGGACTTGTTCGTCTCAATATCTGTTTTGTGACGACGTTTAATTATTTCTGGATGTAATATTAACTGGTCTAAATAATATGCTCTAAAATCACCTGTTGGACCAGCCACTTCATATCCACCTTCTAACCAACCAGGTGTTCCTGGATCGTGTTGTGCAACAAAAGTAAACATAATTTTACGATCCTCAAAATATGGTGCTGGTAATACACGTATACCTTTGGTAAACATTTTATATAATGGTTCTACGTTTGTGTATGCTTTACGTGGACCAAATCTAGTATCTTTTTCTATTACTCTCATATCATTAATGTACAAAACTAATTTGGACAAAACCCATTTATACAAAATTCTTTATACAAAACTTATAAAATAATGCGGTGGGGTCCTTTATTTTCTTTGTAAAAAACTATTTACGCGTACAAAATCGCATTTAAACCGCGATTTATTTTGCGGTGGGGTCCTTTATACAAAACTCTACACAAAACTTATTTATATAAACGCGCATAAACGCAATATATTACATATTTGGTGTACAAAACCATTATTATACAAAACCACTTGTACAAAATCCTACACAAAATTACACACCTATTGCTAGGGACGCGGGTGAAAGCGCAATATGTTGTGTAAAAAATTACTTATTTTTAAATTGATCCTTAACAAAACCAATTGCAAGTACAACAGCTAATGCAATCCAGAATGCTTTTAGCACAAACCACGCTTTATTACACAAAATGTATTTATCTTTAAATAAATAACAAAATAAATTGAATAATAAAAATAATAATGCAAAAAATTCGTTTGTTTCCATACCATTAATGTACAAAATTAATTGCGACAAGCAATAATCACATTAGTGCTTATTTACAACACAAGTTTATACAAAATCGCGTAGGGACGTCAATAAAACCAACGATTATGCGGTGAAGTATATACTTTGTCGACGAGGAGTTGGGGGAGTGGCGGGGGAAAGTTCGGGTATATATTTTTACGCACAATACCACACACTAACAACATTCCACATACCATACGCATTCTCATTACCCTAAACTATCGTTTCGGGCGCCCGAAACTCTTGTTTCGTTACACAAAACACTGTTTGTCACACATCACATATAATACGTTATGTAGCAATTTCACACAAAAGTGCTAACTTTTACAAAACTCTTATCACTTCTCGCACACTACTATGTATTTCATTAACACTCGTTGAATTAACGTTTATTTTACCATTACTCTAACGAATTTAATTATACTACATCCAATTCCTTACCTTTCAATACAAAAAATACATTTTGTAATTGATGTACATACTCCACTTGTGGCATCGACCTCCTCACCACATACCCTCGTTTCCTAGTATGCACAAACACACCTCTATAATACCAATCATTCACTATTCGTTTAAATCCTAATTTCATCAACCATTCATCCGTTAATGGTATTGGATTAAATTTCTTTATTTTTTTATATTTCTGGATTTTATTATTCTCTACCCCCAGATGTGTATTACTAATATTCATCACTCTCACCGTATTAGTTCCTGAGTATGTTATTAGATTATTTAGTTTTAGTTCATTTATTCTTATCATTATTTTTGGTTTTTATGTTTGATTAGTGATTGGGTTATGGTGAATTTAATAAAGAAACCACTCCCCAATAGGTGCTATAATGAAAATTGCCAATAAACAGCATATTAATACAATTGATGGTATAATCCAATACATTGATATTGGAAATCCCGTTTTGGTAAAAAATGCTACTAAATGACAAGCACCACAAACGAATAGTGCTACGAACTCGATAAATAAGATAAATTTTATTGTTTTCATTTTTAAGTTTGGTTAGTGGGTTTATCAATTGTTGTTATATAAGCTAATCTTATTCGGTGTATAATTTCTAAGAATGTCTCATATTGACTCTTTGATAGTTCTCTTATAGGTATGAGATTACCATCTATTTCGACAAACACATTTTCAATTTGCTTTTCCATTTTTTTTTAAGTTTGGTTAGTGAGTGGCTATGCGATATAAAGGTTCGGTTTGCAATGAGTTATAAGCCATTTTGCCAACGCTCATAATCCTCGTCAATATTTCTTAATGTTTTACTGTATTTTATTGGAGTGCCTCGTAGTTCCATTAATTTAACCAAAATGGCTTCGTTAATTGTTTCTACTTGCATATTACCATTTGATAAAATACTGTTCATAATGTCGATTATTTCCTCGTCATTAGTTCTGTTTATTGAATTTGTACTCATATTATTTCTTTTTAAATTGTTCTAAAACATATTGTGGAGTTAAACCATTGTGCTTAATTAATAACATTGCTAATACTTCTTTCTCACTATACATTCCTTTAGCTTGGTATTTAGCACCTTCTATAAAACCCTTCTCAAAGCCATATTCAGCATATTCTCTATAATCTAAATCTGTTTCCCATGGTTTATAATCAACACTAAATTCAAATGCTTCTGATTTAGCTACTTCTTCAAGTGTTTCTTGTTTATGTGCATCAATCAAATCTTTTACACCTTGTTTCTTTTCATCATTAAAAATATCTTCTAATTTGATTTCTTGTTTAGGTTTAGAATTGTGCCATCTCATAGATGATGGTATATCAAGTTCCTGTTCTAACTCAAACATTTCTTTTTCTAAATCTTGTTTAGGTTCTTCTTGTGGAATGATGATTTTATGTTGTTTTACTAATGCTGTACTTCCTTTTAATACAGGATTGTTTTGATTTACTTGAAATAAATCTTTAATAACCTCAACACTTTCACAACTTGGATTCCTAACAAACCATTCTAAAAATTCATCATTAATATCTTGAACACCATCTTTGATTAAGTCTTGGTCTGTTGTTAGAATGATTTTTCTTGCTGTGTTTTTAGTTTTTATACCCATAAAACTATTTGCTTGAAATATAGCTTGTAAAAAAATATCTAAGCACCAATCTCCTTCTTTAATTTCTTCATCAGATGTGATGTAGATGTTTTTTGCAATATTGGTTGGATGTTGAGAGGGAAATTCATCTAATACTAATCTTCTCTTTAGATTATTAGTCCACAACCTACTTGGTTTGTCCGTTGATATTAAGTGTATGTTTTTCATAACCTTTATTTATTTTAATTATTATACCTTAATATACGATATTAATTATGACATAGCAACTATTATTTTGTTTCAATAGATTTAATTATACTTTTATCAATTGGATATGATGCTATTATAGATCCATATTCATCATAAAATACATAACAGCCATCTGATTTGGTTAACATGTTGTCTGCTTTTACAGTATATAATTCTTTACTTGCTCCTATTACTTCTATATAGTATTTTTTCATATTATTTATTTTTATATTGTTCAAACCATTCTTTCATACCCTCATAGATTTTAGTAAAGTCTTTGTTGTACTTTAACTCTACACTATGTAAAGCATTCATTACTTCTTTATCACTATACATTCTTTCTTTAGATTTAACACCCACTCTAAATCCACTCCAAAAAATATTGGCTTTATCGTTTAAATCTGATAGGTTGGATTCTTTTTCAGCATCTTCAACCCAATTTTCATACAATCCTAGATTCTCATCATCCCTCATCATATCAATAAGATGTTGTTTTTGTTGTTCTTTTTCCATTAGTTTATTTTTCATTATCTATATCACTAATATACGATATTAATTGGGGTAGCTCACATTAGTGGCTATCCCCAACATTATGTTTTTCACTATATATACTATAGTCTGGATTAATGACTTTAGCTATTCTTTGGCGTTCACCAGACACATGTTTAATTACAATTCCTTCTTCAGGTACTTTAGTTCCTGGAATGAAGTTATTGAATGTGAATTTATCTTGTATCTCTTGAGACCATACACCTCTATGTAATATTTCAACATATGGTAGTGATAAGGGTTGAGTAATTATAAAATTAGCTCTGATTACATTTAGATATTCTCCATTCATCTTTATATCAAACCCAGCAAATTTAATCTCATCTAATCCATAATCATAATTTTTTTGGATACCTGGACCATATATTTCTCCATATAATACTATACCTTCACCTATATCTATAGGGTTATGTCTTCTAACCCAATTCCATAATTTAGATTTAATATTATATTTCTTTTCAATATCATACCAAACGTTAGTATCATAAAATCCTTGTGATTCAGATCCTTTTTCAACATTATGGGATCCAACAATAAATTCATATTCAATCCATTTATTTCCAAAGAATTTTTTAATTTTATCTAATAATGATAATTTAGTTTTCTTTACAATACCATAACGAGCATTAGTACCATGAATCTTACGGGTGATTTCTACCATATCATTTACAGTAAACATTCCATCAACATTCTTTAAATTAGGGAACTTATAATATACATGGAAGTTAGGATTATCCTTATATTTAATCTTACGGCCTGATGCTAATTGAATTTGTTTAACCGGTGGTTCGTATTTATGGATACTTAATTTATCCATCATATCGCTTCCTTCTTTGTAATATTCTGTAAATATAAATTTATTAGGGATGATTAAACATTCACTATATACTCCTTTTAATTTAACAGTACGTACACGTCCACCTTTACGTAAGTAATTAGTTACATTCATTGCGTCTGATAGATTTTGAGGGATAATAGCATCAGTAGTAGCTATAATTACTAAATCATCTACTTTGTATTCTCCTTTTTTAGTAATACAATTCCATCCTCCAATTACTGCTAATTCAATATTATCAGCACCCTCAATAGATTTAATTTCATTTATTTTTGCAACGTAGCAAACTGAATTATTATTTTCCATATTTTATTTCTTTTTAAATATATTATATTTTCTAGTTAAGCATTTCCAAACCCATATTTGTAATCTAAACCATCGTTTTAGTTTTATATACCATGGATCTTTATCTATTTCATCTAATAGTCTTTGAACTGTTTTATTCGGTGCTTTTTTTCTCGCTTTTTTTCTCATTAGTAAAATTGACTTATAATTTCAGTAAATTGACTTATAATTTCTTTTTGATTATCAATATGAGCATAACATAGTTGTAATTGTTTTTCATATTTTGAAATCAATTTATCTTGATTTAATATTATATTTTGATTAATATCAAGTTGTTCTTTTAAATTATCTATAATTTCTTGTTGGAGTTGTTCGATTTCTTTACTCATAACCTTTATTTCTTATTATACTTAAATATAAGTAATTAATCCTGAATATCCAACGAATCAGGATAATATAATAGAGTTGGATTTTTCTTTTGGATATCGATTTCTGGATATATTTTTTTAAATTCCTGAATATCAAATCTATCAGTAATAAGATGAACTCCATTTTTAGTTGGAATAGTACGATGTATTTTTAAACCTTCAGGTCGGATTGTATTGATAGTATATCTTATATTTAAAATAATATCTTCATCTTTAGTATCAATATCAACAATCCATCTTTTCTCATATGTTTTCATTTGACCAACTACTGAATCAAATAGATTTTGTTGTTGATGTTGTCCGCTTTTAATTCGTTGAGCAAGATCAACCATCATATCTAAAGATACATCTTTATGATTTTGTTTTTGGATATGAATATATGCTCTTGCTTTAAACATTTCACATAATTGGATAATCTCATCATATCGTTTCTCTAGTTGTTCAATACTAGAAATACAATATGAACGTATAGTTCTTACTGATTGATGATTATCTCTCTCGCCTTCAGTTTGATCCTTCTTGCGTTTAAAAATATATAACATATAGAAATCATCTTCGTTATCGAAGTTGAGTAATGGTTTTATTAATTCTAAATTATCTATCATATCTTATTTCTTTTTAAATTGTTCAAACCATTCTTTCATACCCTCATAGATTTTAGTAAAGTCTTTGTTGTACTTTAACTCTACACTATGTAAAGCATTCATTACTTCTTCATCACTATACATTCTTTCATCTTGATTATCCCTTTCTTCTAATGCTTTTTCACAACTTTGCAAAAGTGTTTTAGTGTGGTTAAGCTCTATTTGTAGTAACCCAATTTCCTCTTTATCTGAAATTGATTTATAAATTTTATAAGCTGCTATTTTAGCCCACTCATTAGGTAATGATGCTGAATGTTTTTTATATTCTGATAATATTCTATCTTCAATTAACTGAATAATGTCTTGTTTATTATATTTCATAACCTTTATTTTAATTATTATACCTTAATATACGGAATAAATTATGATACTACAACTTTATTGAAAATCTATTCTTCATTCTTAATAATGTTTCTTCAGGCACATTATGAACTGATTTGTTACCATGTCTATTCTCCACTATTAATGATACAACTTGATAATCATATTTTTTAGCTAATTTCAAATATGGTTCTAATTCTTTCTCTGTTGTTGATGTATTAGATACTACAATTTCTGAAAAATACATACCATTAGATTCTAAGTTATCTTCCATAGCATGTTCAACTCTAAGTTGACACCATTTATGAGCTTCATATAATTTAGAAGCATCAAAATTATAATTTCGATCCTCATCATAGAAGTATTGATCTGCTTCAAATATATTATTTGAAAACATATAATTAGCGAATGTTGACTTTCCAGAGCCTGGAAGTCCACGAAGAAATATAATTGTATTCATATTATTTATAATTTTCAACAATCTCATGATGATCAAATTTAAACATACTTTTGATTGGTTGTTTATTCATTAATCTTAATACTTCATTCATTTCAATTGGGTATAATCCGTTTCCATCACATCCCACATCCATCATCTTACCAACTCCAATTCTTGCATTAGCTTCAAAGTGAACATGACCATGTAAATGAATAGCACCTCTAGCCATATTATCCCAACTTGCGATTGGAAAGTGCATTAAAGCGAATCTCTGCTTACCAGCATCCCACTTTACATCTAAATCCAAATATTTGTTTACTGAACTGAATATTGATTTAATATTATCTCTGTTTCTCTCGATGTGATGATCATGATTACCAGTGATGATATGAACATTACGACATACTATTTGATCTCTGAATAATTGGATGAATTCAAAGCCACCAAATGACCAATCACCTAAATGGAATAAAATATCATCTTGACCTACTACTTCATTGATATTATTTACCAATGTAGTGTTCATATATTCTAATGATTTAAATTCTCTACAAGTTACAGGATCAGTCCATTGAGTAGTGGATGAACAGATGTTTGAATGGTTGTAGTGTGTATCACTAGTGAACCATAATTTTTGACCTCTATTTAATGTAATTTTCATAACCTTTATTTACAATTGTTTAAAATCTACAGATTCACTATAGTATCCATTCGATTCACCAAACCATTTAATATCGACATATCCTTTTACAGTTGCTAATTTATAGAATGTCCAAGTACATGAACCCCATACATTTATTTCTTTGGTTCTTTTAATATCTTCTTCAGAAGTTGGTTCGTAGTTTGAGACTTCTTCAGCTAATAAAATTGGATTTTCAAGTAAATCCTCTAAATCACCAACAATATCATCAATTGTTACTAATTCGCAACAATCATGTTGATGAAATAGTTGATATACAGTCTCATCATTACAATGGAATGTAATTGTATCCTTACCATGATCTATATCTATTTTTGTAAGTGTTTTGCCTAATAAATCTTTAAATTCTACCATAATTTCTGACCTCTATTTAATGTAATTTTCATAACCTTTATTTTACTTATAATATCCAAATTACTATTAACATAGTAATAATAAATAATACTAATGCAATTAGTTCATCTTTTTTATCTTTCATATTATTCTTATTTAATACATTAATATACGATTTGGATTCTGATTAATCCCACCAGCTTCTCATACCTGATCCGTCAAACCATTCTCCCCAAACATCATTATTTCGTTGTTCTTCTTTTGTTTTTGATTTTAATAATTTAGAATATTGTTTAATATCTTGACCTTCAAAGATTTTCCAAAGTTCTTTCCATTCATCTTCTTCTAATTTATTAGCATATGAATATACCTTTGAATTATGTTTCTTTTCTGCTGGAGTATCATCATCAACCATTCTATATAAATTACTATTTTCTATAGGTTCAAATTGAAATGGTCTTAAATGTATTTCTCCATATTTTAATTCAGCACGTTCAATATAATCTCCATCAATTTTAGATTTAAGTATTGTTAATGCTCTTTTAATTGCATTAACTTTTTTTAAGCGATGTGAATCTATTTCAATGCCATCCTTCTCTAATTTAACAACCATAATACTTAAGGAACGATACATCATTTGTAATGTGAAATGATAATCCCACCATTGGTGTTGATATAGTTCTTTACGAAAACGCCAAATGTTTTTAAAGAAGTTAGGTATGCCTATAGTTAAGACATCTTTAATTTTCCATAGTTTACAATCGTACCAGAAAAAATCCACAATCTTTTCAAGTACTGAATCTTCGTATTTTAATTTCATAATATTAATATATTAATTTTATCCTGATGATCCACTAGGGATAATTATTTTATTTAATTCATTCTCAAGTTCTTCTATTTTTTTATCTCTTTCTTCAATTATATCTACTAAGTGAAGTACTTCGTCAACTAATTTATCGTTTTTATTTTTTAAATCTTCCATATTATTTTAATTTACTCTACCACCTTTATAGTAGTATTTTTTCCAATACGGGTGTTGTAGTGATGAAATAGTTACTCCACTATTACTTGCTTGAAAGAATTTATCTTCTCCCAAATACACCCCCACATGACTGATTTGTTTGGTTTTAATTTTAAAGAATACTAAGTCTCCTATTTGTAATTCATTTTTATTAATTAATTCAGTATATTTAAATTGTTGTTTTGAACTTCTAGGTAAAGATATTTCAAATACTTTACTATATAGTTCTCTAACTAAGGCTGAACAATCAATACCTTTTTTTGATTCTCCTCCAAATCGATAAGGTTTACCGATCCAGTCAAATATAAAATCATGTAGTCTTAATGATGATGGAGTATAATCTAATGCTACTCCTACTATTTGATTAAAATATTCAATTTTGGTTTGTTGTTCTTTTGACTGATTAGTCTGGGTTGAGTTCTGTGCTAGTCCTAGACTAGGAAGCAGAATAAATAAGATTATTATACATTTATTAATCATCATATACACCTAACGCTAAATTTAATATTAAATAGCAAATAGGATTTTATTGGTGATACAGATACATATTAAAAATATTAAGTAAAATATCATATTAATGTAATACTTACAACTTATTATTTCCAAAATATTTGAATTAATATAATTACTACAGATAATGCTAAACATACTAATGTTTTAGCTGATAGATCTTCATTAAACCATAATTTAGACATTACAATGAATATTACCATTCCAATGCCAAATCCAATTAATCTACTGGGCCATAATTGTCCATCGTAATATGATACCATATGTTTTACTGATAGTAAGAATATATAAGCGATTGGTATTCCTAAAAATGATACAATGAATGGATTATTCTTCATCCATTCTATCTTGAATTGTCCCTGAAATTGAAAGAACGTTATTATTTGAGCTAATGATCCTAATAATATTCCTAGTATTAATTTACTCATAACTTTTCTATTTCTTAATTTTAAAGTTGCCTAATCTCTCTACAAGTTCCTCCATTGTGTATTCGGGAATGTCAAAACCTCGTGTAAATCCAGTTGAATTTTTATATGTTAATTCTTTACCATCTGAATCATAAGTGTACTCAGAACTATATCCAGTTGAATCTTTGAATGTCAACACATTACCATTTGAATCGTAGGTTCTTTCATAACTATATCCATCTGAACCTTTGTAAAAATTATACAATAATCTACCATCCTTGTCAAATAATGTTAAATTCTCTGTTTTTCCTAAAATGTTTTTCATAACTTTTCTATTTCTTGTTTAACTTGTTGCCAATAAATTAATCTTGGAGAATTTTTATCGGTAAATATTGAAAAAATATTTTCAAATTCTTTTATTATCTCATCAACTGCTATTAATGCACATTCTTTAGCTTCATCAGATGCTTTAGTAAATGGAGGATAAAGACTAACCTTATAAGTTCTTAAAAATGTATTTACTAATTCCTTTGCTTTTTCTTTTGGTGTTAGCGTTATCATTTTTTATTTATAATTACTTTTTCAATTCTATCAAATAATAATTTCAAGTCCTCAACACTATCAATGGACCATTTTTCAGTTTTTAAAATGAAGAAACAATCCTCATCTCTATCAATACCTAATGAACTTTGAGCTTCAATAATTAGAGTTTCAAAATCATCTTGATCTGAAAGACAATTAGCATCTTGACTAAATTCAAATGTAGCTCTTTCTAATGTTGGTTTTGGTGTTTCCATTATAATTCTAATTTTACGTATCTAATTCCATCTGCTGTTTCTCTTACATTATCTGGTTTAATATAATGCCATAATTCAGCAATGTTATTACTAATATTTGCTGGATCATTGTTTGGAGTCTTTGATAATTGTATCATATACTCTAATGTATTTTGCATTATTATAATCATTTTGCTAAATATTTAATAATACCATTTAAAGCCTCTTCATTATATCCCAAATATAGTTTTTTAATATTATCTCTATAATTAGAAAAGTATTCTAATACTCTATCTATTTTATTATCATAAAGTAAAAGATATCTATCAATATCACGACGTATTGTACGCTTACCTGCGCTAGATAACGTTATATTCAACGATGTCTCAACGGATTGGTATATTGTATTAAGATGCTGTTTACCTATTGATATAGGTTGAAGATTAAGTGTTTCTTTCATCGTTTTGACATTAATTCTTTAACATGCTTACATAATCCTTTCGCTCTCCAATATCCTTGACATCCACATATATATTTTTTAGATACAGCATCATAACGAGTGTTATAACCATTATCAATAATAACTGGTTTTGGTTTAGGTATAAATTTAATCCAATTAATATCTTCAAGTTTAGTATTTGATGGTACCTCAATCCATTGAGGAACAACATACGTTTTATTATCCAATCCTGAATATAAACGTGGGGGAATAATTGATGTGACTGTATATTTCATAACCTTTTTATCTTATATATTAATATATGAAAAGGATTGTGATTAACCAACCTTAAATTGTAGTCAGAACAGGATTCGAACCTGTAAATGATTTTCATTGTACTTCTTACTTTTCACTTTTCTAAAAAACATTACTTTGAATTTTTCCCCATCGTAACCAAGTGCTAATTACCTCACTTGTTAGTTTATTAGGCGTCTACCAATTTCGCCACCTGACTATTTTTTTATTTTAATATAGAATAGAATATTGTTACTACTACACTCAAACCAGCAATTACTAATATGATAACACTTCCTATAAAAAACTTTTCTTTTTGTGTCCGTAATCTAATTTTCATAATTTATTTTTTGTAGTCAGGACAGGATTCGAACCTGTACACCTAATCTTCTCGGACACCATTAAGTCTCTGCTGGTGTTAGGCATCGTCTCATCTCAGGACAATTCATTAGCGTCTACCATTCCGCCACCTGACTATGTTGAGGATGAGAAGTCCTCTGTGTTGTAGTGTACGATTATGTTTTCCATAATTCAAGTAATGTCACTAATCTTTATATTTCCTTTCTCAAGGGAACAACACATTTTTTGTGTGGTCAGGACAGGATTCGAACCTGTATGATAAGTAGCAAAGTTGTTTAAGCGACAATACACTTACTTATCTATTCACTTCTAGCGTCTACCATTCCGCCACCTGACTATATTATTTTAATAATCTTGACCAAATCTTAATAACCATATCCCTTTTAGAGGATGGTTTTAATTTTGACCATCTATCAATCCATTCTTTAATCTCTTGTTGATTCATAATTTTATTTTTCATATCTTTTTTATCTCATACATTAATATAATGAGGAGGCCCTGACGAGCCTCCTATGATGTTATACTAATACATAGTCATTAGCAACTTCCCAAAGATCTTTATTAATATTTAAATCTTGAGTGAAATTTTTAATTGACCTAGCTTTACGGTTTTTTCTTCCATAGCTAAAATTACCATTAATCAATTTTTCCTGAACACGATTGAAAACAGACCATAAATCATTACCTTCATCCTCAACACGTTCAACTACTAATAATCCATTAATATCAACTACAGTTTCTGATTTATCGTTATTGAAACGAAGTTGTGATGCTTTAGTTGCAAATTCAATTACTTGTTCATCACTTAATTCAGTAGTTTTAAATATATTAATTTTTTCTACTAAATTTGGTAATTTCTCAATTACACCAGCAATCTTTACCTGTAATTCCTCAAATGAATAACCAGTGTGACGAATTGAAACTTTAGCGAAATCTTGATCACTAATTACTAATCCATTCTCACAAACGAATCTAATTAATCCAACTTGAAAATGGAATGCATTTTTTCCATCATGTGAATTAGTTAGTAATACTGTTGGTTGAACATCATCACCACCTTCACCTTTAATCATAATATTAGGATTAGTAAATGTGATTAAGTGTTTTTGATAACCTATATTCTTACGAGCCTTAACTTGTTTAGCCTCGGTTGGTTGCCAACCTAATTTCATTAAATCCTCAATTACTACTGATGTTGGAATGTGAGTGTAACGTTCAGTAGTGGTTGCAGGTGAAGCTTGCATTGTAAATGCAGTTGGACATTTTTCTTTAACTTGATCTAATGTTAATGTTTGATTTTTCATAACCTTTTTGTTTTATTTGTTTTAATTATCTAATACGTTAATATACGAGGTGGATTGTGACACTACACTGATTTTTTCCTTCTACCAGGATTAAAATTAGGATCAGGCACTTCAGCAGTCATCAAATAATTAGATATAACAATAGCATGTTCTTGAGAAGGGACAGGCATTTTTAAACCATCTCCAACTACATACCATTTATCTCCAATTTGTTCAGCTTGTATTTTTATTGCTTTTTTCATACCATCAAGATACGAAACAAACTATGACAATCCAATATTAAATAATATTAAAATCATTTTTAATTTTAGATGTTAATTTAGATATATTAATTAAATCTTCAGTTGTTCTGAATGGTAAAGATTGTATTTCCTTTTCTAATTCATGAAATGCTAATTTATATCTTTTATCATTAGATAATTCAATTCTTAATTCTTGAATCATAGATTCTGAGACTATACTTTGGGAAATATCATTCTTCATTTAATAATTTATTTAGTTTATTTATATAATTAGGATCCTCAGCATAATTTGCTTTTAAATATCTTAAATATTCTTCTCTAGTATTAATAGTAGACAAATATCTACATTGCCATAATGCAAAGTCCAATACTGATTCTCTCCAATTATCATAATAAGCATGACCATGTTGTTCTCCTTTATTAGTTGAAGAGCGTTTAGTTGCTGTCTTCATCCCAAATAAATTGTTATTTTCTTTAAATATTTTAGATTTAAAACCATTAGTTTCTAATCTTGCTTGAGCATAAACAACATCAGGAAATTTAACATTTAGATCAACTAAATATTCTTTTAATTCCACTACTTTAAATGGATCTATTTTTTCAATTATAACTGTTTTTTCTTCATTTGATAATGAACTAACACCTTTTTCTTTCCCATAATGAAATGATAATAATGCCGTAACTGTAATTAATAATAAAAATGATAATAATGTTGTTGACACGTATTTTAAAAATACGTTTTTAAATAATAATTCTTTTTTACTGTACTTGTAAATCATAACTGTTTTAAGTTTAAAAGTTAAAAAATTTTGAAACGTTACCCATTTTGGGCACTTGTTTTTGTAATTTTTGTAATTGCTCTCTCCTTACTTGAGCTTTTGATTTGTGTTTCTTTTTCGTTTTAAATGTAATATTTTTATTGTGACAATTTATAAATGCTTCTTCTCGAAGCGCTTGTGCATTTTGTTGTTTAATAAATAATAGTAGATTAGCTATACGCTGATCATAATTTTCAAATCCATCTGTATATTCTTCATTTTTTATCATTTTTTAAATAATCCTGAATTGGTCTAGCATCGTCTTTTTCCCATGGGTAACTCATCCATATATTATCAGGTACTATTTCTGCATAATATGTTGGAATATGTTCTGATTGTAATTTATAATGTAATACAGCAGTATTCCAAGATGTATATTGGCTTAATGTTTCTCCTGAATCAGCAATATCATCAACAATTAATACATCAATATATGGAACTGTATTTAATTTATCACTAGATATATATTTTAAATTTGTTTTATGAGATAACATAACTGCAGGAATTAATCCTCCTCTGGCTAATCCTGTTACATATGTTGGTTGTGTTGGGTAGCTATTAATTTCAATAGCTAATTTATCAACTAAATGATTAACATCATCCCAAGATAAATAAATTTTATTCATTATAAATCATCTAATAAGTGATCAATTTTATTTACTATTTTTGCTTTAATACTAATAGTATTTCCTAAAGTATCAACATCCTCAATTTCATGTAATATTTCAATTAATTGAAGTATTGTATTTAGTATTTCATGATTAATTTTTTCTGTAGCCATAATTATACATTAAGCGTTTTATTCCATGCTGAGATATGTAAGCGTGTTAAGGCTGTAAATTTGTATTTTTTTCCCATTTCTAAACAGAATTGAGTGCGCTCATGAAAATCTGCTTGATCATCTAATCCAGGCATACAAATTACGTTTTTCAATGGTATATTAAATGGTTCTACAAAGTCACGGAATAATTCCTTAACATCATCTTCGGTTGATATAACAAATTTAAATTGGTAATTTCCATGTTCCATTATACGTTTAATAGCTGCAGGGACAATACGTTGTTTTTCAGCCATACCTGAATTTGTTAATTTTGGGGAGCAATTGATTTGGTCTAATTGATAAAATAAATCATCTTCAATATATATAGTACCATTAGTTTCAATTTCATTAAATACATTTATTGGTTTATAATACGTCCATATCTTACCAGTTAAACCATCATATAATTCTACTTTCGTCTGTATATTATCTTTCTCTAATTCACTCCAGTATTTATGAAAATTAACAATAGATACTTGATGACCTTTAATTGTTGGTTCTCCACCTGTCCAAATCAAATGAATTACTCCATCTAAAATATCTTGATAAATACCTTGTTCTTTCCATTGATCAATTAGGTATTGAAAGTCTTTATCAACACCTCTCCATAACCACTGACTTGTACTATCACAAGTCCAGCTAGCTTTACCTTCTAATTCTAAATCACCTTTGAAGATTTCTCCATCCTCTAATGATTTATCTTTTAATAATTGATTTCCAAATGTTCGTGAAAAACCACAAGTTAAATTACATAGGCCTAAGCGAATGAAATATGATGGTACTCCTGTTGATCGACCTTCACCCTGTACTGAGTAGAAGTCGCTACTAATCATTAATTTATCTGGACTTATTTTGCTCATATTGTTTTATTTTATTATTTTAATTCTATAGTTCTATTTATAAATTGATCATATTCTTCCCATATAATTTCACCATCATCATCAAATGCTAATAAGCATCTATCTTCATGATCTCTCATTATTGCTATAAATCCAAATCCCTCACATATCATTGAAATATAATGATTTTTAGATAATTTTTCAAATTCTTTAAAAATATCAAAATCAAAAGACCTATCTGAATCATTTAATTCGCACCATTGTTTACTATAATCAGCCATATTTATTTTATTTTAGTTCCGTTTTTAATTGCATCAACTGCTTTATTGAATTGTTTCATTACACCAGCTATTGATTTATAATAGGTATTTATACGTGTTTTCCTATTACCTGATAAAGTACCATAGCTAAAGAGATACTTAGTTTTTAATTTAAAATTTTTATCTAAATAATCTTCTCGAGTAACATAAACGACATTATCGTCTTGGTGAAATTCTATTATAATATTTTCTATTACATCCATATAACTATTTATTTAAATTCAATATAACTAATTTATTGTGATATTCCCACTCTAATCTGCTTGGAAGTAGTCGATTATCTTTTTAGTATCAAGATCTAAATCAACAATCCATGGTTTATTTGTTGGTTGATATCTTTCATCACATATAGAAGCATTAAAATACATTGTATATTCATCGTATTTACTTCCGTGTGAATGATGAATATGACCACAAGTATGTATTTGGGGTTTTACTTCTTGTATTCTTTCAAGCAAATCATGGCATCCTACATTTTGATGACCGAATATTGTATAATCTAAATATCCATAAGCAGGCCCATGAGTAATTAATACATTTGTATCTAATGGAATTTTAGCCCATTTTTCAGCTAATTCAGGACCTCTTACTAGATTAAATGCCCAATTATGAAATTCTGGTTGCCATGGTGATCCATAAAATTTAATTTCATCAATAATCACTGAGCTATCTTCTAAATAAAATATATTAGGAGGTAATTTATCTAACATATCTTTTAACCATTCTGGTTTATCTTCAAAAGACACATCATGATTACCTGCTATGAATATTTTATTAGTGTGGGGATGGGATGTGAACCATTCTAAGAAATCTTCAACTTCATAAGGATTTCCTCTACCTGAAAAGTCTCCTGAATGTATTAGAATATCACCATTAGGTACTGTTACTTCTCTGTGTCTGTTGTGTGTGTCACTTATTAATATTATTTTCATAACCTTAATATACTAATTTTATTTTGATATTACAAATTTTAATTTAGATAATTTCTCAACATCTTCAACCGTTGATTTATAATTATCTACTTCCATAATTTTTGGAGATATGTTTGGGAATATCCAAGCTTGATATTGTTTAGTTTTATTATCATAAATTACTTTCCAACAATGAGTAGGAATTGATAATTTACCTATTTTTTTAATTTCACCAACTGAACCCATCCATACTTTAATACTGTCATCTAGTGCTGCCGTCTCTCTTACTTTAGTTTCAAGTGACTTCCAAACACCTCTATTTAATCTTGGATCTTGTGGAGTCATGTTACTGAAGTAGAATGATTCATTCATTCCTATTTGATCACATCTGTTATCCTCAGCATTCATATTGTGCCCTCTATCGTAACCAGACTTATCATAACTCGATTGTAGATCTGTTTCTTTTTTTAATAGTGGATCAGGCATAAATTTTGTTCCTCTAGGTATTCTAACATGACATACCAACATTGCTTTAGTTAACCAATATTCTACCATTATTGGATAGTTTTTTATAGTATCATATGTTGATGTATATGTTTTATGTTTTAATACTACTGTTTGAGCATTAATTGTAAAACTAACAACTAATAATAAGGATAATAATATTATTTTCATACCAATAAATATTGATGTACTAAATAACTTAATTTATATCCTACAAATGCACCTACTGATGATGGAATTGGGAATACTATTAATCTTCCTAAATCAGTAATATATTTAGGTCTATTTACAATTCTACCCATATATAAATAATATGTAATATATCCTACTAGAACTGCCAGATCTGTTCTGGTGGCAATGAATACTACAAGCATTGCTCCTAAAAATCCAAATATAAAATTATCTCTAACTCCCTCCCATATTTCTTTTGGAGTAGCATCTTTATATTCTTTTACTATTTTTTTCACGTATAGGTTTGCTCTTTCGTAAATTGTCAACTCTCTTACTTCAACTTTAACTCCCCACTTCTTAGCAAACTCATCATCTGTTTTAATTTTGTTGATGAATTCTTCTTTTGTAAAATTACATGCTTCATATTTTGAAGGTGACGAATATTCATTAGAACTAAATGTACCATCACCTGGAACGCTTTTACTCCATTCAGTATAATACTTTTTATAGCAATCACCAATTAAATCTGTGGATTGGTTATCTAGGTTGTTCATATTTATTTATTGTTTTTGATTTTTCAGTATCATACCATTCGTTGTCGTGTGAATCATATCGGGTAAATCTTTTCCATTACCCAACTCTAATAATTTAAAATATCTCTCATCACCAATTATACCATCAACTGTCCATTTTGTCTTCACCCCATTTTCGTAAATAGGTATTGAATATGTATCTTCTTTATTCATAACTTTCTATTGTTTTATCTAAATTATTTATATTGGTTTAAGTTATTTTAGATATAAAAACATTAGGATTTTTCTTTCTATAATATCTAATATTATCCATTACTTCACTACTATTACATTCAAACACCCTAGGCATCCAATCTTTATGTCTTAATCTTTGTTTATCAAATGTAGAATCTTTATAAGTAATAGTAATCATTTCTGTAAAATGATTATAACAGAATAAAAATTTACGTTTATTGCTTAGTTTCATAATTTATATTATTTATAAATCTATATTTTTTTCATTTAATAATTCACGTAGTTGTTCTCTACATTTTAAATATGTATTATATGCAACTTCATTATATTCTTCATCTGGCATATATTTGTATTGTGCTCTTAACCATTGATCCATATCCCATAAAACTGAATGCATTTTTCCAGCATTATTTACTAATTCATATTCTATATTATCTTCTGGTAGATTAAACTCTAATATTGCTTTCATTATTGATAACGGTTTTATATAATTTTTCTTTCAATTCATTAAATTCAATTTCGTTAATTTCACAATTAAAGCATTCAAATTTAATAGCTTTTATTGTATTATCTCTATATGCTAGAACATGATATCCTTTCAATTCTTTCATTAATTGTTCATGAAATGAATCTACTTGATCTCCTTTTATAGTCATAGGGAACCCAACAACGAATATTGGATCCACTCTCTTAAATAATTTAAACATTTTCATAATATACACAGTCTAACATTAATAGTCTAGTTAATTCGTAGTCATTATATACTTCTTGAAAATTGTGAATTAATTTTTCACAAACCACACTTTGTTGGAGTGTTTTACATGATGGAATAACTTTATCTTTAATCCAATTAAATACATCGTATTTATTTTTGCTTTTTGCAGCCATAATTTATATTTTAATTAATTCAATTTGTTTTTCAGGAAACCAATCTCTAAGTGCTTTAGGATGGGATGTATCATTTATATACTTAAAATCATTTGCATTATTAGACCATAATGGATAACCATCCTTATATCCTGCAAATACTTTCATATTTTGATCGAATGCAGCATATTGGTTAGGATGAATAAATGGTATTTTATTTCTTTTCATATATAGAAATATAATAAAATAATCCTGACTAAAATATTTTATTTAACTAATGAATCAGCAGCATATGAAGCAGACATAGCATCAGGTTTACATCTTACTCTATATCCCATTCCTTCTGCCCAACCAGTAGCTTGAGCAAGTACATCATTTGATCTATATTTAGGATCAGGATTCATATCTAAATCAATAACATCAACGTTTATTCCATTAGTACGTAGCATTTCAGCTACCTCGATTGACTTCCAGGCTTCATTTAGTAAACGTTTTGATCTGTGGTCTTTACGCTCAGATTCTGTGATGGTGTATGGTCTATCTGATGATTCTGTTTTATATAGAACATGTCCACCTTTTCCAATACCTGAATCATAATCAGTTTTATGTAGTAATATAACCGTAGCGTATTGTGTTTTACGCTTTCTGTTTTGTGAATCTGAACCAATAATTACTTCGATGAAGTGAGTATTTTCAAATTGTTTAATATAATCTTTAATGTATGAGATTATATCTATAACAGGTTTTCCAGAAGATAAAATTTTAAATTCCATAACATTAAATTTAATATAGTACCCAGAGAGGGATTCGAACCCTCACCTTACGACTTCTAAGGCCGCTGCGTCTGCCAGTTCCGCCACCCAGGTAAAGTTTCCATTAATCAATTGTAGTCAGGACAGGATTCGAACCTGTATCTTCTTTATCATACAGAGTGCCATTAGCTGTTATCTCAACCTGGAGGGTGACACGTTACCATTACGCCACCTGACTATATTTTGCTGTAGTGGAGGGATTCGAACCACTCACGAGGACTTTAGCTGTAGGACATTGCTAGCTTGTGGTCAACCCATCTATCCTACGTTTATCAGTTGATCCTCACCCCCGAGACAGGAGGGCAATGTCTGCCAGTTTCATCACACTACAATATTAGTACCCCAGGAGGGACTCGAACCCTCACCCTTTCGGACTGACGCTTAAAGCCAGCGTGACTACCAATTCCACCACCGAGGCATAAAAAGACCTGAGATTACAGTCTTGACGTCAAAGCTTTTGAGACATTATTTATTCTTCTCTTATCCAGGAACTTTTGATCCCTACTCTGACAATGCTGGTTATTTAAGTGAACCACTCTTAGAGCTACTTGTATTGGACTACTCTCCTCCTACTCACCCCTATTCAAGCTTGCGAGCCTGATTCGTACTTGCGGTACTATAAGTCTTTCAAAAGAATCATTCTTGACTTGCGGTCTTAAATGGCACTGGACAACCCAGTACTATGTAAGCATCTTTCGTCCGTAGCTGGTAAGCGCTTAAGCTTAATTTGATTTTAGATATTGCATCATAGTAGCAAATTTAGTTTAGACTTATGGATTATGAAAGTAGTGGCTTACCCTAAGCTTTGTTATCTTTTGAACAACAAAATACTCGACTACTCTCTGAAGTATCCCTACCTCCATACTTTAAGAAATCTTCTCAATAAAAACCTTGGTAGATTAATTTTGAGGACAATAACAGCACCACCTGTACATCATCTTACCTTTCGATTTTAAGATTTCTCTTATATTGAATAACGCAATTACATACTTGGAGGTATATTTCTTGCATATATTCTACAGGTTATTCTTATTGCTCTTCCGAGCTCAATCAGACGACCCACATCGCCTAATCATCTATCCACTTTCCCTACAGTGTCACCCTCGGTACTAAAGGATAAATGATATCCTGCTTGCCTACTTAACATCTCACGATGCGCAAACTAGTTCAGTCAAACTAATTCACTTTATACCGCTTTCACGGTTTATTTAACGACTATAGGCCGCCGAGTGTTATTTATCAACCTACAATCTTATCGGCAGCCGGACTGTTTCGCGTCGAATGTAACTTAAATGGATAACAATATTTTCAAAGAACGTATTTGTTTCTATATTATCAATATACAAACGTTGTTTTGCTAGGCCAAATTTCTTTTACCTTTTTTGAGCTCTCAACCGGAATCGAACCGATTTATCCTGATTACAAGTCAGGTGCATCGCCTGCAATGCTTTGAGAGCAAGTAAGTAATTAGGGCCTGACTCGAACAGGATAAGCAACCATTCTATTGGACTTGGAAACCGTTCCTCATTACGCCCACCTAATTACTTTTGTACTCCCGCACGGATTCGAACCGAAATCATCTCATAGAAAGTGAGATATCCTAACCATTAGACGACAGGAGCATTATATTAGTGGGAGCAAAAGGACTCGAACCTCCAAGTCATGCGACTTACAGCATTTACAGTGCTGCGCCTTTTCCAGCTGTGCGATACTCCCAATTAAAAGTAGTCAATATGCCCACATTTTCACATATTGAAAGTAAACAGCTCTGATAGTTGTGAATCTATTTTACGGCGTGCCTGCTCAATACTTACTTCTACTTTTGTTGATTTAAATGGATTCGAACCATATTCCTGGTGTCAATTTCTCTTCCGGCTTACTTACCAGTTGTTACTTTATCATCCTGTGCACCTATACACCATAATCAATCGTCAGTTTCGAACCTGACAGTCATAGGGTAATTAATCCTATGATTTGTAGCAGGGACAGGATTCGAACCTGTGACCTAAAGGTTATGAGCCTTCCGAGCTACCTCTGCTCTACCCCGCAATATATTATCTTGTAGTCAGGACAGGAATCGAACCCGCATGAAATTATGCTTTAGTGTACCACCATGTGTTTCCACTTAGATACGAAGTTAATTTCTTTCTTAGCGTCTACCATATCCAGCACATACTATTACTCTTTGTGCCTTCATTCCGCCACCTGACTGTATTATTATTCAATGTACGACCATTTAATAATATCCTTCTCTTGACATGCATCATCATAACAAGGCATATACCACTCATTATTTCCATAATGACAAACCTCATATTTCGGTACGTTCTTTAGAGAAGATTTTATCAAAACCCAACTATCATCTTTTGGTTTTTGATTTTTAATTTCTATCCAATCCATAATCTTAAATTTTTATTTATTTTTTGTAGTCAGGACAGGATTCGAACCTGTAAGCCAAAGTGCCAGAGGCTAATGCCACCCACGAACTTCGGACTGTCTTATTTAAACTCGCTTCCAACTACGAGTTGGCTTTTGCGTTTACCAATTCCGCCACCTGACTATCTTATTATCAATGTACGAACACTAGCTGTGACATACACATTTAATTTGCGTTGAGAGAGAATTACGATATCTCGACATGAGTCTTAACAGGACCCTGCTCTGCCTCTGAGCTACCTCAACTTATTTTAAGCGGTCTATGACGGTTACGATCCGTCTACTCTACCGTGACAAGGTAATATGATAGCCACTTCACCAATAGACCATTTTTAAAGTTGTGACGATCGGACTTGAACCGATATTTTCAACCAATTACCTTACTCCTGTGTATCGGACAGGGTGGATACGTCACAATATAGTATTGGAGATGGGATTCGAACCCATGTTTTCAACATACCACTACAGATATAGAATGTATAAGATTCCACTGGTACTCCAATATATTATACAGCGGAAAGTAGAATACTCGAAATTCATACCGTTAAAGTACCACTCGCTTAGCAGGCGGTGACAGCAACCCTGGCTGCTTTACTTTCCAATAGGGCCCGATACCTCAACTTTCACCTGCTCGAGCCGACACAGGATTGGAGGAGGGTGTTTATTGAGATTCGAACTCAAACTATCAGAATCACAAACTGACGTGCTTAACCATTAACACTATAAACACCATATAAAGCCGATCTAGCTCGGCAAACACATCGAATGCGGAAGATAAGAGAGTCCAACTCTTACAGGCCCTCACAGACCCCTAGCGCTTTTCAAGAGCGTGTACCTCAGTCAACTGGGATCTTCCAATTTAAAGATGAATTTAGGACTTGTGTACCTAATGAGACTCTTTAGCTAGCTACTAACACCTTGTGTAATCTATTCATCTTTGATGACCTATTAGGATTCGAACCTAAACAAACTGGCTCAAAACCAGTTGTGCTAACCATTACACCATAGGTCAATATTATTGAGCAGATACTCGGATTCGAACCGAGATCTCCGGTTTGGAAGACCAGAGCACTAACCGTTGTGCTATACCTGCAAATTACTACTTTGATTGGGACGCAGGACAAAGTAGAGAAAATACCTCCTGTGGGTAGTTCCTACAAGATTCGAACTTGTAACCTTTGCCATGTAAAGACATTGCTCTTCCATTGAGCTAAGGAACTATATTGTGGACCGTCCCGGCTTCGAACCGGGGACTGTAGAATGCAAATCTACCGTGTTAGCCATCTATACCAACAGCCCATTTTATGAACCTCCAAGTGGATTTGAACCACTACCAAAGCCTTAGAAGGGCCTTATTCTTCCAATTAAACTATGGAGGTAAATTTAGCCTAGATGTCAAAGATCAATTTATAGTACTTCACAATACTTTTGTCGGGATGGCAGGGGTCGAACCTGCATTCTCTCGCTTCCAAAGCGAGCGCGTATCCAATTTTGTCACATCCCGTTTCTTATTATAATTCAATATACGATTATTATCGCGATAATCCAATTTTATAGTACCGTGTTTCGGTATCGAACCGAATTGACATTCCTTATGAGAGAATGTTGTTAAACCTCAACCCACGGCATTTTGTAGTTCCTACAAGACTCGAACTTGTATTTCATGATTCGTAGTCAAGTGTTCTATCCATTGAACTAAGGAACTATAGTGGAGCAGAAGGGATTCGAACCCTTGTCCTGTTGCAGCAGCCATAAAACAATTTATTACAAGCTTAGATCTATAATGGTTAGCTACATTGGGAGAGCTGCATCTTCCCACGTAATTTAAAGAATACTAGCAGCAGCGTTATTCTACTAACTTATATTGATCAGTAAGGGCCGACCGTTTATAGCGGTCTAATCCACCATCAGGTTCCTATTTTAACATTGTTACCAGCAACTGTGACGAATTCACTTGTATTAGAGCAGCATTCTGAACGTGGCTCTGTTTGTAATCATTCTGTTCCTAGGTTGGTTACCACCTGAATAGATTAAGCAGCTACTGCGAAATCTGCTCCTACGAAAGACATTGCATCTTCGAAAGAGAAAGTTGACTTGTTGTCATTTATTGTTCGAACGTACATTTTATAGTGCTATACCATTCATCGCACTGCTTGTTGTTTTATACTTTTTTTGCCCAGTCAATTCCTGACTGCCCCATAAATCAAAGAACTAATCTTTTGCGCAAGTGACAGGACTCGAACCTATAGCCTTTAGTTTTGGAGACTACTGCACTACCAATTGTGCTACACTTACTTTTGTACCCCCGGACAGAATCGAACTGTCACCACATATGTTAAAAGCATATTGCTCTACCAATTAAGCTACGAAGGCGTTTTATTTCCCTCGTTTACTTAGAGGGTATTACTGTTTATACTTTTTCATTTCCATTTTGTTTTTCTATACTGTTTCCAGTTTTTATTTTTCTTTTCACTCTTTGGACCACAATATGCATTATATATTCCTGCCCTTTTATTACATATCATACAATAACATTTATAATTTTTTAATGCATGATTGTATTCTTTGTTTGTTTCTGCTCTTTTTAGCTTTTTCATGATGATTAGGTTAATTAACCTAAAGCATCTCAAATTGTTTTTTCATGTGGTACTTTAAGGTATCGAACCTTATCCTATAGGTCTTCAACCTATCGCTTCTACCTAGTTAGCTTAAGTACCAATTTATATTGTTTTTTTCGCACGGGGAACAATATTAAACCCACCTGAGGTTAGGATAGGTATCGAACCTACTATAGTAAGTTTTGCAGACTTACCGACCACCTTGATCAACCTAACCATTATATTTAAATGTACAATTTTTATTGTGACAAAACAAAAAGCCCTGACTTTTTGGATCAGGGCTTTCGATTATGTATTTTAGTTACTTATTTATATCAATACTGTATCTTTTAACCCTGTTGTGGTATTATAATCCCAATTACAAACCATGCCTTCCCCTTGCGTTTTAATCGCGGGTATCGAAAGTTGAATATGTAAGCTAAATCGTTTCATTATTATTATTTGATATAAATATATGTAAATTTTAAAAAATGTAAATTATTGTAAAACTTCTAGAATTTTAGAAGCTCCTGCAGATTTAATTTCAAAATCTTCCTCTGATTGCTCTCTTAGATATTTAACTGTTCTAGCTTCCGCCTCAGTTACTGATTGAGCATCTACTAAATATAAATAACTTTGGCGTTTAATTTTACCTTTATCGTCTTCTGTTTTAAACTCAACTTTTACCTGATAATATCTCATAATTTTTATTTCTGTTCGTTAAATAATTTATTGTATTTATCTGTTGATGCTTCTGGATTAGTAACGTAAGCATTAACTTCTTTCATTGCTTCGTCAATTGAAGTGAATGCTATTTCTTTACATCCAACTCTAACTATACATCCTAAACTTAAAAATCTAATACTTATTTCATGATCTCTTAAATAATCTATTCTTGGACGGATAAATTCTTTTTCTCCACTATTTCTGGTTAATTGGGATGGTGTGCTCATTTCTTGTACTGGTTCATTATCGTCGTAATTTCTCATAACTTTGTTTTTAAATTGTTTTTAAATTGTTTCGTAAATTGAATAATCAAATATTAATGTTCTATGTTTAAATAATTGTTTTGTAAATACACGTCTGTTTTTGTAATCTTCAAAACTTTCATCCTCCATTCTTTCAGGTTTTAAAGCCATGTAGTAATCTACATCATCATTACTTAATTGAACATGGTCTGAAAATAATACCATTTTAGTAGCGCTTAATGATAATTGTTTGGAGAGTGCTACTTGTTTAAGTTCTTTAGGAATTTCAAATTCCGCATACTTGTTTGCTAAATCGTAACTCATTTTTATTTATTTATGTTTATGTATTCAATGTAATGCCTTACCCTGACATCTCCAAATTTATAGTTGAATTTTAGATCCAACCATAACCATATTCAATATTGGAATATTAGGTGCTGTTCCAAAACTAATTTTATAATCAAAACCAAATTTAAATTTTTTAGTAATAGCATAATCAAATGTTGAACCAGCCATTAACGCTAAATTAGTATCTACTGATGTTTGACTTTGGGAATATAATAAAGGAGTCCCGCTAGCAAACATAGAAGGTGTAATAATTATTCTTTTAGTTAATACTACGGGTTTCATATAGAACATTGTTAATGACGATAAGTAACTTTGAATACCCCCCGTTAAGAACATTGCTCCTAAATTTACATTATATCCTAAAACACCAAGTTTTGGTTTACTAATTACTTCACTATACCCTAAAAATACAAATACGCTACCCATTGCATATGCTGTGGTTAAACTAGTATTAGCTACTGTTGTTGCCATGGCATCATTAAATGTTATTTTAGTATATCTACTTGATACAGCAAATTGATTTAGATTAGACCATACCATTCCAGTTACACCATATGATACATCCCCAGCCATTGAATTTTTAGATACCCCAACATTCATTATTGCTGAGAATGTATTGTCTGGATTTTGAGCAGTTGTTAAATCTGATGCTATTAATAATGGATTAATTTTTTGTTGTTTAGCACCTTTGTTTTTTGATTCTTTCTTTTCTTCTTCTTTTTCTTCAGATTTAGATTCTTCGGAAGATGATTCTTCGGAAGACGATTCTTCAGTTTTAGATTCCTCAGAACTACTTGATTCAGATTTTGATTCAGACGAACTACTACTACTTGAAGATGATTCAGAGCTACTACTTGAAGATGATGAGGATGTACTTGATGAAGAAGCAGCAGGAGCTGAGGAAGGTGCTGCTGCAGGAGCAGGTGCTGCTGTTGGTACTACTACAGGAGGTGGTGCTGCTGCTGCTGTAGCAGCAACAGTTGCTGCTGATCTTGCTACAGAAGTAGCTACTTGTGTTTGTGTTACTACTGCGGCTACAGGTACAGGACATGGAGTTGATAATATCCCAACAATCCATTGAGACATTGTTCCATTTTGAGCATCTATGTATGTAAATGATTTTGCTTTATTTCTAATAGCAACTGTAATAACAGATATTGGTAATGGAAATGATACTACATACATTTTACTATCACAAGGATCTAAGTATGTTTGTGTTAATACCTGTGATTTAGTGTCTAAACTATATGATAATATAATTAATAATATCCCAATCCATTTTTTCATTATGATAATTCAAATGTTAATTTTGAATCATAACCTTCTGATATTAATATATTCTATATTATAGAATATTAAATATGGTTTGTAATATTTTATTTTGTAAATATTCCTTTTTTAATCATTCTATCCAATATACGAGCACAGGCTATATCTAATGCTTTTTTAGTAGCTATTGATATTGTTGATTGATTAAACTTCATTTCATCCACAGCAGCATCTGATAGAAATGTTAATTCTCTAGTTGTTTTTGCTTCACCCAATCCTGATGCTCCAAATACAACACCAGTTTCTGCATTTGTGAATCTTACTTGTAAACCTAATCGAGTAATCATCATATTCTTAACTCCATCTTTTAGATTAATAGTCTCATCTTCAGATACTGAGTAATCATAACATTCAATGGTAACGAAATATTCTGCTAAATTAATTTTGCCACGGCCATCTAATTTATTTTCACTAATTCCAGCTTGAGATGCTTGGAATTGTTTAACCATTCTATTCTTAATTTCCGTTTTATCTTCGGTAAATTTGAAGCGATTAAGATTTTCAAGATATTCCATTGATATATTAGCAACACCTAACCCTACGCGTTTTTCCTTTAATTCAGGATACATTTCATACATCTCATCAGATATACCTGCCTTAAGAATTTGAATTGGAATTTGAGGACCATCATAATCCATATATTTTTCAATATCAATAGAAGTCTCAAAAGATGCTTTATATTGTTCAGTTTGGGTTTTACCTATGGTTTGGGCCATAGATAAATTCCCAACTAAACAAATAATAAATAATAATATGAATTTTTTTATATTTACTACCATTTCCATCCTTTTTGTTTACCTTTAAAAACTAATAAAAATCCTAATCCCACGAATTGTAATACCCATAGTATTTCTTTCCATTCTGAATTATTAAGTATAAATAATAAACTAAATAGATAAATGATTACACTACTAAATAGTAGTGTTTGTTCATTTTTTAAGTAGAATTGTTTTAACTTTTCCATATATTATATTTTAGTATAAATATATGTTATTAAACTATTAATTACCTTTATTTGGAAATCTAGTCCATCCATTAATCCATATTGGTTTGGATAATTTTTCCATTTCAGCTTTTGTATAAGATACCTCTTTATTACCTTCTGATAAAGCCTTTATCTTCATATTAGCAGCGGTAATTACTGTTGATGTTGATCTAAAGTTTAATAATGGGTCATAAGACTGAATCTCATTATTTTGGAATTTACTTACACCATCTTTATATGCTTGTGCAGTTTCGTTACTTTCCATTGAGAATGCACCTTTTTGATATCCGATGATTTTTGAGTTAGTCATTGTGAATTGGGTTGCTCTTCTCCATCTTAAACCCAAATTATGATTTGCTAATGAAGCCACATCAAATGGCCCAACTAAAATCATATTATCTAATTTAGGATGTGTAAATGGTTGTGCTAATGTACCACTCCCATCATTATCACACTCTACACCATTTCCAGCATCACCACTATCTACGAATTGTGGATCTCTTTTTGAAATTGAATAAGATACTGAACCTCTATATCCAAAATCAAAATCAAAATCATCATCCGCTGTTGCAAAAGCGTATAAGTTTTTAGCACTTACAGTACCACCAAAAAACTCAAATGCATCATCGTTAGCATATACAGTTTGAATGTATTCAATTGTAGTACCAGAACCAACACCACCTAATGTTAATGCATTTATTTCTGAGTTTGGCATTGCTGCTATACCAGCGTATTCAATTCTTACATATTTTAGAATACCACTATTATCTAAATCATTAGTTCCACCATAAGATCTATTAACACCTCCTTCTATTATTGGTTCAGAAGTTCTATTAGTAGTTGCTTTACCTAATATTACTACACCTCCCCAATCACCAGGGGCTTTATCACCAACTGTTTTACCTGATGTAAATACAATAGGTTTTGTAGCGGTTCCTTCTGCAATTATTTGTGCACCTCTTTCAATAATCAATGCACCTTTTTCTGCGATGTCAGAAACAATTGTTGTTCCTGGTTGAATGATAAGTTTTGCACCATCAGTTACATATACATAACCTTTTAATGTCCACACTTTATCTGATGTTAAAGTTGTTGTAATGTTTATATTCCCATTAAGTGTGGTAGATGAGGGAATATTAATAGGAGTTACATCACTGCCTAATTCTTTTTTACAGCTGAATAATCCTACGATTAGAAAGATACTTAATAATTTTTTCATAGATTTAAATTTAATGTTAGTGAAATTGTTTGTTCGTTATTTATTTTTATAAGATTTGTATTTCGTGAATTTTGATAGTATTTTGATGATTGACCAAACACATCTCCAAATGCTAACTTAATTTCTCCATTTTTTATTTTATGTAAAATAGTTACATCTAATATATCTCTACTATTTTCAAATATATCTGGATAGCCTTGGAATCCTACTGCTGATATTCTACTTCCTACTTTATTATATGATATATTAAATATATTGTTTTTCTTTTTAAAATTAATACCACCATTTAATATATAATTTGATTGTCCCTGTAATTGTCTTTTTATTCCATTAACATTTACTTCAGAATTCATCACCGAAGCGTTTGTATAAACATCAAACCAATTAGTTATTTTTTTACGAAACTCTAATTCAATACCATAAAGATATGCTTTATCAGGATTTGAATAAGTTAATAATAAATTAGATGGAACTGAACCATCTGCTACTACTTGCTCAATTGGTTTTATAAAATTCTTACCAAATATAGATACTGAAATATTCTCCCCAGCTTTTGGATATACCTCCCATTTTAAATCTAAATTATATATATCAGATTTTTCTAAGTTAGGATTACCTAATAATTGTGCGTTACGAACAAAATCATAATAAGCAAAATTAGCTACTTCTCTAAACTCAGGTCTTGCTAACGTTTTACTTAATGAGAATCTATACTTTACTTTATCTAAATTATATGAAAGATTTAATGATGGTAATATATCTAAATATTCTCTATTTACATTTATTTTTTGCCCACTGAAGTCGGCAGTATTAACATTAAATAAATTATATTCAGTTCTTACACCAGTATTTAACTTCCATAAACCTAATTCTTTATCCCACATTACATATCCACTACCCAAATCAAAATCAGCAGTATATCTATCCGTATTATTTGTTATTTCATCTAACATATCAGTTGAAAGATATCTGAATATTCTTGCGTCAAATCCTCTAATCTTTTTTAAGTAACCACCACCAATCTTGATATTACCAAATGATTTATTAATGTTACCATTAAAAGAATTTTCATCCATTACACTCCAAAAACGATATGTATCTCTCCATGCTGTTGAATATGGTTCGTTTATTCCTAATGATTTTGTAATTGGATTAACTCTATAATCAGGTTGCTCTCTTAACATTAAATTATACCCTACATTAAAATCCCAGGTATTAATCTTACCATCAAATTGGGAATTAATGATGAAATTATTAATATGATTAGATAAATTACTATTAACATCTTGGATATTATCATAATTTTTACCATTTCTATCCATGTATGTATTATCTTTTTGATAATTTAATAATGTTTTTAAGCTATATGTATTTTTACCTAAATAAGTTAAATTAAATAAACCATTTGATGAAGATCTTTTTGTATATAATATATCCTTATAATCATATGCTAATTCAGTTGATGATTGATAATCTTTTCTTTCAATATTATTTAAAGTAAATGTATTTCTAATTGATGAACTAAATAATGAATTAAATTTACCATTTACATAACCAAATGATAATCCTCCATTTAAATTTGGTATTGTTTTAAATTCTTCTACTATTAGATTATTAAATTGTTTTGTGAATAATCTTTTATCACCATTTCCACTAATACGATAATTGTAAGTAGAGGGGAATGTTGAAGGGAAGGCAGTAGATTGAATTGACTTAAAATTCTTTAAAGTTGAAACCGAACCCCAACCACTTCCTAATGAGATATTGAAAAAATTATCGGATACTTCTTTTGTTGTAATTTGTACTAATCCCCCACTCCAGTCTCCTGGTTGGTTTGCTGATGATGATTTAGAAACTATAATGTTATCAATTAATATTGTTGGGATCATATCAAATGAAAATGCTCTCCTATCAGGTTCAGTTGATGGTAATAAGGTTTTATTTAATATAGCAGAATTATATCTATCTGCTAATCCTCTTACTAATACAAATTTATCATTTTGAATTGTAATACCACTTACTCTTTTAAGTGCATCTCCAACAGTTCTGTCTGGTGTTTTTTTAATAAAATCAATAGATATACCATCAGATATTACTGATGATTTTCTAATTGTATTAATAATTGATACTTCAGATATTTTTTTAGGGACAGATTTAATAATAAATTCTGTTAAATTTTGTTCTTTAAAAGTTATCGTATCTTGGGAAAATGATAATATAGGAACACATAACAGTAATAATAAAAGTAACTTCATGAATATGATTTTAATATAAATAGAAAATCCTTACAATTAATGTAAGGATTCCATATTATGTTTATATTACGTTACTTTAACTTTTTTATTATACTATATCTTTAGATTCAATTAATGTATAAGTAAATGAAGCACCATGTATTTTTGCTGATTTTCTACATATTGTCATAAATTCCTCAAAATCTGCAGCACGTTTAAATACTTGGCATCCCTCAGACCAATTCTCTACATATGTTGAATCAACACCTGCTTTATGAATATTAATACCAAATATTCCTTCTTGGATCTTAGATTCATCATAAGTCATATCTTTATTGGCATCACGATATACTTTAACAGGTTTTTGTTGCTTTAATGCTTCATATTTACCCTGGTGTAGACCTATAGTATGAGACCCTCTATATTGACCTTCTACTAATCTAGCAACACCAGCAGCATTGTGAAATTCTTTAACGCCTTTAGTTCCTGGATCTGTTGTATTAGCCCATTCTTTATATACCCAATTACCATCCTCTTTAAAAGATACTGTAATAACATCATCAAATGCATTTGTTACTACATTACCTGTTGATGAATTACGTACTCCTACAATGTTTAGATCAAAGTTTCTAATTCCTTCAAACCAAACATAACCTTTAGCTTTAATTGCTTTTTCAATTTGATCTTTAGTATATTTTGCCATTATTTTAATAAGTTGTAATATTCTTTAAAATGTTTAATTCTATCAGGTAATCCAATTGTTCCACCGTTTACTCTTTTTGTTACTTTAGTTACTACTTCATCAGTAGCACCTTCATCAGCAATCTTATGTAATCCATTTTTATGGAAAAACCATGCTGCAGACATTAGTGGATATTTAGTTGCAACTAGATCTGGGGTTTCAATAATATTTTCAGTTACTACAGCATCAAATGCTTTATAGTTATCTTTACCTGTTAATTGAATATATCCACGTCCACGGAATTTAAAACCTTCACCAGATACTTCAGGTCCATTTCCCATTCTACCACCATATACTAGATTGGCTATTTTTTCAGGTTTGCGTTCATATAATAGTGCTTTTTGTTCTGTAGGGAAATATTTTTTAAATATTCCTAATAATCCTTTAGCACCATAATTTAAATTTTCATTTACTGCTTTAAATCCTCCTGATTCATGACCTGCTTGAGCTAGGAAATGAGCTAATCGCAATGGAGTATTTAATTCAAATTTAGCTGCTGTATCAGGGATTTGTGATAGAACTGAATCAGGTATGTGTCCTTTTAATTTATCTAATACCATGTCTTTAATTTATTTCTTCTTCTTCTTTTTTCTTACTTCCAAATATCTTTTCAACTCCAGAAATTCCAAAACATCCTAATACTAATAATTGGAATGAATTATAAATGGTATCACTAATAACTAAATGCTTACCAAAGTATCCAGTTACTAAATCTGTAAGAGCAAATATAACCATTATTGAAAAGGCAATAAATCCAACTACTGATTTTTCGTTGATATCATTACTGTCTTTAAAAATGTCTGAGAATTTCATAATTTTAATTTTAATTGTTTTTAATTATTCCTTACCATTTTGGTGCTTCTTCTTTAAACTCATCACCTTCTTTTTTCTTAACTACTTCTTTTTTTGTTGATGGAGCTTGTTTTTCAATTACTCTTTCCTTAATAATAGTAGTACCACTATTATTAGATTGTTGTTGTTGATTTGAATTTGTAATATTAATTACTGGAGCGGATTGTGCTGGTTGTTGTGTTGTTTCCTCGTTTCCACCACCAAATAATGTTGATCCTAACCATGCACCACCTGCTGTGATGACTGTAGCTAAGGTACCTAACACGGTTTTTTTTACACTAGACCATGTTCCTTCTTGTTCTTGTTCTTCTGACATATTATTATTATTTAATTATGATTGGATATTTAACTTCTTTACCACTTATATCTATAAATATTAAATCATAATCTTTTTTAGGTAGATCAGATAAATCAAATATTCTAGATGCTTCAGTATTATTTGCTGTAAATCCTTCTTTTAATATTGGTGTTTCACTACCAAATGGTATTATTTGAATTGAATATTTTGCTCCAGGTGTAGTTGAAAATACAGCTGTTACAATATTATTTTCCTGCTTTACTAATTTAATAGCAGTTAATTCAGATGTTTTACCTAAATTAATTTGTAAGGTTTCAGGATATGTTTCTTCATATTTTTTACATCCAACTACAAACCCTAATATTATTAATATTGTTATTAATTTTTTATTCATTTTAAAAGTTTTTATATCCCGTTAACTTAATTTGAGTTGTGTTTAAATTGATCCCTAATTGTTTTCCTTCAGAGTCACTTGCATCCATTGTTGATGAAACTTTTATTGATGTTAATATGTCTATTCCATTTCCTATAGTAGAGAATTTAAGTTTAAAGGGTATATTATTTCCATTTATTGGATTTTTACTTTGATCTAATGCTCCAAATTTAATTTTTCCAGATTTTGAATTTGCGAATACATACCACGTATTAGGAATACTAGATAATAATTCTTCAAATTTGATTTTATTAGGATCAAAAGTAAATTCAAATTGTAATCCTCCAACATTATTACCTTTAGTATCTATACTTACTGGGATTTCTATGTTGTTAGATAATACTGTTAAATTTGATAAATTAACATTTATTGAAGAAATATCGTTAGGAGTATTAATAAATGATGAAGGATTTAATGACATTAATTTAAATGCTTTATTACTATTTAAACTATTAATAGCGTTTGTTTGAACGTAACTACCTCCACTATTATCTATATTTACTACTTGTGATGAATGTGAACGATTTACATCACCCCAAAGCAAATATTTTAATTCTAATACTGTATTACTTCCCATTAATCCTGTTTTAACATATGTTTTAGGATATGTAATAGTATTCCAATTTGATGTACTTATAGAACTCCAAGATGATAAAGGCGAAACATTAAATTCCCATTCTGATTTTAATGAATAATCGGTACTTCCACTATTATTTCTAATAAATGGTAGATATAAAGATGTTCCATCTGTTGCTTTAATTAATGATGATGGGATTTTATATTCAGCCCATGTTCCATCTGAACTAATAAATTCTACAGGTCCTGAATATATGTCAAATATTTGAATACTTTTTAATTGATTAGGATTAATATTAGTTCCATTAAATTCTCTAACATCAATCATTAATCTACTTACTCCTTGAGAGTACATATTTGGAGTTATATATGCCCATTCTACTTGACCAGATATTGATGTTGCATTTGTTGCTCTCCAAGTTGGTAAACTCATCCACCCACCTTGTCCAATATTATATCCATTAGGTAAAGCAAATAATGTATCTAAACCTACAACTTGAGCTAATAACTGAGGTAAATCCCCACCATCAATTACTTTATTTCTATTTATATCAGCAGCATATAATGATTGTCCTGTTTTTAAAATTTGACCATTAGAACCATCTAATCCCATAGTAGTAAATTCACTTTGTGCTGTTGTAAAATCTGAAATAGTAATTGCACCATTATATGTTTGATACATTTTATCCATTTCATGCATTACACTTACTTGATATACTTTATTTTCAGATAATAATGATTGATTAATATCTACAGTACCATCAGATAGAACATTAAATAATTGTCCTATATTTGATATAGTATCTCTAAATGATACTTTAACATTAGATAATGCTAGTAAATTTGAATTAATATCTACTTTAGCAGTTACTAGTTTACTAGCATTTTGATCTATTAAAACTGTTGATGATAGTGGATTTTCTTGAAATGTTGCATCACCACCTCCATTTGCATTCCAACCAGCTACAAAATTTAATTTAATAGGATTAAATGATGAAGATGTTGATGATTGTTTTAATCTAAATTTTAATATTAATAATCTATCATATCCCCCATAAGGCATTCCGTTTGGAGTAGCCCATGTTAATGTTGCTCTAATAATTGATTGTGTATTATTTTGTGAATATTGATAATTAGCAAATTGATAATTTGTAGTACCATTTGATGTTGTATTTTGTTGATTACTAGCAAAATTATATCCTGGATATGTTTGATGAGTTAGTTGTATATTAGATCCTGCTGGTAGTACTCCACCATTTCCTCCAGTACCTGTATGATTTATAGATATTAAATCAAAATTTACATAATCATATTGTAAATCAAATAGTAATTGTCTAGTGGAAGTGTTTCCATTTCCATTAGCATCAATCCACAATTCAAATTCATCACCCCTACTAATAGTATTTCCATTTATATTAGTAATGATAGGAGACTGTCTTAATTTAAATTTAATTGGATTTTGGCTATACGATTGTAATGCTACAAATAATAATATTATTAATAATTTTAATTTCATTTAATTATCCCTTCTATTAATTTAATACATGCTTTTTTTACAGCATTTCTTGCTGTTTGTTGATTAAACGAACCATCATAACTAATAGCTAATGTTGATGAAGATATCTCTGATGATGATTCTTCAACAATAATTTCCTTTATTTTTTTATTTTTATTATATAATATTCCTTTTATTCTTATAATTGTTTCATTTTCATTTTTATGAAATACAGATATATTTTTATTAGTCTGCATAATATCAAAATAAATTAATTCAGTTTGAAGAGTATAATCTGATGATTCTTGATTATTAGATAAATTATATTCTTTATCCATTAATGCTTCTTCTAAAATATTTTTAACACCTAAAGTAAGATTAATATTTCCAGAAAGAGTACCTACTTTAATACTATTTTTAATAGGTAAAATGTAAATTGATGGGGGATTTGTTGGTGTTGCACCAGCCAGAATAATGGTAATCAATAATAATATTGCAACAGTGTACTTCATATTAATAATATTAGTTAGTGTTTGACAACCTTAATTAATAAAACTAATATATTATTTCTTATTGATAAATATCAATAGACAATAAAAGCCCCAAAAATGGAGCTTAAATAATTTTTAAGGGATATATTATAATAATCCTAATGCTTTCATATTAGACAAAGCTTCATCATCTAAATCCCATTCAAATGGTTTTGCTTTAGGTGTTTGATTTGTTTCGATATGACGAACTTCATCATTTGTTAAAGGATCAGCAACATATAGAAAATAACAATTATAGCATAATATTTCTAAATTATCCAATACATAATTAGATTTACTACCATCTTTAAAATTTAATAATGTTGGTGTTTTATAATCTGTTACTCTACGTTCATTACACCCACATATATAACATTCATCTCTTAAAAATCCTTCAGCAATGCCTCTGGTTTTGATTTTTGTTGTAGTAAATGATTCATAACCTACACCTTCTTCAAATATTAATTTAACATTTGGTTCTCTTCGTCTATTAGGAAGAAATTTAGGAATACCTTTACCACACTGATTTTTATGTAGATCAAACAGATTTTGTCCTGTTTCTTCATCATTAAATAACTTAGCGTATGGTTTATAATGCTGATATGAACATCCTAGGTATCGAGCAGCAGCTCTATTACTTTTGGTGTGACGTATTGCTCTAAGAATATCTTCTTTAAATAATTCTTTTTTAGCAGGCATATAACTTATTTATTTTTATATATTTTATTTATATTCTGAATTAAACTCCATAAATCATTTACATTATCTAAAATTACAGGATTCCCATTTGAATCATTTAAATATATAACATTTCCATCTTGATCTATTCTATCATAAACATAAAAGAATATTATTTCAGCAATATTTTTTCCAAAATGTAATAATAACAAATCATCAATTGTATTATAAAATACTTCGTCATATTTATTTAAATCTATATCTAAATCAACATTCAATACATTTGAACGCATATTTAGTTTTTCTAAACTTAGTACTATTTTAAAAAATAAATCTCGTTGAATATCTAATTCGGTTCTTTTTTTTCTTTTAATTTTAAAATCTGCGTTAAGAATATTTTCTAAAGATTGTTTAATACCCTCTACATCTTCTGGTAGTTTATTTGTTGGTTTCATAACGAATCTATTATATTTTTTATTTCAAAACATTTATGGTATTCTTCTAAATTTTCATAATGTGTTAAAGCTGATTCTAAAGATGGTTTCCATTGTTTTTTATCTAAACTAACCATATATTCACTATCATTTATTATAAATAATGATATATCTCTTTTTTTCTTTTTTAGGCCATCTTTTACAGCACATATTAATTCATTCATTACTATTTCCCTAATATATGGATTTTTTTCTACATCTTGATATGTAGCAGTATTATCCAATGTTATTCTAAAAATTGGGACTTGTCTTGACATAAATTAATTATTTATACTATTTTTCAGAAGTATCACCTGATAAAGCATTCTTTATTAATAATCTGATGTCTTGGATGCTAATTAAAAATCCAATAATATTATCATAAGGAACATCAGTATCAGTATTTGCTGTTAATTTATACGGTGCTAATCCAGTATTTAATTTACTTTGTAACTTTTGTGTTAATTGGGCTTTTTCATCACCACTAACAGTATTAGGTAATATAAATTGTACTTTGATACCTTTTTTGGTTTCATTTTTATTTATATCAACTTTTAATTTTGGTTTTATATTTTCTAATGCCATGTTTGTTATTATTTTGGTATAAATATTAATGGTTTTGTATTTGATTCGATTTGATTAATGGTAATTTTAAATATATCTAATTCAAATGTACCAACTTCTCCTGATTCAGTTATAATATCTGATAGATTAGTTAGAATATCAAATGAATTATTATTTAATTTAGTTCCATCAAATTCTACTATAATATCATTTTCTCCAATTGCATCATTATATTTTGTAGTTAAAATACGTTTTTTAAGATTATAAGATGTATTTTTATGTTCATTTTCATAATACATTGCTTGTAATACCCCCATTTCATCATCAATGTATAATCTATCACACCATGGTTCTAAGGCAGCCATCATATCATAATTACATTTATCAACAACATATGCAATATTGTAACGTTTATTATATTTAGAATGTCTGAATCCCCATTTTCTAATGAAATTTGCATTTGAATTAAGTTCTATTTCTCGTGTTTTATTCACATATTCTTCTGAAAATCTTGATGTTTTACTAACGAAGTGATAACATATAGCATCTAATGAAGTAAATTGATTTAAACCATATAGTTTAAGTCTTAATATTAAATCATCATCCTCACAGAACATAGGATTAAATAAATTATCCATTCCCCCAATCTGTAATAGTACTTCTTTACGTAAACACATAAAGAATGTAATACCTTGTTCTATTTTATCTTTATATTCAGATTGTTTTTCCTTAGCAAATTGATATAATTTATCTTTATCAAATGTTTCTAAATCAGTTCCTAAATCGTAAATTAATTTTCCAGGACGTTCATGTCCCGCAAATATAGGGGGTTCAATAGTAGTATATGATACCACATTATTAGAAGATACATGTTTTTCTAAATTCTCCAAAAACCCAGGAGCTAAAACAATATCATTATGAAGATATGCTACATATTCTTTAGTAGCTAATTCTGTAGCTTTATTAAATGTATCTGAGAATGTTTTATTTTCAGGTGAATAGAAGTATTTAACATTATTATCTTCTAATGAATCAAGCCATTCATGTGTTCCATCTGTGGAACCATAACTAACAAAACATATTTCAACATCTGGATATAATGCTCGGGTAGTGGAGTAGAAGTGTTTATTATAATCTAAATTATTTTTTAATCCTACTAATAATGATATATTCATATTTATTTATATTTTATCAAATAACATATACCAATTCCAACTATTTATTAATTGATTATCCATTTCTGATTCAGAAGATAATTTGGGGGAATGTGAGCATTTTAAAGGAGAATCAAATATTCCACTAATTGAAAAACCATGAGTATACATAAAATATATAAAATTATCATAATCAAATAATCCTCTATATATAAAGGTATGCCCCATTCTCCAATTAGGAACACTTACAAACATTTTTCCTCCATCTTTTACAATATTATAACATTCTTGTACTACTATAGATGGATTATATATATGTTCTAAAAAATCATTAGTAATTAAAAAATCATAATCTTTATCTAAATCAGAAACATCAAATTTATTCATTAAATCTTTTACTAGAAATTTACCCTTATATCCTCTTGAATCAAAAATTTGCTTTGCTCCGGGTTGGTCAATAAAGGTATAATTTAAATCTGTTTTGTTTTTAAATATTTTTTGACCTAATTCTCCAGGTCCTGATCCTAACTCAATAATTTTATTATAATTATTAACGTTAATAATATCAGTTAATATTTGGCATTCATAGTTATATCTATTCTGCCAGCTAGGAATATCAATTCTACATTCTTCTTCAATTCCTAATTCTTTACTTTCATCTACCCATTCGTTATCATTACCAAATTGATTTTTAAATTGTTCATTTTTATAAAATGTAACAGTAGGTTCATTTTGTGTTCTAAATATCATATTTTAGTTATTATTAATTATTTTATTATATAATTTTATATGTTGTTGTGCTACATATTTACTATCAAATTGTTGAATATTATCGGGTTCAATTAAATCAATCCCAGTTACATTACCATTTTTATTAATATAATAAACATATCCCGGTACTCCACAACATAATCCTTCTAATGTAGTTCTTCCTAATAAAATTCCAGCGGTAAAATCAACATTTTTAACTATTGTTTCATTATCCCATCGTTTATCAATATATTTTATATTGGGGTGTTTAAAATCATAACGAGATTCACTCATTAATAATAGATCCCAATCATTTTGAATACATTCGTTTACTAAATGAGATATAGCTTCAAATCTAATATTATCTAATACTTCACCCACGAATATTCCTGTTGTTTTTTCGTAAGATTCTTTGTTATTCGAATTGAATCTACTAGTGTCAATTGGGTTATAAATTAATGATACTTTACTTGACTCAATGTTATATTCATTAATTAACATATCAATAATTGGTTGTCTTATACCAATGTAATGAGATATTCTTGGATCTAATATTGGATCTTCAGATCTAATTTCTGAATGGATTATGCTAATGATGGGAGTATTAGGATATATATTAAGAAGAAAATCATTTACTTGAGGCTGACTTGCTACTATAATATCAAATTGTTCTTTATTATTTATATTTTTAGAACTAATTTGTTTAATACCAATATCATTAAGTTTTATTCTTATTTGATCTTTATCATCAATTTCTCTTAAAGTAAATAATGTAATATCTATGTTATTATTATATAATTCTTTAGCTAATTCATAGTGATATAATTCACTACCCCCTAATCCATTTGCATTTAAACACCCTAAAAGTATTTTCATATTTTTACATATGTTAAAAAGTTTCTATCTATTGCTTCATTATAATCTCTAAATCCATTTTGAAGATTAGAATATGATGGAAGTTGATATGCTATCATAGGATTTGACATATAAACATTGTGTTTATCCATCAATTCTCCATAATGAGTATCCATCTCTTTATTAGGTGGCAATGAAAGTATTGTATCATAAAATCTATTATGAACAATATATGCATGAGCACACCAAGCTCCTGTAAGTTTAAGTAAATGCTCTGATACTTTATAAGCGGGACTAAATAGATTAGCTCCAAGAAATAACATATCCCATTCTATATTTTGTATTTCTAAAAATGATTTTTTTAAAATTTCCTCACAATTATCTGTAAATAGGGCATCATCTTCTAATACTAGTACATATTCTAATTGTAATTCCTTAGCATTTTGTATGCATTTTCTTTGAGAATGAAAGCATGTTCCAGTACCATCAACTATTCCCTCTACAATGGTAGGTTTTATAAATGGTAATTTACTAACTTCATTAATAATATGAATGCGCCTATCTTCTCTTGTTGAGATGTTTATTATATAAGCTTGTATTTCCATTATTTTTTAATTATTAATACCCAATTATCATTTTGATGTGTTTTTGGATTTTCTTGAAAAGTTTCTACATATACAAAATATTTTTTTAATTCATTTAAAAGATAATCTCTTCTACTATCCCAAGTATTCATTAAAAAATAACCTTGAGAGCAATATTTAATTATATTTTCTATATAAAATGACATTCCTTCCTCATCAAATTCACTTAAACACCAATTAGATATTACAGTATCATATTTTTTAGGTGTAATATTATCTGATTTTATAAAATCTATATTATTATATGAAAAATAAGATAAATATTTTTGACATAATTGTAAAGTAGGATATATATCTACTACAGTATAAGATTTTACTCCACTATCTAATAATATTTTAGCTTGCCCCCCATATCCACTACCAATTTCCACGATATTATGATTGGTTAAATTTCCAAAATATTTTCTAAGTTCTTTTAACACATTAACAAAATATATAGTACCTGGGGAAATTAATCCTACAGGATTATAATCATATAAGTTTGGTCCACCTATTATATCATTTGACTTATATTTTTGAAGTTCTTCTATTGTTATTAGATTATCTTCAAAAAGACTATTATATATTTTATCTGAAATATCTTTATTAAGTACATCATTTCCTATTACTGGGCAAAATTTACTATTTTGCTTAAAGGTAGAAAATACGCTATCATTTTCTATTGCTGATATGCATACTTCTTTAAACCCATCTACTATAGCTTCTTTTTCGTAGACCCATACACCTTTAAATTGTGTTTCCATTTTTTAGTTTGTTAAATTTTCTTTTTTAAAAACATCTTCCCATCCTTCTGATATTCTACCTCCAACTCTAACATAATTAAAATAAATTGGTTTATTTCTTGCTTGTATAAGTAAAGTATTATTTAATGTTGATGCAAATTGATTACCCTTTAATTCAAAATCCCAAGGACTATATTCAGGACGTAATACCTGTTTTAAATAAGAGGTTTTCCATATCGCTGGTTGTACTGAATTTAGATACATACTATTTGAATTAAATTTAAAAAGATTAGGTTTAATCTCTGTTAATCTATAATCAGAATGAGTTACTATATCCAACATAATTTTATGTGCTGAATATTCTTCTAAAGTTGATATATGTTCTGATATAATTTCTGAAGTTATTGATTCTGTTAAATAATAATCTTCTAATATAAAAAATATATATTCTGTTTTTATATTTTCTAGAGCAATTAATATTCTTTCACCCCAAGAAATTTTTCCAGGGAGTATATTAGTGTATCCTGTATATGGTATAGGGATAGTTTCTCCTATAAAAATATTTTCTGTATTAACATTCCAATATCGTTTAAATAATATATCAAAATTTTTCCAAAAAGAATTATAACTATCACAGGATCCTATTAAAACTGATAGGTCTTTATTATTATTCATAATTAATTTTTAAATTAATGTTAAAATTTCTTCTACAGTAAAATGTTCAACTTCATTTGAATAAGGACCTTCTTCAAGTACTTTTTCATGCATATTTTCTCCAGGTTGCAGTCCAATAATTTTAATTTCTATATTTTGATCATTAGAATATTTTAAAATCATAGCATTTAATAAATCTTTAATACGCATTGATTTCATAGTAGGACAATATGGAGTACTATCTGTTGAGTTTTGCATACAATCTTCTATCAATTGTATAGCATCAGCAACCGTCCAAAAAAATCTTGTAGCTTCAGGTTCTGTAACTATTACAGATTTTCCTTGTTGTATTAGATCTTTCCATTTACATAGAACAGATCCAGTTGAATATAAAACATTTCCATAACGTACTATTCGATATTTAACATTTTGATTTAATTCTTCATATTGTTTAATAGATCTTTCCATTAAAAGTTTAGTAGCTCCATATACTCCAGCTACTTGTGCTGCTTTATCTGTTGAGATAGATAATACAAATTCAAGAGTGGGATGATTTATAGATTGTTCCAAAATATTTAAAGATCCTAATATATTTGTTTTTATATTTTCTCGAACAAATTTTTCTGCTAACCCAACATGTTTAGAAGCAGCTAAATGAAAAACACCTACAACTTCTTTCATAGATTGTTGTACTTCAAATACATCAGAAATATCACCTGGAAATATTTCAACAGAGGGGAACATTTCTTTAATTCTTATTAATTTACCTTCATCTCTAGCTATTATTCTTACTCTTCCACCTTGTGATAATATATACTCTGTTAATGGCTCTCCTAAAAATCCACTTCCCCCTGTAATTAAATACAAATTGTTTTGTTTAATTGTAATCATAATGTATCATAATAGTTATTTTGTTTTTCTTGTCTTTCTATTGTTTTAGGATGATGCAAAGCCCAATCCTGTGTTTCTATAGGTAAAGATACGGCTTTATCTCTAATATTCAAAGTCTCATGCACTTTACCTTCCCAATATATCTCAGGAGTATTTTTATAGATACGAACTTGATAATCAGGCCAATTTATTCTTTTTTTATCATCAATCCTCCATCCCCATTTTTGAATATGTTTTTGAGTTAATCCTTCTACTGTATTTACTCTAGGAAGAGCATATGCTTTTATTTCAGGATTAAGTTCAATTAATTCATGAATATTATTTATGAAAGTTTCTGATGGAATTTCATCAGCATCTATGTTAAAAATATAATCACCATTACACATACTATTTAATTCATTCTTCCATTCAGCAAAATTGTTTTGGAATGCTGATTCTTTTAATGTAATCCAATTTGAAGAAGAAAAACGATATAATTGGTCTAACGTCCAATGATGAATTTTAGGTTTATCTAACAATACACATATTTCATCTTGAGATTGTTTATGTTTATGAATAAAATGAATTAAATCAATAGGTTCATTTATTTCGGAACTTATAGTAATTGCATAACTAATTTTCATATTTTATTTTCTGGTAAAATATCCTACATACTCTAAAGCATCCATAAAATCTTTTTCTTCAAAATATTGTATAGTACTCATGTCGGCTCTATGAGTGGAATTAGGAAATTTTTCCTTTTCTTCATCCGTTATTTCAATTGATTTAACAGCGGCCCATTTCCAGTCATCTACTGATGTACCATCAGCAAATACCATTGATTTATCGTCTAATGTTACGGAATTCGGGTACCAATTTAATCCAGTATCGTCAGTAAATTTTAAATCTTTATATAGATTAGGCATTACATCTTCTGCTTTAGGAGTATTATCTAAATTCATAAATGTGTTAGTAGTAAAACCACATCCCATACATACCCATATAGTTATTTTATCATCTGACATTTCAGAGCAGGCATTAGATCCACATCTTTTACAATTTACTAATTTTTCAGTCATTATCCTATTTTTTTAAGTGTTGGTAATTTTAATTCTATGGGTTTTGGGATATTTTTATCTAATATATTAATCAATAATTCTCCCATTTTATCTAAATTAAATTCTGTACGGGAACGATACGACTGTTTCTTTGCTCCATCAATGTATTTCTTATAGTTATTATAAACATCTGTTAATATAATAGATGCTTGTTTATAATCAACAGTAAACCATCCTGATTCTGGTATTAGCATATTTTGCACTACAGCACTTGGGTGGATTTGGTTTACAGCTCCTGGTAATAATGTAGACATATTAGGAGATAAATAATCCAAATGACCACTCCAATTAGAAGCAATAACTGGTTTTTGGGAAATAGTTGATTCTAATAAAGGACGACCATAACCTTCACCTTTAGTAAATGATACAAATGCTTTTATTTTGGGATGATTGTATAATTCATTCATTTCTTCATCTGTAAATTCACCATGTAATAAATAAACATTTGGTAAATTATCACCTCCAACAGCAACTCTTATTGCTTGAATTTTAGATAGCATTTCATTTCTATCCATAATTGAGGATGTAGCTGATTGTGTTTTTACTATTAATCCTGGTTTAGTTGATTTATTTTTAAATGTTTCTAAAAATGTTTTAATTAACATTCCTACATCTTTTCTATCTTGACCAACTTCACCTTGAAGCCAATGTCCAACAAATAAATAATTAAATTTTTCTTCAATATTATTTAATTGATTAAATAGATCTTTGGATTGGAATTCATCAATCTTTTTGTAAATATTTACATCAACACCTTCAAATAATACTTCACAAGGTTTTGTTAACTCAACTATACTTTCAATATTTTTTGTTTGGGAATTACGTTTTTCAAATTTAGACTGTTGAAATACTGTTTTAGCGTGATTTGAAGATACTAAATTTAAATCCATTCTATTTAATCCTTCAATCCAAGAGGCATCACAAACTGTAGTTTCAATACCTGCTGTTATACCAATATTAAATTTTCCAAGTTTTTGAAATTCATTTGGAACAGTTAATTGAATCCATACATCAGGTTGTTTTGGTAATTGAGGAGAATTTAATATACAATCTAACATTTGTTTATGTTCAGGATTATCTGATTTTAGAAATCCAAATGGAGTATTTCCCCAACGTTGAGATAATATTTTAACCTCATATTTATCTGATTTTAATAATACTTTAACTATATCTCTTGCTCTAGCACCATAGCCACTGAAAGTATCTAAAGGGCAACTTATAACTAATAATGGTTTCATATTTATTTTGATATAACTGTTTTAACGTAATGTAATGGTTGATTAGGTGTTTCTACTTTAATCAATTCAAATGAATGTCTTGGTTTAAATTTATCTAATGTTTCTTCAATACCATCTATAATATTTTTAGACATCCATCTAGAAGATTGCATTGATTCATCTGATGTAACCCATTTACGAGCTTCATTACACATTATCTTGTATACTCTAGGACTTAAGGTTTTCATTTTATAAAGTTCATTTATTTGAGTAGCAATATCTTCAGAAGATGCTCTATCATCAAATATATAAGGTGTAGGGACTGAACCTACAATACTTATATTACTTGGAAATACTGGTAGTGCCCATGGTCCATGCTCTTTATATTTACCTTTATGATTTGATCCGAATTCTTCAGTGAATTTAATTATTTTATCATTTTCATCTCTAAATGCCATTTGATCTTGCATTCCACCAGTTACAGTAGCAATAATTGGTTTACCACACATCATTGCTTCAGTTAATGATAATCCCCAACCTTCGTTTGAACTAATTAAAGCACAACCATCTGTAGCATTATAAAGTAAATTCATTAGTTGTGTTGGATATCTATTTTGATCAAATATAATGTTATATTTTTCATTATATCCAAATAACATATCTTTAACAGCATTTAAATCTGTACCATTTTCATCAACTATTTGAGTATGTAATACTAATGCACATTTTTCTGCTTTATCCTGTGGTAATTGATCAACAAATATTTTCCATGCTAACATTAAATCAGGAACACATTTGCGTCTAATGTTACGAGCATTATATAATAGAGAAAAATCATATTCTTTACCACTATATAATGATTTTTTGAATTCTTGTAATGCTAGATACTCTGGTTGATCTGATGTGATGGGATAAAATTGATCTTCATTAATTCCATGAGGAACATATTTAATTGTTTTATCTTTTGCTTTATCACCTAATACAACACGATTAATATTTTCTGTTTGTTTTGATATAGCTAATAATCCATCACATGATTCATAATATGGTTTATTATACATTGGATAAGGAAGATCATCCCAAATATTAAGATAAATTAATGGAATTGTTTTTCTAATTTCATGCTCCATTTGAAATAACCATATCCAATATCTTGGATCTGTAAATATCAAAATAGCATCTGGTTTTTCTATATCCATTATTTGTTTTAAGATAGTAGGATCTCCATATCCATTAAGAGGATACAAATAAACACTAGTGTCTGTAAGGCCTGTTTGTTTATTAGTATCATCGTTTAAATCAAAACGTTTACCTTGATCAGGATGCTGAATAGCACCCCCCATATTTACCCAATTAAATCGATGAGCAGTACCTATTACTATTTCACGAGCCATAGTGGATATACCAGATGTCATTCTAATATCATCACACATTAATAGGATTTTTTTACGTTGTTCTCTAGGAATATAACCTTCTTTATTCATAACGTTATTTAATTTTTATTTATTTTCTGGTAATTGTGTATCTAGTTGATTATGAATATTTATTCTGAATTTTTCATCTGTTAGATATAAGTACATACATCTTTCTGTTAATTTTTGAATACTAAATTTATACTTTATACATGATATTTTGAATTCTTCAAATAAATCTTCAGGTACTTTTACACTTGTTAATTGTTGCTTTGTCATAATTTATATATTTTAATTTAATTACTATATATAAATATATACAAACTTAAGAAGATGCAATTTGATCACAATGAATAGTATTAGCATATGGACACCATTTACATGATTTTTCTCCTATATTTTTAATATATTGCTTTTCTATTGGTTTTCCAAGCGAATCAAAACAGTCTTTAATAAAATTTTCAAGATTATCAACAACTTTTCTACGTTTACCTTTACCACTTGCTGGTTTAAATTGTTGTATTCTAGGGATTATGAAATCATCAGTATCATATATTTTACGTTTAACAATAAAAAATTCTACTTCAATTTTTTCAACATCAAAATTATATTGTTTAGCAAAAAATTCTTTATAAAGTAATATTTGAGCTACTTTTAATTCACTCTTCTTTTCTTTATCAGACCATCCACGAGTAGATGTTTTTATATCGTATATATAAAGTTTATCTAAATCAGTATCATATATTACAACGTCTATAAACCCCTTCAGGAAAATATTGTTTGAAACGTTGACTAACAGTGGTATTTCAATACCTACTAATTTACATCCTCTATTTGAAAAATATTTACTACGTTTCTTTTTAAACCATTCTAAAATTGCTTTACCATCATTATAAAATTCTCTCATTTCTACTGCATTTGAGATATGTTCTTTAGTTTTATCATAATGATCTTGATACAACTCAACAAACCGATTTTGAAAATATTCATCTAATTTAATAGTATGATCTGCAAACACACCAGAATTTTCATACATTACTGTCAGATAATTCTGAAGAGTCTCATGCATAGCAGTTCCAAATAAAGTATGAATACTGTTAGAATAAGGGTTTAAATTAAGTACATAACTATTATACCACTGATGTGGGCAAGTAGCATATATTGAGTATTGAGAATATGATATTGCTTTTTGATAAGCATAATTTAATTCAGGAAGGCGATGGTGAAGAACTTTTAATTCTATTTCACTCAATTTATTTTTATTCATTTATTTTTTCCACATTCCTGCTTTAACAAGCAGAGCAATAATTGAATAATTAGATAGGTCTATATAAGCATCTTCTACGGGTTCATTATCTAATGAATTAGTTTTATTTAATAATACTAATTGTTTTAAACGTTGCATTTTATCCATTGACCTAATCCAAATACCTGTTAAAGATAAATTAACATCTTCTTTAGTATCTAAGTTAGATCCCATAGCAATATTACCTAAACCATATGATAACATCTTTTTAGCAAATAGTTCATATTGTTCTTTTTGTATTAATTTAAATTGTTTTGATAATTCAGGATATTCATTTTCGAAATCCTTAATAAAATCATGAGATTGTTTATTTTCCATTTGTTTTTCTATTTCTAATGTAAATTGTTTATAATATCCAGAATTATTAATATATCCCATATAAACTTATTTTCCATTTATTTGTTGAGTTATTATTTCTAATTCTTCTTTAGGTAACATATCAATATATTCTTTAGCCTCTTTTTTAGATACTTCAAAATATTGCTGTACCGCTTCTATTTCCTCTATACTATAGTCTTGTTTTGTATTTGATTTAATATATTTTAAATACACATATTGTTTTGGTATTATATCTCTATATAGATTATATAGATATTCTCCTTTCATTTGCCAAGTATTCTTCTGTACTATATTTACAACTTCGATATAGTCTTGATTCATTGAGAGGAAGCGGTTAATCATCCAATTATTCCAACCTTCCTCCCCTAAATAAGGACCTTTAGTTATTGTGATATTTTTTAAGTGATCGAAAATATTCATAGTATGAATATATTAATAAAATTTGGAATTATCACCACTTTTTAATTGTAATATTTCTTTTTCTAATTTAGAAATACGTTTTTCTAATAATGTATTTTTTTCTTCTAATTTAAAAAATTTTGTTTTATATTCTCCTTCATGATCGTAAACAAGATTAAATCTATGATTGACAACTTCCATTTCATTTTTATGTTGTTTTTCAAGTTTTTTAATATCTCTAGAAACATTTTCAAGAGAAGCCATAAATATAAAAACAAGTCCAACACATAATGTTAAAAGAATTATAATTGTCGTTACCATGATTATTTAGGTAAATTTTTAGGTAAGAATTCTTCATTTACATGTCCGCATTTAGAACACATAAATACTGGAATGGGGATAACAGCATCTTGGGAAGTACCTGTTAAGAACCTTGATGCTTTACGTAATAATACTCCTTCTTGGAATACTTCGTTTTGACATTCATCACACGATGCTGCGGTGGTTTTATCTAGACTGATGTTTAGTTGTTGTTCCATTTTATAATACTTGTTTTTTATTTAATTCTAATATCTTACTTATTGCAGCAGCAAAATTAATTTCTTTATCAGGTACTACACCTGCTCTCCAAATAAAATCATCTAATACTACTGATATTTCAGCATCATGTCCATATGAATATTTATCTAAATTATCAAATAGAAAGCGATATGCTGTTTGGAAATCATCAACTTGAGCATCAGCTACTAATTGACGAATATCATACCATGCTTTTTTATCTCTACTTGCCAACATAGTAACTAATTTATTTAACCAATCAGTACTTGATACATTAAATTTAAATTGATTATCTTTAGTTCCTGCTTGTAGATTTTTAATGATTGAACGAATATCAGGATATGAATCTTTAATTAAAGCTGCTACTTCTTTAATATCATATTCTATTTTTTCTACATCTAAAATATTAGTACAAACATGTTTTGCAACCTCTCCCATTGAAGGTGGTTTTAATATATGGATTTCGCAACGAGATGTTAATGGTTCAATTAAGCGTTCAATATAGTTACAAGTCAATACGAATCGTGTTGATGCTGAATATTCTTCAATTATATTACGTAATGCTGCTTGAGCAGGTTGTGTTAGAAAATCCGCTTCATCTAGTATTACTACTTTAATTGGTTGAAATGATGCAGCAGAGGCAAATCCCTTTACTTTCTCTCTAATCATATCAATACCGTTCTCATCACTAGCATTTAAATAAATGTAATCACATTTAATGTTATTTACAATTAATTTAGCTAATGTAGTTTTTCCTGTTCCTGCCGTACCGCTGAATATAAAGTGAGGGATATCGTTTTGAGTTATACAATCTTCAATACGAGATTTAATTACTTCATTGCCTATGTATTGGTCTAGATTTTCACTACGGTAACGTTCAATCCATAATGTGTGTTGTTTCTTCATAACTATAATATAATAAATTTATTCTGGATAAACAATAATGCCTTGGTCCTTTTCTCCCTTTGATGTTAATAAAGGTTCTGCAGGTTTAATTTCAAATGAATTTCCATTAATTTTAAATGAACCCCCTTGTTTAATCATCTTTTTAAAGAAATTGATTTGAGATTCACTCCAATCATTACTTAAATCAAGTACTGTTTGTTTTTCTACTAATTCTCCATTTACGTAAATAGAAACTGTTTTTCTAATTGATTGGGGGGTTAAAGGCATATATTTTAAATTAAAATAAGGGACTTTCGTCCCTCATTATTTTACATTCCAAATTGTGACATATCTACTCCATCACCATTGGATTTTTTATCCTCAGGTTTATCATATATTACACATTCAGTCATTAATAGTGTTACTGCGGCCGCTGCTGCATTTTCTAAAGCGCAACGTACCACTTTAGTAGGATCAATAATACCTGATTTGAAAGCATCTGTTACTTCTCCAGTTGATAATTCTGGTACCATACTAGAGAAATGATTATTGTAAATTTTATCCCACCATTCTTGAGGATCTTCTCCAGCATTATTTAAAATTTGTTTAAATGGAGTAGCACAAGCTTGGAATACAATTTGTGCACCTTTTACTTTATCATTTTCACCTTTTAAATTAATAGATTTTCTAGCATGTAATAATGCAACACCAGCACCTGGTAGAATACCTTCTTCAAGAGCAGCTTTTGTAGCTTGCAAAGCATCGTCTAAACGGTCTTTTTTCTCTTTCATTTCAATTTCAGTACCACCACCAACATTAATAATTGCAACTCCACCTACCATTTTAGCTAAACGTTCTTGTAGTTTTTCAACTTCATATGGTGATTTTGAATTATCTAATTGTTGTTTTAAATCTAGAATACGTGTCTCAATTATATCTGCATCTCCTTTACCATCAACAATTGTAGTAGTTTCTTTACCTACAGTTACAACACGTGCATTACCAAACCAATCTGTATTGAATTTATCCAACTTCATACCTTTATCAGTTGATACAACTTGACCTCCAGTTAAAGTTGCCATATCCTCTAGAATATGCAATCTGCGTTCTCCAAAGTCAGGTGCTTTTACAGCAGCTACTTTAAGTGATCCACGCATTTTATTTACAATTAGAGTAGCTAATGCTTCTCCATCTAATTCCTCAGCAACAATCAATAGTGATTTATTTTGTTGAGAAACGGATTCTAATAGAGGCAATAAGTCCTTAACAGCACTGATTCTACCGTTGAATAACAATATTAAAGCGTCATTTAATACGGCTTGCATCGTGCTATTGTCAGTTACAAAATATGGAGATTTATATCCCCTATCAAATTGTAAACCTTCAACTACTTCTAATGAAGTTTCTCCAGTACGAGATTCCTCTACTGTAACTACACCATCACGTCCAACTCTATCTAATGCTTCGGTAACTAGATTTCCAATTTCTTCATCTCCATTTGCTGATAATGTAGCAATTTGTTTAATTTGCTTTTCATCAGTAATGTCAATAGACATCTTTTTTAATTCAGCAACCACTTCTTTTACAGCATCCTCTATACCACGTTTTACCTGAGTAGCATTTGTTGATGGGTAAGATGTAGTACTTAATGCTCCAGAAGCAATAGCGTGAGCTAATACTGTTGAAGTTGTAGTACCATCTCCCGCTGCATCAACTGTTTTAGATGCTGCTTGTTTAATTACTGTTGCTGCCATATTTTCAATAGAATCTTCTAATGTAATAGATTTAGCAACCGTTACACCATCTTTTGTTGATGTTACTTGACCATGTTCTTTTTCAATTAATACATTACGTCCATAAGGACCCATTGTTACTGATACTGCTTTATTTACTTTATCAATACCAGCTTGTAATTTTTCTTTTGCTTCTCTATCGAAACTAATAATTTTACTCATTTCTTATTTTTCTAAAATTGCGTATATGTCTTGTTCTTTGTATATTAAATAATCTTCACCTTCTATTGTAATGCGTTGTCCACCAAATGAAGGAAATGTTACTACTTGACCTACTTTTAATTTAGTTTCTAAAAATACTTCACCAGTGACACTATATGCTCCTGGCCCTATTGCTATGATTTCTCCTATCATAACTTTCTCTTTTCCAGCATCTGGTACAATAATGTTTCCATACATTGTTTCTGTTTCGTCTTGTTGTTTAATAAGCACATTGCTGTGCAAAGGTATAACTTTCATATTTTATATGTTTAAATTTGTTTACTTGAATATAATGATAGGTCTCCGGGTTTCAAAACTATATCGAAATTATTTTATTTCGATTTTCTTTGGTTTATTTTCTTTAGCGAATGGAATATTCAATGTTAATAAACCTTTATCTAAACCAGCTTCTAATTTAGATAATTCATACTTAGAAGATACCTTCCAAGCAATATCAAAACCTGCTTTTTTAATTGAACGATGTAAATATCTGTAATCTTCATTATCTTTTTCTTCCTTATCTTTACGATAAGCAACTCTAAGAGTTTCTGAATCTACAATAATATCTATATCTGATTTTTCTAGTCCAACAGCAGCAATTTCAATTTTTAAACCGTTATCGGTTTCTTGAATATCAACGGGATGTTGAACTGCTTTTTCTGAAATTGGTCTGTAATGAGCATTTTTATCAAAGAAAGACTTCCATAATAAATCCATACCTTCATCAAAGTTCCAATATTCATTATAGGTTTGGGGTGGATAATAAGGCTGTTGCCAAAGAGTTGTAGTACCTGTAGTAGTATGTCCTAAAAAGGTATCTGTTACATAACCTGTTGTACCATTTGTTGTAGTGATCGTACCTGAATTGGATGTTCCGCTTGTAAGTGATAATCCAGTTGTGTACCCAGTTGTTACTGTACCAGATAAATCTTCAAATACTACGAACACGTCTGTAGTTTGTTTGTTTTTCATTTTTTTGTCGTTTGTGCTCCCTAAGGTAGCGGTTAATAAATAATTGTTAATAATGGAGACCTATCATGTATCTCTTTATTATCGTATATAAATATATCGCTTTTACTCTTTAGCAACTAAAAGATAAAATGAAGTTCCTTTCTCTGATGTAAAATCTAATCGCATTAATCCTTCACCACTAATACGTAATTTACCCAAAGTTAGATCTTTATTATTATCTAATATTTCACGTATATAATTTACATTAAATTGTAATTGTTGAGGATGGATTCCTTCATACGTTGCTGGAATATTGAATTGTATTTTATTATTATATCCTTCATTTCCACCCAATGTAAATCGTACTACTTTAGTATTATTTTCATCATAATTTGCATCTACTGAAACTATTTCATTATCGATTGCTTTTTTAGCTTTAATAAATTTATTGATAAATTCTAAATCAATATTAGATTCAATAGCGTATTCAGGTTCAGTTACTGTAGGAGCATTTGGAATCATTGTAGTATCTGCTAAAACATATTCTAAATTATATTCATTATCAGCAATCAATAATTTAGTAGGAATATTATGTTGTTTAACAGTATCTAATGTTAGAAAATGATTAGTAATATTAATTAATTTTAATAACTGGGAAGTATCATATATCCCAACCTCAATATCTTCTAAATCAAATTCAGAAGCATTAACATATCCTACTAAATCTTTATTAGGGGCAACAAATTTAATTGTTATATTTTTATCCTTAACTTGTAACTTTATTTTTTCAACTATACCGTTAAGGTAATATTTTTCTAGTGTTGATACTAAGTGTAATTTATCCATTATTTTTCATTATTGTTTTTAATACATTATCAATTCCAGCTTCAAGCTGATTTATCATTTGGGCTTCTTCTTGGTAATAATTGTTATCTATTTTACTATCAAACATCTTAACTAATTTTTCATATAAAGTATATGGAATTTCAATCATATAATTATATTTGTGGTTAGTAATAGAAATACTAAATCTCTCCAATTTAATATAAAGACCTTGTTTTTCCAATTTTATAATCCTTTTATTAGCAATAGGCATAAGAATTAATTCTGATTTGGGGTTTTTAAGAGCAACTCTAAAGATTGCAAATGAAGTATTATGTGCTTTAGTAATTTTAATGGAGTTTGGGCTATCATTTATAGTTTTCCACCATTTTCTGATTTTAAATTTTACGTTTCTAATTAATCTCATAACTTTTAATTTTAATAATTTGTATTTAATATATTAATTTTATTGTGATTTTCAAAATGAAAAGAATTTAGCTACATTTTCATTTAAAGATATAAATTCCCAACCTAAATCTTGATAAATTGTTTCTAATTTATTTAATAATACTGAATTAAATATTTCATCTTTATCTACAAATTCTTCAATTAATGAAGTAATGAATGGAGGATCCTCACTATTTCCTTTAAATCCAATTACACTAATATTGTATGGGTTTTTCTTTAATGTAACATATTTCATTTTATCTCCTTCTACAAAACATGAATATTGTTTATCAAGTTTTTTAAATCTAAGTAGATCATTAGTGTATATAGCAGCTTTAGTATTAATAGGGCATTTTAATTCTAATTCACTAAATATTTCTCCGTTACGAGGAGAACGTTTAATATATTTACGTATTTGTTTTACTCCTGTTGGTTTTGCTACTACTTCCCAAGATTGGGTTTTAAGATATTTTTTAAATTCAACAATACGTTTATTAATATCATCTCTAGTTTTACCAAACATAATTTCTTGAATAATTGATTCACCAAATTTCTTGTAAGTTACAGGCATATTAGATTTCATTAAATCTAGTCCCATCATTACTAATTCTTCAGTATCAACACCTTCTTTATTTACAATATACATTGCATAACGACGTTTTCCTGAAAAATATCCCCTCTCAATTACTACTTCTTGTTTTAATTCAAAAAAATGATTTCTATCATTAGGAATATTAAATGCTTTCAAAGCAAATTCCCCAATAAATTTATTTGATACTTTTTGTATTTCAGTAGCTATTTCTAATGTAGCTTTAATACATTGTTCTTTATTTTTTAAATCAATACCTCTAGCTAATAATATATCTTTAACTTGAATAAATAGAGAATCGGTATCTGAAGTTACAACATAGTCTTTATCTATTGTATTTAAACTTTCATTCATCCATATATTAACATATTTAATGGATTCTTGAGTTACACGTTGACCAGTTAAAGTAATAGCGGATGATATCATTTTATGCCCATCAGTATATCTCCAACCGTTAATTGCAAATACACCATAAACATCATTTAATTTAATTTTATAAGCATGTTGTCTACGGTTATAAAATTCACCTTTTTCAATATCTCCAGCTTTATAAGCTTTCTTCATTAAATTTTTATATTCAACACGTTTATTAAACCAATCTGTTAGTACTTCACAAACTACAGATGATTTATCAGTTCGAAATAATGCTCCGGATGCAGCAACTATAATATTATTTTCAATAATATAATCTCTAATTTTCTTTACTGTAACTTGTGTTTTTGTAGTTGTAAAATCTGAATTTAGTTTTTCAATAACAATTAAATCATCATCCTCCATCTCTATCAATTCATCAAGAGACCATTGATTATCATATTTGTTATTATTTACAATACGACCTACTAAAGTTTCAATCCCAATATTAAGTGAACGAATAATAGAAGGATATAGGGATGTAAAATCTAAGTCAATAACCCATTCATATAAACCAGGTACAGGATCTTTTAAGTATCCCCCAGCATATTCTTCATTTTTTAATATATTGAATATACTAAATTGAGATACTTGATTTGTTTCATATACAAATACATCAACAAAACCATTATTTTTAATTTCTTTGATATAACCTGTCCATTTTTTTCCAGTACCATTTTTACTTTTAACCTCATCCCCTACATCAAATGATTTTGGTTTTAACAACGGATTTATCGTTGTTGGCTTATTTGGTGATGCTATGCCTTTACGTTTTAAATACGTTAGTATAGCGCCGTCATTTAACACAGTAGACATATATATTTGCTCATATGGTACGTGACACAAATGACAAATTGTTACTGTTAGATCTATAAATTTAAGTTTTTTCTCTAATTCAATAATAATTTCAACATCTCGAATGTTATAATCAATAAATTTATTTATATCTTCTTTAAATAATCTATCTAATGATCCTTCATATTCAACTTTACCTAATTTAACATATTTTTCACCAATATCATTTAATTTATATGATGGTTCTTGTTTAGTAACATATTTTTTAAACAACAACATATAATCTAAATGGTTAATACCACCTAATTCAATAGGTTGTTCCTTATCATATTCACTAAAATTAATCTTACCAATAGGAGATAAACGAGTAGCATCTTCAACAGACAGAACTTTACACATTCTGTAGTACATATAGGGAATATCAAAATATCCACTATTCCATCCTGATATAATTGTTGGATCCATTTCTTCCCATAAATTAAGGAAGGCGGATAGCATTTCCTTTTCAGTTTTAAATGGAAGAACATCTCTATTAGGTTGTTTAATACCTAATAATTCCTCTTTTTCATCAAGTATTAAACAATAATATTTTTTATTTGTATTATCATAAGCAGCAATTGAAGTCATCTTCATTGGTGCTGTTTTAATATATTCAGGTGTTAATGCTCCACCAATTTCACACTCAATATCAAAATAAACTATATTTTGCCATTCAGCAACATCATCACTTTCATAATAATTATCTATTAATAATCGTGTGCGTTTATCTACATCTCTTTCATATAATGTTAAATCTCCTCTTTCAAATTTTTTTGTAGGAGTAGCCATCTGTCCATCTAATGTTGGTACAGTTCCATATTCATCTAGCTTGTAGTATGTTGGTTGGTAATTAAAGTGAGACCATCCTTTTTTATCATCACGAAGATGGTATGAATAGTCGGTATAGTCGTAATAAATTGCTTGATACATAACCTAAATATAAAAAGGAGATCGTGATGATCCCCATTAAATAATAAACATTTTTAATATATAAAAATTAGTAGTTCAATACTGTTTTTACTAATCCAATATAATTATCAACTACAATTTTAATATCACTAAATGATATAGCTGTTGGACTAGGTCTACTTAACAGAGTAGTCATTGCTAATATTTCACTAGATGATCCTGTAGCATATAAAGCAGCACCTTGAATTTGAGTACCTGCAACTGAACTAGATACTACTGTATTAAATACAGAACCCCAGTTTGGATGACCTAATAATACATAAACATCACATATTGATGGATCAGATGATTGACCAAATGATTGACGATAAAAAGCATGTGCTGTAAATCCATTTACTACAGACCCAGCATATATACTTCCTGTAACTAGTAGTCCAAATCCATCAGCTCCAATATTACCTGCCTTTTGGAATCCAATAGGTCCTGATCCACTTCTAGCTCCAATTAATGTTAATGGATGGAAGCTTCCATTTTGGTTTCCACCTGGGAATGATCCGGTTGATTGACTATATCCTGAAGCAGCATAGTATAAATTAGTATCGGTTAATGTAGATGATTGAGAGCTGTAATTTAATGATGGTGATGGTATAGGTATTGATTGTCCTGATACGTAATTTGCATTGTTGCGTAGCCAAGGTGCAGTATAATTACCCCCATCAAACATATCATTACCACCATCTGATATAAAGTAGGGATTGCCATCTAGAAAATAGGTAAAGAAATTTGGGTTTCTTAAACTACCACTATTTGCTCTTAAATAAGGTGTAATAGTATCTATTAATGTATAAACAGAATCAATAATTGGAGGAGGTGTTGGAATACTACTATTAGTAAAAATAATATTACCATTATTAGTATTATTAACTAATGTAAGATTACCTAATCCACTAATATTTTTTAATTCTAAAGCCATTATATTATTTCTTCTAATTTTCCATCCTGTACTAATTGGATAATGTTATAATATATATTATCGGTTTTAGTTATTTTTATATTTTGATCCTTAAAGAATTCTTTACCTAAAAATGTAAATTGTTCTTTAACTTTAAAATGACGTGATGATGTTTCGTATGGAAATAGATGATTTAATAATTCTTTACGTTCTTCACATCCACATCCTTCAGCCCCTAATAATCTAGCGGCAGCGTCTGCCACTTTATCAATTCCAAAAAAGTTAGTAACTTTAGCTATTGTATCTCCTAATCCTTTTGATTGTTGTTTATTATTTAATTCCATAATAAAATATTTAATAATAAATATAAAAAGTAAAGGAGTTTAAAACTCCTCTACTATACCTAATACTTCAGCAGCGATTAATAATATTCCAGCTATTAAAAATAATTCACCACATAATACACCTCCAGCAATAATTCTAAGGAATGATTTAGCTAAACTAATTCTAAAATGCCAATTAGTTTTTGATTCTTTTTCTTGCATAACTTTTTCTTTTTCTATATTTTCATAAAACTGAACAGAAGGAAGACCGCTGTAATAGCAGTACTCCTCTTCTAGTAGAATATTATCTCTGTTTGTCATTTTGAAATTGACCGCTATATAAATTTTCCTCAGCTACTTCATCACATTCATGAAAATACATTTGACCTACTCGAGCATCCTTTTCAATAAAAATAGTTGCTGTTACAATCATGATAGTTCCCATATTTTCAGTTTCAAAACCTGGGTCAAAGATAGAAGAAGCAATAATTGCTCCGTTACGTAATAATGAAGAACGTTGACGGATCATTCCTACGCGATTTGCTGCAATTTTACATCCTTCATGGAATGTTATATCGTATGCTCCTGGATATAATAGCCATCCTTCAACACCATCAATTTTTGTAAGTGGTGATGGAGTGTAATTATTTAATATTGTTTTATCTTTCAATACCATACCAATTGCTGGTGTAGATTTATTAACATTAGGATCTCCAATTTTATTAATTGATTTTGCTGATAGATCGTATCCCACTTGCGCTGGTTTGCCTTTGCTATTAGTTGTTTTTACTAATCCTTGTTCTAATATTTGTTCTGCGTTTAACATATTAATTTAATTTTATCATTTCTAATACTTCGGTTTTTGCAGTTTTATTATGATCAGCAAAAACACCACTTACTTCACTTGTTACCATAGATGCTCCTTGATGTTTAACACCTCTACAAGATACACATTGGTGTTCTGCTTGGACCATTACTATTACACCAACATTTCCTTCACAAATTGTATTTACAGCATTATGAATAGCTACTGTTAATTGTTCTTGAATAGCACCTCTACGACCAAAATGTTCTACAATGCGATTAAGTTTTGATAAACCAATAACTTTACCATCTTTTCCAGGTACATATCCAATATGTACTTTACCAATAATTGCTTGGTGGTGATGTGAACACATTGAAGTAACAGGAATATTACGTTCTAATACTATACCACTATAACCATCACTTGGAAATGCAGTTATATCACTTGGTAAATTATATCTACCAGCCCATAAATCAAATACATAAGCCTTAGCAACTCTTTTAGGAGTTTCCATACTGTTAGGATCGTTTCTCCAATCTACTCCTAATGCATCTAGAAATTCACCATATGCTTTTTCCGCTTTAGCTACAATAGTCCATTTTTCTTCATCGTTTAATGAACGGTGTTGATCTTGTGATAGAAGATTATTTAATTGAGTGGATATACCATTTGCACATCCTGGTTGTGCTGTTTCTAATGATTCTACATTAGCTATTTTACGTCTTTTATTTTCCATATTTTTAATATACAATCTTAATTTTGATGTTCCTCAAGTATTCTTTCAACATGAGCTTTAGCTACTTCCCATTCTACTTCACCATTTTCATCAGCATATTCTACAGGATCTTTACGTCCTAATTTAATAAATGCTTCAATACGTTCTACAGATGATGCTGATTTATAATCTGAATACCAAGTAAAGGGCATTTTAGGTATGAATGTTTTTGGATTGTATAGTTCTGTTGTATTATCATTAGCTAATTGAATTGGTTTATAAGATGTATTAGTTCTACTATATACTTCATCAAAATCTAATGATAATTCTTTACATAATATTTCTCCATCTTGTAAGATTGTAAATTTGTTACCTTCAAGATATGGTGTAAAGTATCCTACTTTTTCAGAACCCCAATTACCTACTCTAAATGCATGATCATCAGCATCTCTAAATTCTTGTCTACAATCTAAATAAACAGCGTGATCTCCATTATGAATACCCATTGCTATATCGCATGTTTCTCCAGTTCTTTGAGCTACTGATAATGCTACTGCTTGAGTAATTGAAGCAAATATTTTATTACGATTAGGTACTACAGTTGCTTTCATATTATCCTCAGCATAATGTCCTTCAGGTACATCTTGACCTCCAGTTACTAATGCTGAGTCTAATAAATCAACTAACCCGTTTAATTGAATTTGACGATAATTTATAGGTGTTGACCATTTATCCGATCTTTTAGCATACTCTACTCTAATATAATCTACTAGTAATTGAGCACGTTCAAGTTCTACTCTGTGTTTTTGACCGTAATCAAATGAAATTGCTGTTACTGTATCATACTCTTTCAAGCAACGTAACAATAATGTACTACTATCCATTCCACCTGAAAGTGAAACTACAACATGTTTTTGCATATTATTTATTTAAAGATTTTAATTCAAAGAAACGTTCAATTACTAATCTAGGATATGTTCTTACAATTCCTGTGTATTTAGGGTTTGAGATTTGTCTTTTTCCGGGTTTAACTCCACAGTTAATAGCAAAATTGTATAAATTTCTACCAATACCTTTTTCATCTTTATGTCCTACAAAATCATATAGGGAGATAAATTCTTCTTTTGTTTCTTTCATAACGTCTGTTTTTTCTTTATTTATAATTAAGTGATTTTCTTCTAAATACTCCCATAATGTTTCAAATGAATAGCAGATTGGATTACCACTTTTGTCAGTAGCAATATATTGAATTTTTCCATCCTTTGAACTCCAGTCTTTACGACCATAATCATTTTCATAGCAGAACCAAGAATACCATTCGTATCCATCTTCGCCATATATCTCTGTAATTAATATAGAAATAATTTCATTATATCTATCTACAAATTCTATTAAATCAATTTTTAATTTATAAGCCTCTTTAATTTGCTCATCTAATACTTGTTGTCTTAATATTACTTTTAAAAAATTTTCGTATGTCATATTATTTGCTTAAGTTTACAATGTTTCTAAAATAGTTAACGTTATCATGAATTTCTTTTATATTAGGCATTACATCTTTATCAAAGAATTCTTTCATTGTTTCTTTAGGTTTATCTAATAAACCAAACATAGGATATGTTTCTTTCTTTGCCCCCACTAATATAGGATTTGATGTATCTACTGATTTTATAAATTTATATCCTTTATAATACATAAATTCTTGTGGTAAAGTAGCACCTAATAAATGTACATATGCATCACTTCTATCAAATGATTCATACATGAAATTTACTAACTGAATTCTGCCCATCATCTTAGATATTAATTTATTTTTATGGGGGAATGCTTTAATATATGATGATGATGAATGATTAAGAGCAAAATGACGATATCCCATATCATAACAGAATTTATATAATAACCTAATTTCATCAAATTTTTCTCCTTGCAACACCACCATCAATTTAGTTTCAGGATTAATAGATATTTCAGACCATTCTTTAGCATGACTATATGTTTTATGAAAGTCATTCCACTCGTCAGGTACTATGAATATATCGGGTTTTAATTCGTTATTCAAATCAATTAATTGCTCTGTGGTGTATGTTTCGCCTTCAAATAATCCATTGTCTAAAATGGAAAAACGTCCTTCCTGTTTACATTGTAAATAGAATTCTTTATATTCTGGAGAGCGGTAATAGAAGTATGGTAATACATACTCATAATCATTTATAGTTTTACTCCATGGGAGTAATTGTAAGGGAACTTCGTGACTAATTTTTATCGACATAATGGGTTAATTTATTTTTAAATTTATCTATTTGAAGCTGACAATACCATTTACCTAACCAACTAGAGGCATTATTATATCTTTTTTTCCAATATTTAATTTTTTTCTCTATTGGTGCGTTAAGCTTATTTAACCAATCTATATCATCATAACTTCTATTTTCTAAATTTGCTATTGATGGATCTTCAGGTTTATTTTTATCTGCTAATATTTTATAGAAATTATCATAACTCATATTTTTATATTTATTTAATTTAATTAATTTGTTTTGTATTTCCAAACAAACCCTCCAGCTTGTTTTGTAATACCTTTTATATTACTCCATATTGATGATGATTTTATTCCTAATTTATCAAATACTTCCTTTTGGTTAGGCCATTCTTTAATAAATTTACCATCTAAACTATATTGTAATACTGGGGAAGCACCTTTACCCATAAATCCTGGAGGTTTAGGTCTTCCTTTATCCGCCTTAATGTGGTTGGGATCCCAATTTGTTTTTTTACCAGTTCGTTCTAAACTCCACTTTTGTTTTTGTTCATCAGAATGCATCTTTTTCCCAGTCATTGATATACTTTTCCTCAATAATGTTTCAGGATCTTGTTTTATTCCTAATGCTCCTTTTTGTCCTCCTGAACTTTTATTAAGTAATATCCCATCTATATCAACTCCTTTTCTTCCTAATCTAGATACTAATTCTCTTTCAATTCTATCTGCTTCTTCAACAGTTAAACCATCATGAAGTATAGTAACTTTAGGTTTTCCATTAACATTAATATATTCTTGCCATTCTTTACTTCTACCAGTATTAAAACTATATGGTCTATCTTTAGTACCTAAACCAATATAAAATATTTCCCCAGTAGTTGGATTAGAATGTTGGTATATACAGTGCACTGTTTTTATCATGTTCTTTTACTTCTACTTGTATGATTTTAACTCTTCCATTTGAATCACTTTCAACCCATGGATTTAATTTATCATAAATATATTCAGCAAATTTTTCACACCCCACAGCCGGGACAATTCTGAGCTGAATAATGCCTAAATCATTCATTGTTTTAAATCCACCTAAACCAGGATCATCTTCAGCTATAATTGTAGTATGATCAAACGTATAATCCATCCATGCTTTAGGATTCATACCATCAATCATATATTTAGAACGCTTAGCATGTCCAAAATCCCAAACCCAATTACGTTCGTCTAGTTCTCCTTCAAACCATACTCTAAATGATATTCCGTAACCATGTAAGAAACGACAATGTGTTCCTTCTGCTCTCCATTGACGAAATACACAACTGAATCCATCAAATAATTTTGTTGATTGAAATTTACTCATATTATTATTTATTAGTTGTTGTTGATGTTGATTTAAATAATATTGTTGATAAGATATTTAATCCTACTGCTTGCCAGAATGTAATATATGGCATACCAAATAACATAGGTATTAACCAATTCCATAATAACATTAGAGGTAAACCTAACAATAAACATGCTAAACAAATTATAGCAACAATTCCCAAAATTCCACCTAAATATTCCATATTATTCTTCTATTAATGATTTAAATATTAATTCTAATTTTTCATCCATTGAAGATAATAAATTTTCTATGGATTTCAAAGTATCTTGTTGATTATCTTCAGTAACTTTAAATTCTTGAAGAGATTTTGATTGTTCTTCTAATTCTTTTAAGGGGTCTTTCATTTTGTAAATTTATATAATGTATTTTCTTTAATAGTATGGTATAAATCCTCTAGACTACCATCACAATCATTTAAATATTTTGTAAAATCCTCTTTATTAATATAGAATTCATCACAGAATTCTTTTTCAATGGTTTTAAGTAGATTAAATTCATCTTTCATGAAATCCTCCATTAATTTATTATGGCGTAATCTACCCATTTTTAATGCTTCATCACGTTCAGTATAAGCATATGTAGGGTATGTATTTGCTTTTTCTTTGGATAATTCTATTTCATATAATGCTTGAACACGATAATCAGAATAATCATAATCACCATTTTTTATTTTATCTAATAAGGGACGGTGTTTAAATGGTGGAGTACGTGGTTTAAACCTACGATGCCAATAAAATTTATTATATGTTGAAGGAGTAAATTTAGGGATATCTGTTTCTATGTTCATAACCTTAATATACAATTTTTATTTTGACAATCTAGTATTGTCTTTTTGATGTTTTGGTTCAAAAACACAATGTCTACATTTATTTCCACAACAATAACCTCGGTTACGATGCCATAACTCAGTAAACACTACCATCCCTTTTTCAAGATAGTAGTGTTTTCCTTCTTCAAACGTTTTTTTAGTCATTATTACACTATTTCACACGCTCCTGAAGCACAAGCTGCCTGGTCCATTAAATTTGTATCATCACTAAATTCAATAATTTGAGATAAATCTATATTGTGTAAATGCTTTGCCATTTCGTTGAATTCTTCTTCTGTACAATCAGTAAAAGGAGCTTGAACATACGAACCCCCAAAATAAGGCAATACTGATAATCCATTAAATGTATCTTTATTTTCCCACATCCATTTTCCAACTTGTTCCCATTCATTCTCATTAATAGATACAGTAGCGGATACGTTATTTGTATTAGCTCCTTTACGATGTCCTTTTTTAACCCACTGCATATTAAATTTCTTAACACGCTCAAGCATATCAATCACATTTTCAGTTCTTAAAATTGAACCTTCTGGTGCTTTTTGAGGTACTGAAATTACAGCCTGAATTGTTGGTTTGAAGAAATCATCTTCAACTAGTTCAGGATGGTTAATTGCTAGATAATTATAAATTGCTTCATTTTTACCTACGCGGATACGGCGAACATAATAATCATTATGCCAAGCGTGAATACCTGATGAAGTACCTAACACTAATGATGAAGTTCCTGATGGTTTTACTGTAGTTACACGAGCTGCTTTATTAATCCCTAATACTTCTGCTACTCTTGCATTTTCTTCTTTAGCAACATCTGCTGCTTTTTTCAAATCTAAATTTAATACTGCACCTGAACCAATACCTGTCATACCAACTCCTAATAAAGCATCTTTTTCAGTGGTTTTACGCCAAATATCTCTTAAGTAATGAAAATCTGTATATGAAGCTTGTAATGTACCAATAAATGCTGCTACTTTAACTCTTTCATTTAAATCTTCTTGTGATTCAACGGTTGAGGCGTTTACTTCACATAAGTTACAGAATTGATAAGGTCTTAAAGCAATTTCACAACACGGATTAGTTCCCCAATCTTTATCATTACTAAAATATATACCTGGTTCACCAGATCCACTTAATTCAATTTTTTTCCATAATTTAAAGAATTCTTCTTCATCAATTTTATGACGCATTACAACAGCACTGTTATTAGCTCTACCACGTTGAGGATTTTCTTCCCACCAATTCCCAAATTTACAGGTCAACATATTTTCATCATCTAAATTAAATAATGCTATTAATGCTGCTCTTCTAATTCCACCAGATAATACAGCATCAGCAATATGGCAAGCCATATCATGAGCTTCAACTGATGTTAACTTATCACCATTTTGTTTACGATCAAATACTTTTTGTAAGTTGAATAAACATTCTTTTAATGGTTCTGGACCAGGTGCTTTACCACCTACTGTAATTAATTGAGCTCCTTTAGCTCTAATATCTCTAAAATCAAATAAAGGTAGAGGTGCTCCTGTAAAATATGATTTTGTAAGCATTCTTACAGCATCTGCCCATCCTTCAATACTATCACCAACTAAATAACGTTTTGTTTTAACAGGAACTTTAATTTCTGGTAAATTATCAATGTGGTGATTTTGTACACTATACCCAACTCCACAACCTGATAAAAGTAAAAACATTATTTCACTAAAACATCTCCAATCATCAATAGGAAGAAAAGAACAATTAAATATACGAGCATTATTAAGTTCAATAGGCTTTCCAGCGAATTGTAATGAACGCATTGAAGGTAATACTTTCTTATCATATACTAGTTTATACGCATTTTCTATTTCATCAAATAATTGAGGAAATTTCTTTTGATGCATTTCTTTGTTTCGGGTTACTAGTTCTACCCATGTTTCTCTTCTCTTTACCTCAGGAATATATTTACTATACTTCATATAGGTTGTTATATCCGATAAAATCGATTGTGTGATATCCATTTTAATTAAAAATTATTAAGTTATTTATTTGTATTGATTTATTAAGCTAATTATAGCCATTTTTGGTTTTACTCCTGAAAAACGATTTACTATTTGTCCATCTTTCTCAATTATAACAGTTGGTACACTAGATACTAAATATTGTGATGCTTTATCTTTATTTGTATCAACATCTATTGTTTCGAACATAACATCAGAAACTTCATTTTGAATTTCCCCAAATATTGGAGCTAACATTTTACATGGTTGACACCACGATGCGGTGAAACGTATTATTTTTATCATAAATTTATTTATTGGGTTTATAAATATTAATACTATTTGGACAATTCAAAGAATTTTTTCTTTAGGATATCTCTATCATCAGTATCAAAATTTGAATATCCAACTTTAGTTGGTGTAACTTCTTCATCATCATCGTCTGTAGGTTGACTATCAATAACAATTTTACCATTAGATGTATCAATAGTGGATTTAAATGTTAAACCATCAGCACCATATCTATTTTTCATAATGTGCCACATTCCTGTACCATTTACTTTAGATTTTTTATTTCTAGCTACTGAAATTATAATATCTCCAATCATTATTTTATCATAAGATCCTGCAGCATTATCACCTTCAATAATATTTTTATTAGCACCTGTTCTATTAGCTTGTGATGGAGACACAATAGGAATATTTAATGTTTTTGCTAAACCTTTAGCATCAGTGTAAACATCATCAATTTCATCTTTACGTTCTTTTCTAGATTTACCACGTAATAAATCTAAATAGTCAATAATGATAATATCAGGTTTAAATTCGTTTTGATTCTCTAATTGTTGGATGTGTGCTTCTATTGTTTCTAAAGATGCACGTTTAGGAGGATATTCTTTAATTACAATTTTTCCTGTTACTTGTTTAATAATTTCTTCAACTGCTTTTCTATTTTCATCTAATTTATCAACAGCTATCCCCGAAAATACAGCATCATATCGTTTTCCTACATATCCTTCACCTAATTCTAATGTATAATGGATAACATTATAACCTAATGCTGCAGCGAATGCACCCATTGCAATTACAGCCCATGATTTACCACCACCTGGATTACCAAACATTAATACTAAATCACCTTTACCAACACCTCCTTGTGTTAAATCATTAAATACAGGCCATGGGAAGGGAATTGCATTTCTATCATTTAATCTATAGCGAGTTTCAATATCTAATTCATATTCATGACCGATGTTTTTTTCCTCACCAGCTTTCATTGCATTATTGATTAATCTTCGAATACCATCAAAATCCCCAACATTAAGTAAATCAACAGACGTCATTAATGCTTTTTTCATTTGTTGATTACTACAGAATGCTGTAAATTCTGTTTCAACATATTCTAAGTCTTTTGAATCTGCTGCTTTATAAGCCTCACGTAGCGCCTCAGTTAAAGCAATACGCAATATTTCGTTATCTATCTTTTTTACTTCAATAGATAATGTTTCTAATGATGGGATTGTATGATACTCGCTAAAGTATTTAATTATAAAATCAATAATCCATTGATGTGCTGTATTACTAAAATATTCACTCTCTAAAGCATCTGAAATATTTAGTAGGAATTGTCGTTGTGTTAATAATGCTCCTAATACTTTGATTTGGAATGATGAGCCATATCGGTCTAAACTATTTAATGTTGTCATAACTTTTATTTATTTTTAAATGTACTAAAATATACTCAGACTTCCAAAACAATCATTCAACCACATCTCAACATTAGGTATTCCATTCCCAAGATTGTCCTTATAATATAAATGAAGGAATCCAGGTTTATTATATTCACGTTTATATGCTACTGCCTCTTCAATGATTTCAATATTTTCATTTGAAAGTGGAATATCTTTCAAATTCATCAATCTATAATTAATTTTTAATTGATGTTGAAAATTTAATAATTGAGATCCCCATTTATCGTTAGGATCTAAAGACTCTAATAATGTTTCTAAATGTAGAGATTCGGTACCTGTTAATTGTGGAAGTATTTTAAATAATTTATCTTCACCTAATCCCTTAACTTTTGGAACATTATCTCCCTTATCACCCATAAATGTTTTATACAATAAATAATTTTTTGGGTGAATATGATATTCATCTTTAAAGTTATCTACGTTATATATTTTCTTTTTTGTGGGAGAATATATATTAACTTTTTCACTTATTAATTGCAAGAAATCTTGATCTGCTGACATAATAGTAACGCGCTTAGTTTCCGCTATACCTTCGTATTTCTGCGCTAAGTACCCCATTACGTCATCTGCCTCAATCCCATCAATTACAATTAAACTAACGGGGAGAGATTGAAGATATTGAATTAATCTTTCCATTTGATTGGTGATTGATTCGCTTTCTTCCTCCTTATCAGTAAACATTTTGTAATTCGTGATGCGATCAGCATTACGATTAGTTTTATAAGCAGAGAATAAATTACGTTTTGAATTTGAACCACCAACCCCATCAAATGTAATAATTACTTTTGTTGGTGAGTTTAATTTAATAGCATATCCTACAGATTTTAGAAATCCAATCATTCCTCCGACATGTTGGCCGGAGGAAGGATGGATTGCATTAATAATAGCGAATGATCTCAAAAATGTATTTAATCCATCTATTATTAATATTGATTGGTTTTCTGTTTCTGGTTCATTGGTTATGTTTGATAGCATTTCTGCGAATCTATTCTTCGCCATCTTCTACCTCTATTACAACATTATTACTTTCATTCCATTCTGACTTGTCTTCAACTAAATCAAAATCAAGAGTACCTAGAATTTTTAACCATTCATCAGCATGTTCTTTCTTGTAAGTATCGATTGCTTTTTTATCATCATCAATGAAACCATGAACAGTCATTGTTACTGTACCTTTAGTTTGTACACCTGTAACGTGGTTTTTATCTACTGATATTTTAGTGCGTTTAGCAAATTCAACATCTTTACCATCTTTAGTTGCTTTTAATTTATTGGTTCCACTATTTGTAATGTTACCAAATGTTACTACTAATGATGAATCAAAGAACATTGTATCTCCACCTTTATTTTTCATTTTAGGTTGTTCCATTGGTGAATTAGGTTTTGCAACCCATACCTTATTAACAGCTACTAATGAATTTGTAAAAGGTATATTTTCTTTACGAGATAAAATTAATTTTTGATTAATAAAATTACCAAATTGTTGAGACATTGCACCAGCATTCCATTCATTATTGTTTGATGATTTTTCTACTGACATTCTACATGGAATTGATCCAACTGAATCCCAGAAGAAACATAAATCATATGGTAATTTACCAGTTGCTTGCTCGTTTAATAAATCTGCAATAAATGCAGCAACATCCTCAATAGTATTTAATGAACCTCTATCAACATAAATAAAGAATCCATTATAATCTACAATTTCTCCTGTATCTGTATCAACTACTTCATTAATTTCGAATCCCATCTGTCTAGCGTGATCCCAATTCCATTTCATTTCAGTAATGATAAATACAGGTAATACACCCATTTTTTGAGCATTAACAGCAGCCTCTAACATTGCTGTTGTTTTACCAGTATCTGAATGGCCTCTCAATAGTGTAATATGTCCCATAGGAATACCAGGTAGTGAGATAACATCCTGAAATGCTTTAGATAACGGGATCCATCTTTGTGGTTTGAACTTTACAGATTTGTCTAAGAATTTAGATTTCTTAAATACATCTAAATCAAAGGTTTTACCCAATGATTTAGATACTACTTCTGAGAGTCCTGAATTTTTTTTAGCCATAACTTATTTTTATTTTAGGAGAATAGTGAATCGAATTTATCAGTATTTTTTGCTTTAGGAGTACTATTTTCTAAAGTGTATGGTTTTGATGGAGTTTCAGCTTCCCAAGGTAAATCTGAAGGCTCATCATCAGTTTCATCAGAAGAAATAGTATTAGCAACTGCATTAACTTCTTCCTCTTCTTCAGGATTTAAGAATTTCTCTAATATTGCTTTTAAATCATCAAAATTATATTTTCTATTAATAGTTAATATATCTGGTTGTTCATCTAGTATATTTTGTAATAGAGTAGCATCTGTAGAAATTGGAGTGGTTTTTGGTTTTGGGCGTAAAGCACATTTAATTACACTACGACCTGCAACTTCACCATTTGTTGCCTCAACTGTAAAGTCACGACCATCTTGAATATCAGTAAAATCACCGTAATCCTCATCAGCAGCAATACCTAACAATTGTTGATATATTTCTTTACCAAATTCCCATAGACGAGTGCCTAAGTGTTCTTCACCACGAATAATAACAGGAGCAAAAATACGCATTTTAGCGTCTAATTTTTTAGCTAATTGCCAATCTTCTTTATCTGATGATTTACGTAGTTTTTTAGCAAATTCAACGATTGGATCTTTTTCTTCCCAATTTGTTAATGCTAAGATAGGGCCTTTAGTAAAACCATAATGGAAGAATACTTCTCTAAATGGGTTTTGTTTATTGAATTTTGATGGTACAATACGTACTTGATATGTACCTACTTTTGGTTTCCAGAAAATTTTAGTGTAATCTACTTTTTCATAAGTCTGTCCAGGCTTTTGTTGCAAACCTGCCAATTTGTTTTTGATTAATGATAAATCCATGTTTTAATTTATTTAAGTTTATAATTTTATTACGTATTGAATATACTAATTTTTATTGTGACAGCCAAAAAAACCCGCGAGAGCGGGTTTTATTATTTTAGAATATATTAATTTAATTTTGACAATTACTTATTATAATTGGAATGAATTAATTTCTTGTGCTAAATCATTAAGTGCTGATGCTGCATCATCAAGATCATACTCATATGCTATTTCTGATAATACACCTAATGCTAGATCAAAATCATCCCATTTGGCTTTTTGAGCATCATCTAAATGCACTGCTCCTATAAAAGTTGAAGGTTCTTGGTCTTCTAATTTATCAAAAATATCTTCATCATTATTTTTTACTCCTTTTTCTAATTTCATTATATACTTTATAGTATTTTTTACTTCATCTTTTTCATATAAAGGTTCTACATCCCCATATCCATGATCTCCTTCTGGATATGTGTTGCAAGCTAGAAGTAATATTTGTTTTAATTTTTCATAATTAATAGGAGTAGTATTCTCATTTAATGATTTTAAATCAGGAGTTCTTTTAGATTCATTAATAATGCCAGCTAATTGCTGCATTCTTTTAATTTCGTTTATTTGTGTTTTCATTTTTTATTTTTGTTATTTCTTTTGTACTTGAAAATATTTTATAAAATTATCTTTTGAATATACTCCTCTTTCACCATAAGCATCATATATAATAACATATTTTCCTTTATTATTGATACCTTTAAACTCACCAAAATATCCATTAACACTTACTACACCATCTCCTGGTTGGATATTTGATGTATCATCTTTAATTGGTTCGAAGCCATCTTCATATTGATTTTCTATTATTTGATTTTCATTGATAATACCAGCTAATTGCTGCATTCTTTTGATTTCGTTGATTTGGGTTTTCATTTTAATTTTATTTATTATTTTAATGATATTATTTGTTTAAATTTTATATCCTAATTTTCTATAAAAATCCTTAACACTAAATTCCCCTAAGTCTTTACCTAATTTTGATAATTTTAATGTTCCAGAAATTGGTTTATCTCTATATTCATCTTTAATAATATATTCACCATATCCTCTTCCACCATTTTTTGTTAATTCAATATCTCGTTGTATTAGAAATGGTGTGTAATTAGGTCCTCTATCATCAGGGAGAGGTTTAGGTTTATTAAGAAGATCATAATATTTTGGATCTGGAGTGAAAAAATAATCATTTACTTCAATGGGTAATATATTTTTTTCTGCTTGATCTTTAGCATCAGGTATTAAATTTCTGTCATTAAATATTTTTCTCCATTTCTCTGTATTTGCTTTATCTTTAGCTATTGTTGCTTTTGCTTTTTCAGCAGAAGATTTATAAGAGTCTGGTGTTCTTTGAGAAGTAAAGAATTGTTTACGAGCTGAAGTTAATCTTCCTACTATATCTTTTATTTGATCCGGAGTTAATTCTCCTTTTTTAGATATATCTTCTAAATATGAAATAGCTTCTTCATATGGATTAGTTGTTGATTCATCTTCTTCAACTTCATTTAAATCATCTTCTTCACCAGCACCAATATCAAATGTCTTTAAAAAATCTACTAATGTTAATGATGGATTAGTATCTGCTGCCTCTAATAATTTATTTACAAGTTCTGAATGGTCGGTATCTATTAAATTATTAAATATATTTTCTTCATTAGCTGGATCTAATGCCCCTTCGGTAATTATTCCTGCTAGTTCTTGTAGTCTATTTGTTTTCATATGTATAAATATTATAAATTAATTATTTTAAAAATTTTCGTATCTAATCGACGAAGCTCTACTCCGGTAGTCAACAAAATACAATTTTTATAGTTATCCCATTCAATCTGGTATCTATTATCTAATAAACCACCATTTAATGATTTAATTAATGTATTAAGTGCGTTAATTGTATAAAGAGTATTTGATTCTTTCTTTCTATGTAGCAATATTGTGTTAGGTAGAGGAATACTAGAAACATTCCCGGCATCAATATTATATGTACAAATCAATTCCTCAGAATGTGGAGATTCAAGGATAAATATTTTATTAAATAATATTGAATATTTATTATTTATTTTAGATATGGTGTCCTCAACAGCATCTTGTGCGGTAAATGTACAGAACAATTTATTACTCATATTTTCGTTTACTATATCCAAAATAAATATATCAGGATATTGAGAAACAACACTATACATAACTTTCCATGGTTTTGTAATTAATTCCTTGTTTAATTTTAACAGGATATTTCATAATTTTTTTAATTTCTTCTAATAATTCAACCCCATCTGATTCTGAATAATCAAAAAGCATCGCATCATATGTGTAAAGCACTAATTTTGTTTGTTTATCTTTTAAATAATCAATAATATCCAATATTATTTTAACATTTGTTGATGTTTCATAACTCTGAATAATATAGTTAAATACTTTTGTAGGATTTGGATTTTCAATTTTATCTAAATAAAATATATTATTTACAGTATGTATTTTACCATCCTCATTTAATAATGTCCATACATTATCTATATATTGTGATGCTTCTTTAAAGAATGGTTTATCTTTATATTCTTTTCTTATACCACCATATAGATTTTGAAACATTTCTTCCTTACCCACATTTAAACTATCGTATATGTTGTCAGCTGTTAAGGGATAATTAATTAATTCACCAATTAATCGAGGATGGTATCCTGAAAAATCCATCTCAATAAACATATCGTTAGATGGCTCGTAACATAATCTTTCATCATCATTTTTATTTAAAGCAGCAAAATTAATACCATTAAATCTATTTGAAGGACGTGATGTTGTTGTGTATAAATTGTATTGAGTATATATTTTACCTTTGTAAATATTAAATTCAGGATAATGTAGTTTATCATTATAATGTTCTACAAAACAACGTTTATTCAACGCTATACCTGCTTCCTCAATACGGTTAAATGCTACGCTAGATAAGTTGTTATTAAATTGATAAATGACGTCATTTGCGTTGTATTTACGTATTATTGGTATAACCATATCAAATATACTATCTTGCTCCTCATAGTGTTTACTGATGGGGATTAATGAATTTATTATTGGATTATTGTAATGTTTTCTGTAATAGAATTCAATACATTTATTTACAATAATATTGTCATTTATATTAACGTATTCAATAAAATTAATATCGTATAGTTTTTCGAGATGTGGGAAATGATACAGTGTTTCCTTCTTTTGTAATACAAATATTTTATCGGTATTATTAAAAATATGATTTAGTACTTCACCCTTATCTAAACTAAATGCCTCATTATGTTTGATACATATCATCCATCCTTTTTTGTGATTTATTGGCCTAATGTATATTACACTTATGTCCGTTAATTTAGGATGAAAATTATTGTTTAGTGGGATAAAATTAATAAAACAATCTCCTAAATCTTGTAATTTAGCTAGTTGTTCTTTTTTCTCTATAATATAAAACATGTGTCATAACCTTTATTTAATGTAATGTACGAATTAGAATTTAGACACCCAAAAATGCTTTTAATCCTGGCATTTGTTGTTCTGCTTGGTCTATATTAGAATAATTAGCTTTTAAAATAATAGTTTGATAAAAAGAATTAGAAACAACTTGATTATAAGTATCTTTATCAACTTGTTTTATCTTCATTGGTATTTCATTTATCTTTTTAATATAATATATTTCTTTATTTGATTGGTCAGTAAAGGGATTGTTATTTTTAGGGAGAGAATTAAAAGTTGGTAATCTAAAATTATTATTATTTGATAGTAATCCATAAACATATGATGCTGCTTTATTTAAAAAAGGATTAATATTTAATGGAGTTATTTTTTGTAATTCAGGGGAATAAATATCAAAATCTTTACCAGCAAATGTTTTTCCATTAATTTCATAATAATATCCTTGATATTCTCTATTAGTATCTATAAACATATATTCATTTCCTTGAGTATATTTAGATTCTACTATTATATTTTGTGGTATTTTAATTGACATAATTATACTTTAACAGGTCCTATATATTCAAAAGCAGTGGTTTGGGATGGATTTCGAGGATAAACAGAATAATTACTAAACTCCCAACTATATATATCATAATTTGATTGAATAGTTCCTTTACTACTAATTATGCCTCTAAGTCCACTTGAGGAGTTTGAAACTATTTTGTAATAAGTTTTATTATTTTTTGTTATTGTATCATCAATAACTACTCCTGTATGTCCTGGGGAATTTAATGTAGGTGTTATAATAATATCTCCTGGTTGAGCCATTCTCCAATCTTTTCTTTTTCTCCAGTTTTGAGGATTTTTAGAAAAATTTTCAAATAAAGTGCGAGTACTATATTCTAATTCAGTGGATGTAGATGGGGGTGTATTATATATTATACTGTTAGGAGATATAATTTTTCTTCCAGTTGCTCTTGTAAATATTACACTAACTGCAGCAGCACATCCAACATTTCCATTATTTGTTTCTTCTATATTAGCAATACTAAAACCAATACTTTTTTTAGCTGCAGATACAAGTGGATTTATTCCTGAAGGTAATTTATTTCCTTCAGGTAAATTAAATTTATAATTAATATTACTAATATTTGAATTAGTAAAATTTTGATTTTCTAATAATACATTTAGTTGGCTAGGTTGTAAATCAAAAGGTTGACCTTGCTCTATTAATTTAATTAAATCTTCATAGGATAATATCTCTCCATCAATTCCAGGGATAGGATCATCTAAAATAATTGTTTGAGCATCAATATTAGTAACCCAATCATTATTTGATATACTATGTCCTATACTAGTAATTATATGTCCTAATTTAGAACCTAATTCACCACCTTTATATCCTTTTGGTAATAAATCATCAGGAATTTTAAATATATGTCCTATTACTAATCCACCAATACCATCCATAGTAATAGATAGCTTTGTTGGGATAATAGCATTGTATTTTGATTTTGTATCTGTAAAACTCTTGAATCCATTAATTAAGTCTCTTAAAGCACCTTTGTATTCTCCAGCTCTATTAGCATCATATGCAGCTTGTGACCAAAAAAGATAATATGATGTAGTATCTCCAAAAAAATCATATATAATTGATAAATTATTTTTTAAATTTTTTAATTGTTCTTTTCTAGTTTCTTCTATTGTAGCTTTATTATCTACTAGTGGTTCTTCTTTAATAGGAATTATCCTATCAGTTATACCTCTATTAAATCCATTCATAGTATTACCATCTGTACCTAAAGCACCACCTTGTACTTGTGCTCCTATAGCAATTATGGTTGATTGTTCTTGAAATATTTGAGATTCTAATTTATATGATCTTACGGTTGATGATAAATTTTGTATTTGTAGTTCAAAAGCATTTTTAAAAACGACAGCTTTATTTTCTTCATCTACATAATTTACATCAATAATTCTTGCTATATTATCTGTAGGATCAATATGGATATCAAAATTATTAACATTACCAATACAATTAGATACTTGAGACATTACATTTTTTAAAAAATCATATACCGATATCTCTTGTTTTTCTTTTTTATCTTGTGATTCTAAGTTATTATCTAATGATAATGAATATAAAAATTGAAGATTTATATATATATTTCCTATTATTCCTAATTCTGTTTTTGGATCTTCTTTATAAAAATAAGGGATTAAGTTTTTTAAATATTTAGTTGATTTATTATTAAAACCAGTAATAGTTAGATTTGGATTAAAAGTGTTAAAACCAGTAGTTAAAGGATTTTCTGGTGAGGTGATTTTTGTTTGGTTTTTTAATTTACACCAAAAATCATTTCCAATTAAACATACTGTTGGATCAACTGATATTTGAAGGGGGTTTCCTGAACATAATAATGGTTTAGGGATTTTTGAATCTTTTTTATCATATTCTCTTTCATAAGATGAAAGTTTAACCATTGGGTTTTTATTTTTTTCATCCTTTAATATAACATATTTATTTAAAATTTCAAATAATGAGTCTAATGTAATATATATATCTATTTCATTAATATTGCTATTAACTATTTTATCAGCATCTAATGTTAAATTTGTTTTTTGTAATTTTCTTAAATAAAAATTATATTTTTTTCCATCATTCTTAAGATCTGGAAGTTGGGATGTTTTACCATCTTCCTCAGGAGATGGTTCATCTTTAATAACAATAGCATATAATTCGGCAAATAATCCTGCTAATATATTTTTCTTATATTTTCTTACTAAATCATCATCTAAAAATATTTTATTTAATAAACCTTTTGTTCCTTTAGTTAATTTAGTTGTAAAGGGAGAATAATTAACTTTTAAAGATTCTAATATCTCTCCAATTGATATTATAGTAGTACTACAATCATAACCTCCATCCTCACGAGCAGACCAGCTATAATTTTTAACATAACCAAACATTGCATCATAATTACCACCTGTAGATTTTGATTTATTAAATAATTCTTTCCAAATATCTTCTTTAGATGGTGTTTGTCTTATTATATCAAATGTTTGAGTATTATATATTATACCAAGTTGATCTCCATTATCATTTGATTGTAAATATGGTGTCCATCCCCACTCAACTAATACTGTATATCCTGGACGCATATATAATAATTCTAAATCTTCTAGTTGTTTAATATCCCAACATTGAAATTTAACTACTACTTCACGTAAAGATCCGTATGCTGATTTTGATCTAATATCAATTGAATTAATACCAGGCATTGGACGTAAACCTCGTAGATGTGGCTCTCCTAATGGAGTGTTGGTATCGTAAGTAGCATTAAGATTGTTTGGATTAAAAACTCCTGCTCTTAAACCTTGAGGAGATAGAATTCCTCCCTTAAGTTGGTAATTATCAGCTAAATCACTTGTACCATTAACATTAACACTCGATGACATTTTAATCCAAGCATTACGTGAATTTAAATATTTAATAGAAGTTACGTCACGTTTTTTAAGTGAATTTTGACGTGCTTTTAATTGACCTTGAACTTCAGGTATAAATGTATCTTTAAATATTGACATAACATTATCTAGCTATATTGTAATTATTAAACAATGCTAAAACAGCATTTAAATCAGTAGGTATTCTTAATTGTGTTCCTGGTTCAGGAAACATTAATCCTTTAGTTACATTATTATTAGCCATAGATATTACCCACCATAATGTAGCATCACGATAAAATTGATATGCTAATGAATCTAGTCTATCTCCAATTGTTGTTATAACATACACATCAAATTCTGACACAGGAATGTTTGGATATCCTTTTGTTTTTAGATATGGTTTACCTTGATCAGTTGTTAATATTGTTGGATTATCGTATCTATTCATTATATTATTGACGAGGGCCTATAAAATTATTTAATTCATTACTTCTAGTATTATCAAAAGGAGTAAATCTTGGAGATGTAAGTGTTACGCTTGGAAGTGGGGAATTTATTCTAGTCCCAAAATTTCCAGCACTTATATTTCTTGTATCTGTTAAATTAGTAGTAATTGGAAATTTAATGACAGGTATAGGTAATGAACCAGAAATATAATCATTATTATTAAATGTTTTATTAATTTCACTTTGTTTTGTTTGATCTCTACCATTTCTTGTAATAAATCCTTTATAAGTATCAGGTAGATACCCAAAGAAACCTTGATCTTTTTTATATTGAGGTAGTTCTTTATGGATAATTGTAAAATTAAAAGATGCTTCAATTAACATAGCTAATCGACCTTCGGGAGTAACATCCCAAGAAGCCTCATCAGGAATATTATAATTTATACTATTTAATATACTATATTCTCCAACAATATAATTTCCAATATTTAATTTAATTAAAACTCCATTTAAAAATCCATCACTATTGTAAGAACCAGCTGTTGTTGATGCTAATTGACCTAATGCTCTGTGTTTTTCAAATAGTTCTTTCCTATTAAAACATGGAATTTGAAGATTAAAAGATGTATTACGTTTAAATTTATTATAAACATAGAAACTTTCAGCTCTACCAGCATAATTAATTTCACCCCAAGTAGCATTAAAATCTTCTTTAAATCCTTTTATATATGAAGATAGATATATTGGATCTTCACCTCCATCAAATGGATTAATTATTGTAAATACATTAGTTAATATATCTGAATCTACTCTAGAAAATATATTACTATTACCATATGTTAATTGACTACCATCGGGGCTTGATGTTACGTCTCCATAATATTTAAATGATAAAAGTGGATTACGGATTAAACCACTATTAGGTTCACTTTTAAATTCTTTATTTTGAAAAGGTCCAAATCCTGTTTCTTCAAAATAGGGTGATGTAGAAAAAGGAATTATTGAAGGTTTAGGATTTTGAATTGCTTTTACAGCATCTTGTATAGCTCTATAACTTTTAAAAGCAGGAGAAACTGAATTTGCATAAATGGCATTTCTATTTTCACCACCAACACTTAATATAACTGTTTTTCCATCTTCTTCAATAGATAATGTAGGACCATTTTGAGATAATACAGATGAATAATTTATACTTGCTAATCTAGCTTTTTCTTTACTTTTTTCAAAAGCACTATTAATTCTTTGTCCATTTTCTGTAATATCATATCTTCTAATTAATGTTTTTCCAACACCATATGTAGAACCTGGTCCTCCTAAATAATTATCAATTACTAAATCATTATTATTAAAGAATAATGTTGATAATCTTGAAACATTATTAATAGCTCTTCCAACTCTACCACCAATTAATCCACCAATAGTTCTTGCTATCGGGTTAAGTGTTCTTAATAATTGTTGAGTTCTAGTTATTTCTGGAATATTATTAAAATTTGAAGATTTAACTCCTAATTGAAATTTTTTATTTAATGATGCTAATCTATTACTAGGTTTAGCTACATCTTGATTACTTTTATTATTATTAGTAACAACAGCAAAATATTTTGTATTATCATCTTGTACAGGTGTTAAACCATGTCTATTAAAATGAATACCAAAAGCATTAACTGGAACTTGTGCTAGAGTATTAATACCTAAATTATATATTCTAGTAGGTCCAAAATTACTACTAATAGCATTAACTGCTGTATTTACAAAACCTAAAATACCAGTTCCATTACCTAAAGATATTTTTCTAGTTTCTAATTTTGGATTAGAAAATTGTAAACCTACTTGATTTGTAATAAATAAATTTCCCTTAGGTTTACTGTTAATAAACCTTTTAATACGTAATAAATCTGTGGTTGATGCATTTTCAGCACCTTTAGCCCCTCCTCTAATACGTCCATCATCATTAGCTTCTACTGTTTGATTACCAATGTTAATATCTGATTGAATATAAGGTTGACCGCTATCACCACCACCAGGTCTATCTTTACCGTATTTAAGTGATTTTAAATTTGTAGTTAAATTAAGTAGTGACATTTACTTTGGTTTGTTATCCAAATATCTTTGACCATTGACTGATTTATATATTTTGGATACAACACCAGTAACTTTTAATTTTGGAGCATTTGGATCTAATTCATCTAATTGTGATGGTTGTGGTTTCATACCAGTTCCTTTAATAGTTCTCCAAGTTACATTTGGTTTACCATCTACTGAGTATTGGTTGTGTAATGAATTAGGTGGTACTGGATTAACTCCAAAGTTAGCTGGTTTAATACCTCCTAAGCCTAGAACACTTGATTTTAATTTTTCTAGTAATCCCATGATTTGTTATGTTTATTGATTTAGTATAAATATTAATATATTAAGCAAATTTATAAGAACCTTGTGTTAATGTAGTACCTACAGCTTTACCATCCATGCTGATGGTTGTGTTTTTAGAATATAATCTATCTACTGATGCTTTAACTTGATTAATAGCTGCAATCATTGGTGTTAGATCTATTGATGGTGAGATTGTTTGATTATTTCCTTTATCAAATAAATTAGTACCTGCTACTATTGAATCATCTTTATTTAGTTTGATTGAACCTTTAGGACCTGATACTACGGTTTCTCCTCCTGGGCCTATAACACCATCATCCATAGAATTAAAATAAGTATATGCTGCAGCACCTGCTGCTAAAGCTATACCTGCTGCTATTCCTAAAGTTTGGGCAGAGGCACCAGCAATTTTAGCTACTGCTATAGCAATTGTTTGGGATAATTCTTTTCCCAATAAACCTCTTCTAATAAAAGTAGCAGCATTCATTCCTCTATCACTAGCTAATTGTGCTGCTTTTAATCCTGTTATTACTCCTTGGGTAATTTGAATTGATTTGGAAATAGCATAGTATGCTCCTAATCCAATAACAGCTGCATTTATATAATCTACAGATTGAATTAGAATTTCTAACATTGTTCCTAAAGGACCTGCTACTATCCCACCAATAAGTGATTGTAATTTTTCTATAGCAGCATTAAATTTTTCTTGAATAGCTTGTCTTTCAAGTGATTTTGCAGCTTCTTCTTCAGTAACTTGAGCTAATGATTTACCACTTGCTAATGCTTCTTCTCTTTTTCTTAATGTTTCACCTAATTCATCAGCAGTCATTCCAACAGATTCAGCTAATGATTTTTGTTGTAAAACATTCATTTTGGCAAAATCGGCCGCTGTACCTATATTTTTAGCAATTTCTTCAGCTACAGTTGCTTGATCTCCTGATAGTGCTGCTGCTCTTGCTCTTTCTAAATTTAATTGTTTTCCCGTTAATAATTCAGCTTTTAATTCATTCTCAATTGATGACTCAAAATTAAGTAAAGATTCACTTATTTTAGCAGTTTGTTCTAAAGTCATACCAAATTCCTTAGCTTTAACTACTGCTCTTGCAATACGTTCAGGATTATATCCTAATTGAGCTGCCAATTGACCTGATATTTTTGCTGCCTCTGCTAATGTTGTTTTAAAATTAATCCCTATTCGAGATTGATTACGTTGAGCTACTAAACCTTTAACAAAAGACTTATATACTTGTTCTGATGATTGTCCTGTTAAAACACTATATCTTTGAAATTGAGCTGCTTCTTCTCCAGTTAAACCAACTTGTTTAGTTAATTTTATTTGAGTTATTAATGTATCATCCGAATATTCTGAAACATATCCAGTAGATTGGGCTAATTGAGTAAATGCTTCATTTAAACTTTTACTATTAACATTAACATTCTCTGTTGTAAAAGCAAGTTTATTAAAATTACTTTGAATTCTATTTGATTCGGAAGCACTATATCCTAAAATTTTACCAGTTTCAACTGATTGTTTTTGGAAGTTTAAGGCACCTTGAATAATAAGGCCAAATATACCAGAAATTGTAAGTGAATCTTTAATTTGTTTTACATTAAATTTATCTTGAATATCATTAAATCCTTTTTGCATTCCTATTCTAAATGATAAAGATTTTGCTAACTTTTTATCTTCTTCTAATTGTTTTTCTTGAATATCTAAGGATTTTAAAGCATTTTCTAAATCTTCTTCTCCAATATCAGCTCCAAGTTTTCTAGCATGTGCTATTTTTATCATTATGCTTTCTCTTTTTTCTTGAAGACTTTGGATTTGTTTTTCAATATCTTTTTGAGAAAGTAATCCTTTATTAATTCTACTAGTATTAAGAGCTAATTCATCAGACATTTTAGCTAACTTAGTAAAAGATCTTGTTAAATCATTACCTACTGCTTTTAATACTCCAGCATCAACATTATCAAAAGCATCCTCTACAGCATCTTTTAAAACATCTGCATATTTAGAAGCGATAGATAATAATGTATCTCTTATATATACATTTTGTTCATCTATTGATTGTTTTGGATCAGGCATATTATTATATTATATCATATAAATATCGAAAGCCCCTATTTTTTAGGAGCTCTCGATGTTGTGTATGTTGGTGCTATATTTGGTCTTGATATTTCTTTAGATGATGATTGTTTATTTTTCAACATATTCTGTTGTTTTTCAGCTTCCTCATTTTGTTTATCAAAATGTTCCTTCAATTTATTAAATGTAAATTTACGAAGCCAAATTGGCATATTATAAACAGTGTTCCAATCATATCCACCACCACCATGAAATATTATATCGTGGATTTGGGAGAAAAATACTATTCTATAATCCTGAGTCAGGCCAAAAAAAGTTAAGATTTACTGGAATATCTATGCCCTCCCCTTCATAGTTTTCATCCTCAGGAGTATATTTTAATATAATATCAGGTTGTACTTCTGAATAATATTCACGTAATGCTCTAGCATCAGGGGCTAATAAATAGTTATCAACAAAATCACGAATGGATTTTTGATCACGTTTTCCCTCTATTGAAGTGATTACAAATTTTAATCGAGTAGTAACATCGTATGTTTTTGTTGGATCAATTTTCTTTAATCCTTTAATTTCTGCCTCAATTAATTTTTCATCACCGTGACTCAATAATTTAAATGTTACTTCGTTTCCTGATTTTGGTAGATTGAATGAAAATTCATTGCCTGAAGTGTATATTGATTCATTTAATTCTTTATCTTTTAATGTAGTTAAATCAACATTAGCCTCTACCTCTTGATTGTATTGATTAACATATTTAAATGAATAATCTTTACCATATCCTAATATACGAGCGGCTACTAATATGGCGTTTTTATCACCTACTAATAAATCATCATAATTGATTGGAGTTACAATTAATGCTTGTAATAATTTATCAATTACTACTCCTTGTTTAATATAATTGCTATTAGTAAGAATATCTTCTTCTTTAGCAGTCATGTACTTCATTTCAATCTTTCCAGATGATAATGGATTTTCTTTTGGATACAATAAACCTTTTGAGGGTAATGTTATTGTTTCTGTTGGTAACTTTAGTTCTGACATATAACGTTTTTAATTTTTTGTTCGTATATAAATATATAAAACAAAGACTTTATTGTATTCTTTTAAAAGATATTATATTCCAAGGTGTTACTTTCCAGTAGTTACCATCAGGAATTTGATAATAGGGAAATGGTCCTTTTTCAGGATTCCAATCTTTTAAAGAAAATCTTATTCCTATATAATTGGGTTTTACTCCTTTCATTCTAGAATTTCTATCCATTAAAAAATATCTATCAGGAATAGTACCTGATATTTTATCTGTACCTACATAAGTATGTTTATTTACAGTATCCTCATCATATTTACCAAAAGCAAATGTATCGTAATTTATATCTAGTAGTGTATATTTTACTCGAGCATTACCTTCTTTTGTTGTTATATCATATACCCATTCTTTAGGAATAAATTTTTCCTTTTTCGGAGTTGTATATGGTGTACCACGACGTAATAATAAGTTTTTTTCTTTATATTTTGAAAGAGATTTTATAGAAGCATCATCAGGTAAGAAAAAACCATAGTTTTCAACTAATATTTTTATAAATTGTTTATCTTCTTTAGACATAATATCACTAAAAAAATCAAGAATACCATTAGATTTTAAGGAGTCATTTACTGTTTTAGCTAATGCTTCTATATTATCTATGTGATATACTATTTGAGATAAATAAATTTTATTTGCTTTTGGAAATGAATATGAATTTTCTAAATTATATTCAATATATATTTTTTTATCACCACCTGGATCTTGAGCAAATTCTTCTACAGGAATATTATCTATAACAACTATATTATATTCTTCATATAGTGATGTTTCTCCACCACCCATATCGTATTCTAAATTAGAGATTTTAGATATATCAGAAAATGGGATTTTTTGAATTTCCTCATTTTCTATTAAATATGATTCAGGTGATGAGGGTCCTTGATTACCATATTCTTTTAATAAATCTAATAGTTTAATCATGTATATAAATATTTACCTACAGTTTTCTAATAATGTTTGTTTTACTTGTTTAATATTATTATTTATATCAGTTTCCCAAAAACGTAATAATTTATAACCATTATCTTTAGTCCATTGTTCTTTTTCTTTATCTCTAATTAGATTTTTCTTTTGGGATTCATATTTTGCTTCTGAATATTTACTGTTAGGATTACAATGCCAAAAATCTCCATAAACCTCTATAATAATGTTATTTTGGGGAATATAAAAATCATAAAATGCTTTAATTTCTTTAGCATATAAAAATTTTTTATATTTAATATCTAATAAATCTAATATATTTTGAAAAGTTAATTCTAACTTAGAAGTATGATTTTTATCAGTTATAACTATATTATTAATAGCGGTGTCACTCATTTTATCTTTAGTTTGTTGTGAATGAATTCTCCCAACACCAAATCCATTAGCTTTAGGACGCGATACACCAGTTCCATTTTTACTTATTTTTTGTTTTATTTCTTTAGAACGAGGTTTAGATACTTGTTTAAGTATATGGTTATATTCACCAGAAGCAAATTTAGCTTTACGTGTTTTTTTAATAGCATTTACACGTTTTTCGGATTTAGGATCACCAAAATGTCCTTTAACTCTTGATTGATGTCCATGTATCCATTTACAATAATCTTTTAATTTAGCTTCATAACGTGTTTTTTCACTACATCCACATTGACATGTTGGATGAATACCATTATATTTTTCCTTTATTATTTTATCTTTTTTAAGCATAAAAAAACCTCCTATATACTAATAAATATATAGAAGGTTTAAAAAATGTGCCTTGGATTGCTATTTCTTTAATTAAATTATAATATATATTTCAATAATTCAAGACACAATAATCCATAGCGATAGTAACACCCAATGCAATAGCTGCTTCACCACTTGACCAATCATATTCTCCAAAGTTTGCAGTTTTAACGAATGCACCTTTTACAATCCATTCACCAACTACATCACCAACAGGGCCTAATATGTTTAATGTTAAGTCTTTTTTATAAAAATCTGAATAACCATCTCTACCTGTTACTGATTCGTGAGCTAAACGAGCCCATTCCATTACTGCTTGAGCACCAGATGGGGCGATTGGATCGTATAGTTCTAAAGTCATATCAGCCCATCTAACTTTACCTTTAATTTTGCGATATACGTTGATATGATCTAATATGATTTCGTTAGCTTCAAATCCAGGAGCACTTGCTTTCTTAATTAAATAAGCAGGAATTCCATCTATGTACATTATAAAACGATTAGCTACTTTTGGCTCAAAAGCCGTGAACATAATTTCGTTTGCATCTAATATTGCCATAATATTTTAAATTTTTATTTTTAGTTTGTTATTAATAAATATTAATCATCTATATTTTATGCTGGGAAACTAGCTCCTGTTGGAAGAATATTGAAGTTTAATATAATAAATTCAGCAGTTTTAGTAGGTTGAATATAAATTGTACCTACTAATTGATTTCTATCAATTACATCAGCTGTATTATTAGTATCATCCATCACTACTTTGAAAGCAAACAAACCTTGACGTTGTACTACTGACTCTAAGTATGGATTAACTTGTGATAAGAAACGGTTTCTTGTTACTGCTGTATTTTGTTCAAACACTAATTCACGAGAAACATTACCAATATATCCTTTTAATGCAATTAATAAACGACGAACATTTACTCTATCTAAAGATGTTTGTTTACGTTGTAATGTTTTCTGACCAAATGCTACAACTCCATTTCCAGGGAATGTTGCTAATGGATTTACGTTTCCTTCGTATAATGTATCTCTATCTGATTGTTGTAATCTGCGTTCTGCTCTTACTACTGATGGAATTCCACCTCTATTTAAACCAGCTGGAGCAAACCATTCAGCACCAACTTGATCATTAAATGCATAAACACCACCCATTACTACTGATGGTGGAGCCCATACAACTTTACCTAAGTTTGAGCTAAATAATTGAACCCATGGATAATAAGTAGCACCATAATTACTTGAAGAACCACCAGCATTCGTAACAGCACCATTTATTGAAGTACCATATATTCCGTTATCAACAATAGCGATTGCATCACCTCTACCTTCTGCAGTAGAAATCATTGATGCAGCACCAGCCGTATCTAAACCAACACCAGGTGCTAGTAATACATTATATTGATATTCATCAGCATTTTGTAATAATGTAAATGCAGCAGAATAATCTAAATTTGGATGAAATCCTTGTACGTTTGTTGTTGTTATACTTTCATTCATTAGTTGTACTCTACCAGTTGCGGCAACACCACCATTGAATGAACCACCGTAAGAACCACTTCCTAATGCTGGTAATGATCCACTA